ATTTTTTTTGATCTTCTTTTATATTTCTATTTCCTTGTTCGTTACGAAATTTTTTGTATCCCTTATCATAATGATTAATTACATGCAAACATTGTTTACATCTAGTAGAATGACCGTGTCTTGATTTACAATAATTATCACATCCAAACTCAGTTTCAATTTTCCATTGCTGACAACAATTACACTTATAGTACCAAGATCCATTTATATTTTTTCTAAATTTATCTGGATTTTTCATTTTTATATATTATTAATTGTAATAGTTATCTCTTCATTTTTATCTGTAGCATCCCTGAGTAATGGCATTAACTTATCGAATGCTACTCGAGAATTACTAACCCAATTTTCTGTCTTACCATCCCATGTTCCTACTATAATACATCCTTCTGTATCCTTATTAGAATTGCCTGTATGAATAAGAATACCTAAGAAGTGTGGTACATCTAATACTTGTGGTAAGATGCGTCTAAAACGATTAGAATAGCCTAATTTCACTTTATACGTACCAGCAGGTACAGCAGTTTTACCATATACTTTCTCTTTGCATTTACAAGCAATACCTTTAGGAGTATTAGGACATGATTCAGGTAATGGTCTTACTGCGTCCTCTATCGTATCGCACAGATATTTACCATCAACACTAAACTCACCTATTGTATAATCGTTAGTCTTAAGTATTCTATTCAGTACTAGTTCCATTATGCAGCAGGTGTTTCTAATGCAGATACTCTTTCTTTCAAGGCGTTAACTTCCAGAGTAAGAGCAGAGATTAAACTTCTAACATCGGCATCATCATAGTTACTTAAACCGGCTAATTTCTCTTTCTCTGCAGTAGTATAGTCATTAGTAGATAATCCTTTACCAGTTACTTTATCTACTTTACCTTCAATAAGTTCTGCATGATTATTAATAACATCTATTAACTCAGGTAAGCTATCCATAATCTCAGGAGCGTCACCAATTAAAGCATCAACCTTAGCCTCTATTTCATTCTCACGACTAGTAGCTCTATTTACTTCAGAGGTAAGATCATTTCTCAGAACTTTAATATCTGATGTAGCCTGATTATTAACATATTTCCATTCCTTACCATCAAAGTACTTTAAGTCACCGCCATTTGGATTAGATGCTAAATCAGCCCAGTATTTAACTGATGCAGGATTAGGTTTAATAGTACTTGCTAAAATTTCGTATTTATTATTATATACTGTATTCATATTATTTAAAATAAAAAAGGTTGACTAAATAGCCAACCTTTGTATTACTAGATTTCTTTTTCAGACTCTTCTACAGGAGTCTCTTTTTCTATATTTGGTTCCGGACGAGATAGCTTTATTTCAAAGAGTAAATCTTTCAACTCTTTTACTTCGGCTCTTATTTCATCAAGTTCTTTGAAATCTTTTGTTACATTGGTTGTTATGTCCGAGTTTATGTTAAGTAGTTTTAAGATGTCTTCACATCTTCGCATCTCCTCATCGTACTTCATTACACTTTCTTTCTTAATCTTACAGGTGTTATATGATTGTCTAACCATATCAACTATCTGCGATTTATCAGTAGCTATAGTAAGTCCAATAGTAGGATCTGTCATTATAGTTTTATCTTCAGATACTGACAGTTTCTTTTGTTCCCCGTCACAAGTAATTACTAGATCAACTAATTTTCTCCTATTTTGCATAGGCATCGGAAACTGTGTAGGAGGAACTGGTTCATCGTAGGGTTTTGATACACTGACTACCGTTCCTAAACTGTATGCTGTACTCTTCTTAAAAGTACCTGTTATCTCGAGTACGTGTATTGGGGTACCCGACGTTAACTGTGAGAATGTCATATCTTTATGTTTTTAAAAAGATATGGGCAGTTATTACTCGCTGCCCATATACTTAGTTAATATATATTAGGCAGCTGGAGCTGCAGCCACAGTGTAATGATTCATAACCTGAATAACATTATCGCATTTATTGTAATAAACCCAATATCTGTTACCAGCAGAGATTTCAGAACCAACTAATGGTGTGCTATCTCCTTTTACTACAGGTATATTGTTGTTATTTGAAGCAGTGCTTACTGAACCAGTAGTAGATACAAATACAGGAAGTGTTGCACTAGCAGTAGCAGGAGTATGTCTAACCTCTAATACAAACACACCTTCTCTAGGAAGTCTACACCACACTTTAGGACAGATACCCAGAACTGTAGATTCTGTTGAATCGCTTACGCTTATTGTATTGATTTTCGGTATTACTTGGTCTAAAATACGAACGGTATTGTTACGCCCAAAGTAAGGATTAAACATGAAAGGATACATAATTACCTCCTTTCTTATTAAGCGCAACAGCTATCACCGTAGCCGTATCCGTAACCATAAGGGTTTCCATAGCCTGTGAATCCACCATTACATCCATAAGGATTACATGTCAGATATGCAGGAACCGGACAAGGTCTGATCTGATTTACAATATTCTGAGTCTGCTGTTGAGTAATAGCAGAAGTTTGCAATGCATTCTTTTCATCACGTAGAACATCAATCTTATTCTGCATTTCTCTCATTTCCAATTGACAGAACTTGTCATTGATAATCTGAGTCTGTGCATCAATCTTAGCACCGATGATATTGAACTTGTTAGCGTTATCAGTCATCAGGTTATTGAAACCTGTAGTAATAGTGTTTTGCAGTGTATTTGTTTGCTGACAGATAGACAGTCTATTGTCTGCGTTCATCTGAGTCAAGTTCAGATTTACAGCGTCGATTGAACGCTGAGTTGTGCAGCAGCAGTCACTAATAGCTTTGATAACGTTACAATCGCCAGCGTTAACGGCATTAATTACTCTTTCAGCAGAGAAACCTACTTCACCGCCAACTTTACCAATTGCATTCTGGATAGAGCATAATGCTGTGTCAATTGATTTAACATCGCAATTCAGGTTAGTAGACAAAGTGTTGATTGCGTCTTTATTACCGTTGATAGCTTGCATCAACAGATCTGTGTTATTGTTCATATTACCCATAGCAGCAAGTCTTGCAAAGTCGGAGTTAGTTTCAGCTTGGTTACCGCGACCACCGAAGCCGTTGCCTCCCCATCCGCCCCACATCCAGAAGAGCACGATGATGAAGATCCACCACCAACCGCCGTTTCCACCGAACATACCATCGTTGTTACCCAACATAGCCATCAGAGCAGTAGGATCAATACCTTTATTAGCGTTTTGCATTAAAGCGGCGATACCAGCGTCAATACCACCACGGTCTTGTACAATTATTCTTTCGTTTTCTAACATAACTTTAAATTATTATTTTAATTGATTTATTTTATTTTTGATAATTTGAAATTAGAAATATCTAACAGATGTGTTTCTATTTTCTCTGTTACGTAATTCGCGTTCACGCATTTCTCTTTCACGTTCCATACGTTCACGATCATTACGATCACGATTCAAATATTCTCCACTACGATTAGTTCTCTCTCTTTCATATTCATACTCTGGATAACGACGGTTATAACCTTCGTATTCCTTTTCTCTACTATGTCTAGAGTCCATTGAGTAACGATCATAATCTCTTTCACGGTGGCTTCTTTCATAAGCCTTGTAATCGTTATCATCATCGTCACACATTATATACACGTAGTAGTGCCACATCTTGCCTTCTGATATATCTTTGTCAGATACCCAAGCCTTAGCTAATTCTGCAAAATGTTTGGTATTTGCGCCTCCTGTTATTGCTACAACTGCTTTGTAAAAATCTGAATAGATCATGTTCATAGCAACATACCAATCCCATTTGTTATGTTTTTCCGATCTTAAGTTTATGCCCATTTGATTGGCAACGGACGTTGTCTCTTCAACCGTCCAATGAGGGCCTTTAGTGCCATCTTCGTTTTCCATCTCTTCAACCGCATAACGAGCATGCTCTTCATCGAAGTGAGGCCCATTGATTGCCTCATACATATTGGCGCAGAGTTCAGATTTTAAAATGTGAAACCCTTTTTCCAATAAACTACCTTCGTGTTTTTCAAAAGCTTTGCCAAGTTTGTCAATAGCCTCTGTAGGAGAAGGATGGCGTTTAATTTGTTCTAATATTTTGTTTAAATGCATAGTTTCAATTTATTTATTGATTAACACTAAATTGAAATATTTTGCAAACTATTTTGATATATTCATAACCCTTGTTTCGATTGTCTTAATCAAAGGATTAGTATTTATTATTTGATAATTAGAAATTCTATCTTTCTTAAAATTAAAAGTGAACAGACGTCTAAAGAAACCTTTAACTCGCCATACTTCCTTTTCATCTATAAATAAATCTTGACGATTTCGTATGTCTAGTATATGCGTTAATACACTGTCTACTCTAGATACCTTGATGGTAGTCAATTGATTTGGTTTTAGTTCTACACAGAAGTCACAATCATTAGTAATAGGTAACTTCTGGACTGTAGTATCAGAGATCTGCGTCTCAATAGATGCTACTGTCTTTAATTCTTTTTCTTTTATTTTAAGCTCTTTAGCTTGTTTTTTTACTACTTGGATTAAACTATCTTCAGATCTTTTAAAGTCTTCTACTGTCAATTGTAATACTGTATTATTATCTTCTGCCTTACTTAAGGCTCTCTCATAATAATGCATATTCATTGTTGTTCTTGATAACGCATCATCAAGCTTATCTACTTTCTTACTTAATCTGACATTGTTTAATCCTAATCCAATTGTTAATGCTACAAAACCTATTTTAATATATCCAAGTAAACTCACTATTTTATCTTTTTAACTAGTTTCTTTATCTTAGGCAAATCTTCTTTATCTATAGTAATATCTAAATATTTTTCACCTTTACTTCTTAATACTTTACTAAGTATTCTCCAAGGACCATCGGGATATAATGTAGATAAATTTTCTAATATAGACCAGAATTCTACACCTGCAATTAATCCTGCAAATATCTCTACTAGATGAGCATTAAACGATGTTAATATATGGGTATCAATTGCATTAGCAAACCATACAATAGCACTTGCCCATCCAATCTTACGTAACGTTTTCCAAAAACGTCTTGATTCACATTTCATACCTTTTTTGCGAGATACTTTACATCCTAAGAAAGCGTCTGTGAATATAAATATTGCAAGAATTAAAAGAATTATCCATAATGGTGCAAAAGTTCCTGCTAACCAACTAGTAGCACTGGTTAGCAAACAAAGAATAAATTTACTGTTTCCGTCATTAGTTAATTCTTTAAAGTAGTTCATTGTAGATACACCTTGTGTAGTTAAAAGAAAACTATAAATTTTGTTTAGCATAGTAGTAGTTGGGATATATTGAAATAAATAATGCTAGCTAAATAATGAAATCTAGCTAGCATCTGTGTCGATTTTGATAGTAATGTGTAAACGGCATTACATGTCAAAAGTTCTTTTTTCAAAAATCAGTATTTATATACTAATAGCGCTTTATTCTATCACTTGAAATGGTACTGCTGCATATGTAGAACCTTTAGAATTGGTATCTATTCCTTCATTAGCTTTAGCAACTTTAAGAACATAAACTAGAGAGGAGTTATTTTTAACCTGTGTAGAACTCCATATAGACATACCACCAGTTGAGGTACCATTTACTAAATTATAAAGACTTCTATATTCTGTTATATAATTTGCCATTATGTTTAGTTCTCCACAAGCAGGTAAATATCCGTATTTTCCACTTGGAAATTGATAGTTTTTACATAACTTAGCTGCACCATTTTCTGAATAGTTACTATGAGATACCATTGTTTCTGTGTTTTGTACACCATTAAAATCTTGTTTAGCTTCCTCTAAGGAAAGTCCAGGAATATCAGACATATAACCATAATAACCCCAACTTGTAGCCACAGTTTTAGTACTAGCACACAATACTTTATGATCGCCTTTCTTAAACAAGAAGCCATTTGCCAGCTTATCTTTTGGAATTATTGTAAAACGACTTGTAAAACCACTAGTAACTTCATTATAATAAAATTTTATCGCACTAGTTCCAGAATCTGATATGTTTTTTACAAATCTTATCGCGTGTACTTCATTAGTAGATTTTGGAATCATTACTTCTACTATAGTATATTTGTTTCTATCTGCAGCAGTACTAAAACTAACTTGTATGTACACTGCTGTGTCATAATCTGATCCAAAAGATGATAATATGTTTGTGTTAAAATCAGATAAAGCATACAAAGTAATCCCATTTTTGGTTACACTTTTTATAGAAGAGAATATATCTTTATATTCAGTTTCGGTAAATGTATCTCCATTCACAGTCTGAATGTACGCGCCATCTGCTAATGGTTTAGTTCTTTGATATAGTATATTACCATTTTGCATTACAGTCTGAATGTACGCGCCATTATACATAATGTCTTTTATTTTATTTCCATTAAATTGAATCATAACTATTCCTTTATGAAATAAATTTTACCATCACTATTTACAGTACTACCTAATGCATTGTATTCATCCTGAGTAAGAACTACATTATCTGGACCGAAGGAGAAGTTTTTCCAATTAGAATAACTTCTGCCATCACGTTCTGCACGGAAAGCCAAACTTCCACCATAAGAACCATTAAACTGTATAGAGGAACAACTAGATCCTACACATTTAAAAGATAATAAAGTTGATGAATCGTAAGTATTACTTATACGATGAGATCCTGTGCCAAAATTCTTATATGTGGCATCATTAACTATACTAGCTATGACATCATGGGTTCTATTATTAAGAAAGATTTCACTACTATCGTGCCCATCTAACAAATCAGCATCTAATCCACTACCTGCACCATCGTTACCTGCATGCCAAACCGCATTATTTTTATATGTAAATCGGTTCTTACCAACTGCAAAATTATAGTTAGAATCGTATGCATTCTTTTCTCCATTTTTCCAACCCATATATAAATACCCAGATTCTATATCATCCCCAAGGGTTACTGCTCCTGTTGAAAAAGTGGTGTCACTGTCATCTTGTTTTCTCCAGTTGACTCCAGTAGCATTAGATGTAGAAAGCGGAATTATATTCATACCTGATCCAAAAAACATAGCCTTATTACTTGAATTTGGATTAGCATGTATAGTTATAGCCTTGCTATCATCCGTCAACGCAACGTTGATATTTTTGTATTTAATATCATTTTCGTTTACGTAGAATTGATTAGACATGTTAGCGGGGTCTTTACCCCATCCTAAAAAAAGTCTATTCAGGGTATCTCCGGTAACCCTAGCCCCTATAAAACCAATAAAGCTATTTCCAGTTGAATCAAGATAACTAATACCTCCGTTTGCCGAAGTAGCAGGTGAAAACACATCTAAACCGTTATTGTTAAGTGAACAATATTGATTAGAAACAAGGGGATTGCGTACACTAATTTTATCAGTTCCATCTATCGTCACAACCTTAGAAGAACCTATAATTAAATCTCCAGTCATAGTGTCACCTGTTTTCTTAACAAAAGTACTATTAGCAGTACTAGTCTGCATATATGGAGATAAATCTACTGTTTCGCTTAACTTATCCCATTCAACAGGATTGTTATTAGTTGCTACATAGTTAGCACCATTATCAGCAATATTCCAAACATCACCAATAGCAACACCAGTAGTAGGTAGATTTGCTACTGTTGCAACGGTACCTTTAACTCTATAAACAGATGATACAGCTGCATTAACTTTATTCTCAATTTCTGTAGCAGTAAGTGTACTATCTAATTGTACTTTATCTGCTGCTGACATTAAACCATCTTTAGTAGTAGTTGCTACAGTTAATCTAGGATCTGTAGTTACTACTATAGAATCCGGAGTAGGTAGATCGGATACTTTCGTTTTATCTTCTGTAGTATAATCTTCTGTACTAAGTTGTTTACCAATTATTTTATCAACTTTAGTATCTATAGCAGCAGTATTAGTAGCTATATTAGTTTCTATTTCAGTTAAATCTACTTCTGGTATTACAATTTCAGACCATGTAGCATCTTGTCTAGCATACTGTTTACCATCTATTGGAGCTTCTGATACTGGAACATCTGCTGTTATATATGGGATCTTAACAAACTTCCCATTCTGTTTTACTTCAATTACCATAATTAAATGTTAAATATATTTTTACCAATAGTTTTTGCTTCATTTCTATATGTCTGAAACTCTCTCCACTCTTCTTCATACTTAGGTTGTATTTCACCTTCCATAAACTGTGCAACCATATTAGACTTTAAAGCGTCTTCTTCATCTTGAGTATATCTGTTTCTTATCAATTTGCTTACAAACAAATCATAAGTCGGCTCTTCATTGAACTTAAGTTCGTAATACTCATAACCGTGTATATCTTCTGATTGGGTCTCTGCAATATCCCATCTAACAGCCCATTCATTACATCCTAGGTATTCTATTATAGTAGGTATATTATCACCCATATGCTTTTGTAATCCTATCATTATTCAATAACTTTTGTTTATAATCTTTAAAATTATAAGTTCCTGTAAAACGATACCATAAATTGTGACAGTTACCATATTTGCACCAACCCCAGTATGCTGCTACAGCAGACATTCGTCTGTTCTTACTCTTGTACTTCAGTTTGCGTATAAACTTTTTCTTTATAGTTTTCCTGAGTAAGGTATACTTATGATAGAATACATATCCTATAAAATCTATACCTCTTATTTCAGTAGGAAATATTTGCCAATTATCTTTAACATCTAGTTTCAGATTATCTTTCAAATACTTCTTAATGTCTACCAAACACTGTTTTAAGTAGTCTTTGTTGTGATGCAATATAACAATATCATCGCAATACCTGTGATAATATTTTATCTTTAATACTTGTTTTACCCATCTATCAAACCATGTTAAATTCAAATTTGCTGCGAATTGAGATATGTAATTTCCAATAGGTAATCCCTTTGGTGTAGAGTATATCACATGATGTAATAACCTCATTAATTTCTTATCCTTAAATATTTTACCAAATTGACCATACAATATGTCTTGGTCAACTGAAGGAAAGAACTTTCTAATATCTAATTTTAAACAATATTTTGTACCTTCTGCATCTGCTTTTAGGTCTCTCTTTAATCTTTTTACTCCATAATGTATACCACGATCTTTTAAACAATTAAAAGTATCCGTAGTAAATCTATTAACAAGGTAAGGTTCTATAACATTCATGATAGCATGATGTACTATTCTGTCTGGATAATATGGTAGCCTGTATATTTCTCTTTCTTTATTACCACGATCGGCTATAATTGTATAAACGCAATATTCCGAAGTACGATATGTATCTTCGATTAATGCCTTTTGTAATTTAACTAGATTCTCATGAGGATTCCTGTCAAATTTAATTACACCATATCGGTTGGTCTTACCAAGTCTAGCTTTTTTATCTGCCAGAACTAGGTTATCATATGATATTATCCTATTAAATAAATTGCCTATTCTTTTCATAAGCTATTTTGGTGGTAGAACCCGTTCGCCCAATACTACTAGGGTCCCTTCAAAGCACCTGTTATTTTTTACCAAGAGGTAAGGCTGATCTAATTTCAACAAAATCAATTGAAAGTATCTGAAAATATTTGTAATTACTGAACCAAAATTTCACTGTGAACTGATATTCGTCTACGAATTCGAAGAAGTATTATTAGCATTAGCTATGAAGACTCTGCATTGAGAACCATTGTCTGAATTACCTGACTTTTTTGTTCTAAAGCTAGTCTACTACTTTTCATAGTAATTCTTTTAGATCCCGCCCTTGTTATTATTAAATTTTATATCTTACTTAGGATTGCGTCTTTTTAAAGTCATCTGAATCTACAACTACAATCTTACCATAGAAAGCTAACCGTGAACCGAGATTCGGCCACGAAGTCGAAGAAGCACCATCAGCATCAGCCAGGAAGACCCCGCAGAGAGAACCATGGCCCGAATGACCCGACCGAAGTACTATTCTATTACCTGTATTATACCAATAGTAATCAGCATAATATGTAGAATCAGATCCTCCTATTTCTGTAGGAACTACATCACCATATCTACCATGAGATATTTTCTTAGTCCATCCAGATCCTGCCGCACTAGCATTATAAGGAGCATTACCAGCTATTCTTATATTGGTAGCACCAGCAGTCTCAAGATCGGTTACGTCTTTATCTGGAAATGAACCACCATCATAAACAACCCATTTACCAGATATTACATTAACTCCTTGAACAAACTCCCATTTACTGTAATAGCAATCTTCAAGACCTAAGAAATTAGTAGAATAGTAGCCCGCATCTCCATTAACAGCTGCCTTACCATCAACATTACCTAAACTAAGAGTACCACCTGTTTTACCATTATCGTATCTTTTAGTACCACCAGAACACGGTATAGAACTATTACTTGTACTAATGTTAGTATTTCCATAGTAAGCACAGAACATACGTGCTATAGTAGCATGAGATCTATAATCACCTATTCCCCATAAAGGACCATTAGCCTTAGCCTGTGTAACAAACGTTGCAATAGTTTGACTTGCTGTACTTATAACCCCAGATCCACTGTATAATACACCGTTATTATTAAATGCTTCAAATGTACTTAATAGCATTTCTGGTTCCTCAATATAGTCATCATCTAACTGCATTTCAGAAATATATGTTCTCCATACTCCAGAAGACATCTCTACAGTTTTATGATAGTATTTAGGAAAATAAGTCATTCTATTTTCTTTTCGTCCTCCATCTATTGCCATTTGACTTCCATCTGGCCATACATTTGAATTAGTCTCATTACAGAAACTAATCAAAGCTGCATCTTCACCATAAGGTTTAGCAATACATCTCTTAAACTTACTTCTTAATGATTCAATTACATCCCTATTACCACCTGTATTTAATACAGTAGTAGATTGGTTTTCATTATTTTCATACCAATAAGCCATAGTAGATTCTATATCTGCTTCTACCCATGATTTATTTTTACGAATATACATCTTACCATCATTAGGAGCTTCGTTTACCTTAGCTGGTAAAGAATACATAGACAAATTGCCCCCATTATAATCATTGTAGTTCGCTCTTTGGATAGGCTCAAAAGTATCAATTCCCACAGTAAGAGAAGAGCTGGTACATTCAATAGAATCAATGCCATTGTCTGTAATGATACTATATGATGCTGTACCACCTCTAAGCCAGACTACTAGACCATTCCATGAATAAAATCCAGGATTTACATTACATACCAATTTAGCATATTGTTGTATGTTTACAATTGTCTCAATATTGGTTCCATTACCATCCCAGCCATTAGCTCTAAATTCCCATCCAACAATACATGAACTAGTACCGCCAGAATGATTTCCTTCCCAATCTGGAGATAATGAACCCAAAGCCTTAATTACCCAACATCTTATTGGTAGCTGAGAATTTCTTTCTTTAAATTTAATGTGTACTGGATAGAATGTATTTTTATCTCCATCTACTGTAACAGTCTGACCATTACTTGAATTACTAAGTATTAGACTATGAGAAGTAGGAAATATTTCTCCTCTATTGCCAGCATGATATATATCATTTCCTTTATAAGTAAATCTACCATCATCCAGCAATCTTAAAGTATTACCAGTATTTTGATTTCTCAACCACATTCCATCTCCATCAGTAGTTGATTTCATATACCCTATATATCCTACTTCAGTTCCATCTGCACTTTTAAATGATATCCATTTATTACTATCATTTTGAATAACAGCATAACTAGAAAAAGGAACACTACCATTTGAGAGAGTTACATTAATGTTTTTATATGTAAACTTATCTTTTCCTACTGTTAAATTATTGCTAGATGACCAAGCACTGCCATTACTATCAGTCCATCCCATATATGTATAAGAGCCTTCTGTTACATCTCCATTAGTAACTGCTCCTATTTTTAACATGGATGAACTACCGTCCTGTTTTACCCAACTTATTCCAATATTATTAGCTGCATCTGGATTAGGTGTAACTCTAATACCAGTAGATCCATAAGTAACATTCTTGTTTGAACCTTCTGAAGTACGAATGATAATATTATCTATTCCATCTTTCTTAACATACCTATTATCCCCAGTAGTCTCAGTAAGTACGGTAGTCTTATATACACGTATATCAGTACCTAGCTTCTCAAGATTAGATACTACATTACCATCATTACCTACCTTAGTAATAGTATCTAACTTATTAGCAACTCTACTCTTTTCTTCATTAGTATAGTCATTAGTGCTAAGTCCTTTACCTTCTACTTGAGCTACAAACTTATTATCTGCTTCTTCTTTAGTATATCCACCAAATTCAAACACATAATCTTCTGAAGTATTAAACCATACTAATTCATCCCCAGTAGGTTCAGTATCACCAATAGCAATGTCTTCTGGTACTATAACTCTTTTATCTGTAATAGGTAGATCTGCACCTCTAGCTTTTACATTCTCAATTACATTAACCTGAGCACCTGATTCAATTGTAGCTAACTTATCTGCATTAGCTTTACCTTTATCACCAGGATATGCAGTAGAAGATGTTTCACCTAAAGCTAATGAGGAAGAAATCATTGTATACTGAGTACCAGACCACCTATAAGTAATATTAGTATCTACTGCAATATAGATCTTACCTGCTTCTCCTTCTTCTGGGAATGCAGTTACTGAATCAAACTCAAGTACATCATCTACAAATGATGGTAACTGAGATGCAGGTACTTTACCAGTAAGATCTAGCTGAGCTATACCATTAGCTACACCAGCAGATGTTTTATCTATCTTAGTATCTACTACTGCATTTACTTTGGTTATTTCACTATCTACATATTTCTTAGTAGCAGGATTATAATCATCAGTAGGTACAAACTCTTCAGTATTATCCTTACTTAGGTAATTATCAAACTCACTATTAATAGTAGCTACTTTCTGATCTATTTCGTATTCAGTATAATAGAAACCATCATGGTGGTGACTCTTAATTTCCCCAGTAAGTACAGCTTCTACTTTTTCCTTAGTAAGTTGATAAGGAGTAGTAACAGGAATCAATGTATCTTGATACTCACTAGTTTCATTATTATATACCCACCAAGTACCATCTTGAATAATAGGAGATTTACCAGGTTTACCAGTTGCAAATACTTCGGTATTTACATATACATCATTAACTTCATCCCATACCCACCATCTATCATTTTCAATTTTAGGTGGATTGTCAGAATATTCCTTTGCCCTATTAGCCTGAGTATTAGCGTTGGATGCTGCTGTATTAGCATTAGTAGTAGCCGTTTCTGCGGCTGTTTTAGCCTGATTAACAGCATTAATTGCATCAGCTGTATTAGTTTGCCTAGCAGCTTCTTGAAGCTCTCTAGTAGCCTCATTTGCTACTCTAACAGCCTCATTCTCTTCTCTAGTTGTCTCTGCCTCTTCTCTTCCAGTCTCAGCAGTCTTCCTAGCATTTTCGTTAGCTATTCTTTCTGTCTCAGCTGTATCACGAGCAGTCTCAGCATTATTCCTATTAGTCTCTGCTTCTTCACGAGCAGTCTCATTAGCTATTCTTTGAGTTTCATTAGTACTACGAGTAGATTCATTAGTCTGTCTAGTATTTTCATTAGATACACGTGCTGCTTCATTATCTTTACGAACATTCTCATTTGTATTTCTAATGTTCTCATCAGATATACGTTTATCCTCAGCAGTTTTTCTAATGTTCTCCGCAGCAATTCTAGCATTCTCGTTAGACTTTCTAGTAGCCTCATTTGATTCCCTTGTAGTTTCTGCTGTTACTCTGGACTCTTCAGCTGTTACACGTAATGCTTCTGCTGCTTTCACAACTTCTTCAGTAGCTTCAACTTGGGCTTTAGCTTCTAATGCTTCTGCTGCTGCATCAAGCGCGGGTTGTTTCAATGATTGAATCCATTCCTTTTCTGTACCAACGTAACCATTTTCTACTGCTACTTCATAAGCAGAAAGACCTTGTATACCTTGACTACCAGATAAGTCACCTACTAATATCCATCCTTCTGTACCTTTTAAGAATAACTTAGAATCATCTGGATCTTCTACATCCAATGTATTAATCCACACAAACTGACCTACACCAATCATTGGATTGTCATAGTCAGCTTCCATCTCTGCTATAGAACGATATGTTTTCTTAATTTCAAATGGATCACCAATAGCTTTGATTCCTGTAGACTTATATTCCTTAGTAGTCTCATCATACATGTACCAGACTTCATCTACAATCTTTGGTGGATTATCTGCAATTTCATTACTTCTATCAGCAGCGTTTTGAGCATTTTCTGTAGCTACTATTGCATCCTCAGTGGCTTCTTTAGCATCTTCAGTTGCATCGTTAGCTTTCTTAGCAGCTTCTAAAGCAGTAACAGCAGCATCTAAAGCAGGCTGTTTAATAGACTGTAACCACTCTTCTTCAGTACCTTTAAATCCATGTTTAACTGCAATTTCATATGCAGATAAACCTTTAGCCATGATACCAGTGTTTACATATTTGTTTTCAGAAGGAACAAATACGTACCAATTGTTATCATCTCCAATGTATGGATTCTTACCAGCAGCAGGAACACCACTATCTCTATTTTCTATGAACCAATTTCCATTGTTACCAATGTACGGTGGTGTAGCATATTCGCTAGATGCATCTGTAAGCTTAACCCATCTATTGATAGTCTTATCAAAGAACTTGATAATATTACCATGAGGGTCAGCACCTAGATCAACCCAGTACCCAACCTCTTCATGATTGGGTACTTGGATGCTAGCAAATAACTCATAATATACATTATTCTTAATCATGTTATGCTATGTATGGGTTTGTTCTTTCTATATCTAATACAGCAGTTTTCCATATCTGATATGCTTCTTCTGCTTTATCCGACTCTCCAAATTCTTTATACTTTATATATGCCATATATAATTTATCTGTATTACTTGAATATAATGTACTTCGTTGTTCTCTTATTTCTTCATTAATTTCATCAGTACTTTTAGAAATCATGTAAAAAGCATCGTGTATATTTAAACCTGGATTTTGAAGATTAAATTCTATTTGTTGTTGTGAGGGATGCATATACAACCCGTTTTCTAATTCATTGTAATCAGTTGTAAATTGATCTTCTCTAAGATTCTCATACCATTCTTCTGGAGCTTCTATAAAACCACCTGAAGAGAATAAATATATCTTATTTTCCATTATTGTGCATATCCAATTATTATAAAATCTACTCCTGTTGTTGATTCTCCTATATCATGAGAATTATTATCTGTATCTATACAATCAACAATAAAAGAACTACTAGATACAGGTCTGACACCTATTGTTCCTCTAAATCCTTGGGAACTACCATTACTACTTCTCGCAATACCCTGCCATAATACTGTATAATTTGTATGACCAACGTTATGATAAACTGTATATGTACCTTTAGAACTACGAGTTATAGAACTAATTCTACAATTACCTTGACTATACACAGTACCACTGGTAGGAGCTTTATGATAAATTGTTTTAACTCCAGGAATATTCCAGCCAGTTAATGATCCTACTGATACATTACCTGTAAATGATGCAGATGTAGCGGTAATACTTCCAGAAAAAGTGCCTTTAGTTGCTGTCAAACTACCGTCATGAGTTACTCTAAACGGGGCCGTAGCGCGATTACCAAAACCATCACCAGCCCAAAATCTAACACTATTATTAGCAGATCCTATGCCACTTATACCAGAATTTCCTGTTACTGTTCCATCTCCTAAAGTAATGTGCCCATCATTATAAAATTTAATCGCAGCATTATCACTAGGTATACAAGTAGAGTTTTTAATCTCTATCCATTGCTTACCATTCCATCCAAATGCTGTCGTATGCGGGTTACCATACCAATAAGCATCTCCAATGCTGTTACCAGTAGATGGTAAATCTGCAACAGTAGTAACTGTACCTTTTATTGTTCTAGTAACTAGTGCATTATCTCCTATTCCAATTGCTGGAGAATATATATTAGCATTAGCATTTAAATAAGCAGTATGATTATTAGCATATATATAACTATTACTAAATGTCCATCCGGCAATAGTTGCTTCTTCTGCAAATAATAGTCCTGTAGCTATACTAGCAAATGAATTTAATGCTGTCCAATTACTATCTGCCCAACCTGGCGTTACTGTACCTTTATTTTTTACAGCATAATAATTACCGGTAGTAGTCTTATACACTACGTCTCTAAGATCATCAGTATAATAGTAATAAGAGTTTGGATTATATTCTCCTTTAAAGTTAAGACCGGGTCCTGTTGGCCCTACAGGTCCAATAGAACCAGCTGGTCCTTGTATTCCTTGAGGGCCTCTTTCCCCATCTTCACCGTCCTTGCCATCTTTACCACTAATCTTCGTTGGAACAGACCAAGCTTCTCCTGATTTTCTAGTACCTGTAACACCATCAAATAATGCAGTACTAGCCCAAACAGAATAGCTACCAGCTGCTGGAGCAGTATCATACCAATAATTACCTTGGTTATAAACACCACTAGAAGTTGGTCTACTAGTTATGGTAGGTGTAGCTGGTTGAGATTCATTAGATCTACAATATATTGTTAATTCAAAGTCTCCGGGAATACCTCCTTTAGCTTTGGTAACAGAAAAATCCACAACATCTACTACTGTGCTACTTCCTGCTGGTACACAAAATTCTACTTTAAATACAGTGCTATCATACATATTACCCAATCTGGCTACAGTAAGAGTTTGATCTATAGTATTCTGTGATAACTGATTTTCAGTATTACTATCTACATTTGTCCATTTTACTGAAAATTGATTAGATGCTAATTTAGTAGTACCTTGATATAAAGCATAAGAAGTTTTTGCTTTACTTAATTCTGAAGTAGCAACAGTACCATCATATTGAGCAGCTACTGTATGGGCTTCATTACTTAATGTTGCTCTATATGGACTGACCCCATCTTTACCGTCATAAATCTTATTAATGGTCATCATATCCATATATTCTACTCCACCAAATTCTGAAGTAACTACAACTTTAAACGTTACTTCATCTGTATTGTTGAAATAGTTGGCTGACGGAGAAACAATTAATTGATCTGTAGTTTCATTAACTAACTCTGTCCAACTATTATTACCGGCTACTGACCAAAACCAACGATATTTAGGATTATTTAAATTGTATGAACTAGCATATAAAGTAATGGATGCTGGAGATACTGAGCCATCTCTTGAATACTTAAATATTTGTTCACCAGATAATAGTACATATGATGCATCCGTTCCATCAAAACCATCTTCCCCATTATTTACTTTATTGATATACCAATCTTTAGTAAATACTATATTATCTACTTGTATGGTTAATGTTATTCTGGCATTAGGGCTTCCTAAAGCAACCAAGTTAATCCTGTCATTTTCTATCTTTACTTGGGCAATACCGCTTGTTACTTCAGCTTGTATATCTTGTATTGCCACTTGAGTTGTTCCATAGTAAGCGTATACATCTGTATATACACCCTCTAATGATATTAACGGATTGTTACCAGAGGAATCATAAGGAACAGCAACAGTACCGTTACTAAGGTCTATATAATACGCATCTGCACCTTGAGCACCATCACCAAGCTTTGCTAATTGTACTTCATCATAGAATAGTTCTTTACCATTTTTAACAGTACAACGAACCATCATATTTCTGTCTTCACCAAACATTTGTGGTCTTACAGATAATGCTACTTGAGTACCTAATACTTCTTTAGTGGCTTTATTTGTCCACTCGTATACAGGTTCTTCTATATTGTAAGTATTACATAATAATTCTAATGTTCCTGGTGTAGGAGTTCCTTCAAAATTAGGATTGTCATACATGAACAAACGATCACCAAGAATTTCTACCCATTTAGCTTTATCTGCTCCTGCAGCTCCTTGATCACCTTTTTCTACTTGTAATAACCATTCCTCATTTTCTTTACTTGGGGGATTTGTGGTACTAATCGCAATACATAACCATAAAGATCCTTGATAAGATACACGGTCATAGTAGTAATAAGTAGTACCTTGTACATATTCTCCTTTATCAATTGGTACTCTTATTAAATCTCCATTACCATCTACTTGAGTAAGTACACCTACAAATTTACTATTCTTTCCAATTGTGGTTCTATCTTTTCCTACTAAGTTGAAATCATCAATGTTTTCATACATAGTAATACTAGGACCATCAGCCCCTTTAGCAGATATCATAATAGCAGAACGTCTATCTGCTCCATCAGGATATCTGTTACCTAATTGTAATACATTATCACCAACTTCTGGAATTGAACTTCCTGGCTCACATACAGTAGCAGATAATATGATATAATCAGCACCTGTTTCTTTAACAAGTCTCCAATATCTTTTTACATTTTTACCATCAAATATCTGACATATTGCTTGGTCACCTGCTCTGAATTGATTGTACTTTGTACCATCCTCATTATCAAAGAAACATTTATAGTCTCCTTCAGCATCATTTTCTACTGCTATGATTTTCATATCAGCTATAGATACTAAGATATCACCACCTGTAGCTTTGATTTCATTAACTATTAATTCATTAACAGTCATTTGACCTCTTACAAAGAGATCATCTACTTCCATTTTCCATCTACCGTTTATAGGCCAAAGACTTGCTCCTTCACCCATAAATCCTTCTCTAAAGGTTGCGCCACCTTGAATACCCTTTAGAAATTTTATATATCCATTAGCAGTATCATCAGTAGTAGCAGATAGATAATTTTGATCAGATCTTAATGCAGAATATAAGTTACCATCTGTAGGTTGAGTATTATCTCCAGTTTTGATCATATACTTGGTATCTCCACCAACACTAGCTTCTACATGTTTTATCTGACCTTCTAGTTTAGATAAAGCTTGATTTAAAGTATCTGTAGTAGTTAGCGATTCGGCGTTTCCAGTATAATAATATCCAGTTAATGGAAATATAGTATTAGTTCCTTGAGTATGAAATCCAGGTGCTGAACCACCACCGCCATTAGCTATCTGTTCAGCCAATGCAGTAACTAGATTTTCTAATACTGTAATTTTATTTAATGCATCTTTTAGCTGATCTAAAGTAGAACGATTATCAATGTCATCTATCCATTCTTGTACAGTACCATTTACTTCAGACATATCAGCATCATGCTTTCTTTCCAAAGTAATGATAGTATTGTTGAGAACATCATAATACTCATTCATAGTACCTGTAACATTCTTAGTTACAGTCTTATCCCCTTCAACAATCTTATTGGATAAATCTACATAGTTATCATCTACTTTTTGATCAAGAATAACCACAGCATCTTCTATACCATCAACTCTTTCATTAGTAGCAAATGTTTCAGATAAACTAGTTTGAAAATCATCTTTATGAATAATCTTATTAGTTTTATCTTGAACAATTGTTAGAATGTCATGGTCTTCAAACTTTGTGGTTACCTCAAACTGTGATATTTTTTTATTCATACTATTCTTGAATTATATGTTCTTCAACTTCTGTCAAGATACAATCATCATCAATATCCTGAGTATAGTAGAAATTTATTTGTTTCTTTAAACAATTGATCTGTCTATCAATAGATTCTATTACTTCTGTAGGATCTTGACGACGAAGTGCTTCATTTCTTAATTCAATGAAATGATTTAATAAAACAATATTTGTAACAGATGTATTGTCAATTTCTACATTAACTTTAGTAGAATCATTAATCTGCTTACCTACTTTATTTACATATTGAACAAGATCCATTTTGACATTTATTACAAGTGTTACAACCAATATTACAATTATATGTTCTCATGTTTAACAGATTAAGCATTTCTTTATAATACATATCTGCATCTTCTGTTAAACCTAAAGCTAAAGCATTTTCATACAATGTCTTCTTAAGTAGAAACATCATGATTCTTTCTTTCATTTTGTTATCTAGACAATTTTGACAGTATGTAGTAAGTAGCTTTACTTCAGCATAATATAATGATTCTTCCATATCTCTAAAAATAAAAAAGGGGCAGGGGAACACCCCAACCCCCTTTATGGTTATAAACTATTTGCTTATTACTCTGTTGCAGTTACATCTTCACCAGCAATGAATGATTTAATCATGTTAACAAACAGAGCATTTGTAGTGATCTGACCTTTATTAACATAGATTTCAGCAGATAACGGAGTAGTCTTGATATACTGATTATCATTAGACAGATACTTGTTATCCCATTCAATTGTAATAGTATCGTATTCTGCACTCAAATCTGATCTAAATTCAGGAGCAATATAAGGATAAATAGCATTAGCACGATACTGAATACCTTCATATCCTAAGTTCCAGTTTTCACGATCACGAACAATATAAGCGTTACCACGACCCGGAGTACCTTGTGTTTTAGCAATCGTCAAATTAGAAATTGGATACATTACATTGCTAAGCAAACCAGAAGGGATAGTAGTCCACATAAAAGCTTCAACTGATACTTGGCAATAACCAGCATCTGTTGTAACACCCTGATTGTAAGGAATTTCCTTAGCATTCAAAGTAAGAACAGCTGCGCTAGAAGAAGCTACTACACGAGCACCTTTATGGTTATTGATTTTCTTTACAAAAGCATCAATCAAATCTTTTGGAGCAGTAGTTTTAGCAATTACTTCATACGTATGAGTAAACTGTCCCGGAGCTTCGTGAATGTCATTGTAAACCAGACGCAAAACATAACGATGGCCAATTTCCGGAGTAACATTAGTAGCTGTGATAACAATCTTATCTTCAGCTTTAGCTACGAACGGAGTAATAACCAAAGAAGGACAAGAACCTTTCTGAATAGGCATAGAATATTTAATTACAGCCTTAGTAGTTTCTGTACCTGCTTCGTCATAAACTTTTTCTGTACCTTGACAAACACCAACATAAATAGCGTTAGCAGCAGCAGCATTAGCAGCTGATGTCAACAGTTTTTTGTTTTCATCAAACAAAGCAATAGCACCATCAGCCAAAGAATCTACAGCAGAGAACGAAGCCGGAGCTGTCTTAGCAATAAGTACCGTATTTACGTGTTGTAACATATTATTTTAATTTTATTAGTTAAACATTTAAAGCGCTTAGTTTAACTGGTTTAGTCTTCTACTTTCCATGTTTCAGATTTCCGCGTAAACTAAACTTTATTCCATCGCATTTATTTCATTAATATACGATTGATATCTTGGATTAGCCTTATTTTCCAAATATAACCCTGCTGCTAGCTTTACTATCTCTTGATGGGTTGATACTGGCATATCTGTATACTCATCAAATGGAGCTACAGTCAGACTAATCCTTTTGGGGGCTCTCAAATAAGTGAGAGTATAATTCTTTATATTGTAATTACCATCAGTATATAGATGTATTTCATTACCTTGATATAATCTCAAAGGTCTAGCTGAAGTACCATGCAATCTATACTCTGATAATGAGTTTTGTCTTTGTCTATCAATATTCTCAATAGTAGCTTCTAAAACATCTGTATGTTTTGTTCTAGGCTGTCCATTAGGACCAATAGGCCAACAATTGTCATTACTATAGATTACTGCTGTTTCACCTAAAGTAAGCATATAATCTGATGGTAATGCAACTATATACTCTTCTGGGAATACTGTAAACTGATAATTCTTATTTGTTACAAGTGTCCTAAGATCGTCAATTCTCTTTTGATCTTGTTCAAATCCCATACGCTTGTAATTAATACCTGAGTATCTAGTCTTAATAAATTTATCTAAACCAGCCATCAACCAATATTCTATATCTGAAGTAGTGGGCTTTTCGATATTATTATCAAGTTTATCGATCTCTAATTCAAATGCTTCTTGTAATTCTATATACTTCATTATTGTTCGTTATTAGATGGTTTAGTTTGTAATCTATATTTTCCTTCAGTAATAAACATATCTACTGCTATATCAACTATTTCACTATGAATAGCCTCTGGAAGTTCACATTTAGTAACACCACTAGTAGTACTAAATCTTAATGGTTTTCTATAGTAAGTTAATGTTACATTACTTAAGGTAGTATACTTATCAACAGCTACTTCCATATACATATACTTAGTAGTAGTATCTGACACCAATGCTACAGCAGGTTGTCTTACTATAGGAGTATTGTATGCTGTCTGCATATACTTAGGTAAGTCCCTATATTTAACTAGTTGGTTATCTACGGTTACAAAGTTAGTATATTGTTTATATGTACCTTTTACTTTACTTGTAGAATGTACATATAAGAAGTATTCATCATTACTATTGTAAGGTAATCTAAATCTATTAAAACCATTAGCAGTTAACCCGCTAGATATTAATTCCTTTTCAATAAGCAAACTCTTAATAGAATCTGTATTTTTTGAATGAGAATTAGTTTCTGATACTAATTGATCATCACCAACATAATTCATGATAACATATCTATCTTGAGCCTCATTTAGAATTGAGAATATTAAATCAGAATTAGGTTTATTGTCTATAATAAGATCTGGACTTATTAATTGAATTCTCCTTTCGAATTCCATTTGCATTTCTTTCGCGTTCATAACTCCTCCTATTCTGATAATTGTGCTACGTATTGCGGGTGAGATTGCACACGTGGCGATTCAACATTCTCTAATGCCATATCTGCTGCAAGTTTAACTACTTCATATTGCATATACTCTGGAATCTCATCCATTCCAGAAGTAATATCCTGATTGTTAATCTTACGTGGATATGCTAAATAAGTTAGGTCGATAGTATAGGGACCTGTCATTAGATCCCTATCCACGAACACTATCAACTTATTATTTTCCATTATTGCTACAGGATCTTCTATCCAAGGCTTATTGTTATAAGTCTCCAGAAATCTCTGTGCATTTTCATGGCTTATTAATTTAACAACAGCAATTTTGTTATTTCCAAAGTGCAAAACACCATCTATAAAGTACATACGCTTATCCTGGGAGTAATTACCGTATGTTACACTAGAAGTAAAATCATTAAGTGTTAATCTATTACTAACCGTTTCACTTAACAAAGTTAAACCTTTATCAGTTTTTACTAGCTTTTCTAGATCTGCTACCCTTTTAGTATTACCTTCAAAAGGAGCTTTAATTGTATTATTTCCAGTAAACTTAGTGGCTATTTTACTAAGATAAGCAGTATATAACCAATAGTCTATTTCCTCAGGTAAAAAAGAAGGACATCCTGACATGCCAATATTTACTGCATTTTTGTCAGCTTCTATTTTGAATGCGATATGTGCTTCAGATACTGTCATATTACTTAGATTCTATTTCCTGCATGATTGCTAATCTAATATCTTGATTCTTTTTATCATCCAGCATTAGAACAGCTTCATCCATGCTACGACCAATTACATCAGTGCCATAGTAATATAAATTCTTATTCTTACGAATAACATTCTTACTAATAGCAGCTTCAATTAGGTACTGAGTTTCTTTATTGTTATTATTAACCCAGAGTAAGAGATACTTCTGAGGATCGTTTTCAATAAGTTCGTTAAGCTTGCTTTCTACTAACTCATTACTAATAGAATCAGATTTAAAGCCGTAAAGTCTAAGACACTTACGCATTTCTTCTAATGACATCTTAGTAAATGCAGAATAAGCTTCACGTTTAACTTTATATTTCTTATTGTTTTCTTCAGCTTCAGCTTCAGAGTTAAGCAATACATAATCATTGCTAGGTTTAATATTAGCAGTACCAAATGCTACTCTCTTGTGATTCTTAAGAAACAAATATTTTAATTCATCTTCTGGATTTTCTGTATGCAGAATTAAATCTTTTCTTTCTAGTTTAATTGCATAAGTAGTCCAATATGGGCTGTAAGGTGCCAAATAACCTTCTGAAAATCCCATAGCTTTTTCAAGTCTACGAGCATCTTCTTCAGTTAAACCTGTATATCTATTGCCTGATCTTGTCCAATATGAACCAATGTAATCAGCACAATTTTTAAATTTTGTAATCCCTAACCAAGGATTTGTTCTAATAAATCTTAACGTTGCTTCCATATATTTTTAATTTAAATATAGATTTTAACCTGTTAGTAAAAAAATATAGGGGCTGTTACGCCCCTATAAATTCTTATATGTTATTGGCGTATGTGTAATAATACGCTGAATTATGCTTCAGCATCCATTATGAGTTCTCCACATCCCCGGGGGTCTCTCAACATGATACCCATTTCACCTAAGAAGTGAACAGAGTAACCGTCTTTAGCATTTGAACGCAGAGTGTTGATTGACTTAGCAGGTCCATTAGGAGCAATAGAACCACCAGTATACCACTGCATAAATTCACGACCCTTACGTACTACCTTAACAATGTTTGCTTCACCATCACGACGGCTAACATCCAAGAATGTCATTCTATAAGATTCCAGTGGTTTACCAGAAATCGGATGTAACAAACGGTTATCTGTAGTATTATCGTACAGCGGGAAATGTTTCAGCGTTAATTCGATACCGTTAGTCATCTTGTAAGTTACAAACTGACCACCAAGAGTCAATTCCTGACCACTACCACTGATGAACTTAGTATCAATTACATTCATTGTAGCTGCTTTCTGTTTCAGTACACGGTCAAATTCACGAATACCCATTTCTCCAGTAAGAGCAACGAATTTGCGTTCATTAGTACCAAGTACGTTATAAGACAGATCAAACAAGAAATCTTCCAACAGTTCTGCAGTCAATTCAGTGTAATAACGTCTGTTAGACGGAGCAATCTGTTCCAGCAAACCAGCCGGCAAGTAAACCGGACGACCATTAGTACCTTTCAGAGAGAAAGAACCATCCTGGTTACGGTTAGACTTAGAGTAAACCATCATCTTTTCACAGCGTTTTCTCCATTCACGCATAGCTGTCCATTCTTGGTAATCAGCCCACAAGTAAGATTTCTTACCTGTTTTAGGATCCTTCAATGCAATCCAAAGTACAGTAGCATAAGCAGTACCTGTAATATCATAGCTCAAACGAGTAGTAAACAGATAGTTACGCATTTTGAACTGAGTATTGTAGTTCAGGATATCAGCTTCTTCACTATTTTCTTCGTAAGCAGCACCAAGACGTGACAATTCACGACCAGCTAACAAATACTTACCAGGAACGTAAGAGCTTGACTGTCCATCAGCAATGAACATAGTGTAGCACCACAGATTACCATCTTGTACCGGTGCTCCCTGAATACGCAATTGATATTCTTTATCATCAAGTACTACAATAGCACCAGGACCAAACCATTTATCTTCTACCCAAACCTGGATAGGAGTATTGCCAATACCAGCCATAATAGTGTCGGCATTAGCGGCAGTAATTTCAGTACCCTGCCATTTAGCAGAGCGAATTGTTACAGCTCTATCGGTATCGATTTCAACGTACCATTCATAAGTACTCTGATCAATGGTCATTACGTTACCAATACCTCCAGTAATAGCATCGAGAGAAGTGCCGTAAGCACCGTCTTTAGCAGCGAACACGTAAGATACGATACGCTCTACTTCATAAGGTCTGGCTAACGCTGCTTCTGAAATCTTATTTTCGTCAATAAGATCTGAAAACCATCTACTTTTACCGATTTGCAAATTATTCAGAATTCCGTTATCCATAAATTAATTTATCTTTTTTCTTAATTATTGTTTAAACTACGTGCTGCGATACTCCAGATAGAGTTATTTGGACTAGTATGGATTCTTTTAGTGCCTTTCGTAGCACCTGTATTTTTTAAACTTTGTTTCAAGGTTTTTATAGCAGAGCTAGTTCCAATTTTTTTAGCAGTATCTAGCAGAGTGTCACCCTTCATTGTAAAGTAGGCTGACTCAATTAAATTTTTAACACTTTTGGAATAATCCTTTTGGTATTTGGTTAAACCATCAGCATCAGCTTTAAAGATATAATCTAGTAAAGCTCTTTTGTCCTTTTCAGGAATAGCGATACCTCTTACATCCTTCAGCGATCTAATGTTCGAGACAACGTCATCAACAAATTTTTGTTGGCGCTCTATTCTTAGCTCATTTTCCTTTTTCTGTTTCGCTAATAGCTCTTCCTTTTTAGTTTCTGTAATGTCTCTCATTAGTTCTAAAGCTTCTTCAGCTTCATCCTCGAGTATACCAGCATCTTCGTATTTCTCTATCTTACGTTGAATTTGCTTGTCATTAAATCCTTTTTCAGCAAGTAATTCACGTATAATAATCTTTTGATTATGTTCATCAGTAGTATCAAAATTATCATAATCAATACTTGCACTTATTTGGAAATAATCTTCTAGTTTACCACCATTACGTACAAATTCATCTAGTTTAGCAACATCTTCACTAGCATACTCTGGTGTAGAGTTCTCTTCAATAAGATCTTTAAAGTATTCACAGAATTCTTCAACTGTTTGAGGTTTTTCTTCTCCTTCTTCAAAGTCGATTCCAAGTTCTTCAGCAACAGCATCAAAGAAACCAACTACTTGTACTGCTTCAGCATCTTCTTCAGAACTTTCTTCAGTTTCTTCTACTGTTTCCTTACTTTTTTTAGTAGGTTTCTTTTCTACCTTTTCTTCTTCCTTTACTTCAACTTCCTCTACAGTTTCCTCTTCTGTTTCTTCTTCTACTTCCTCAGTCTCAGTCTCAGTTTCAGTAGCTTCCTCACCAAATACATCTTTTACTGATGGACTCCTATTAGCCCTTTGTAAACGTTTAATTTCTTCATCACTGATGTCATCATTAGACTCTACGAAATTCCCTGTTATTAAAGGATTATTAAGTGATTCAGATGACAAAGCATCTGCAACTGCGTCCCATCCTAATAGTTTAGTACTATTGTTATCCATAATTATATTTAATTAGATTTTATTATTTTGCAAAATTCTTAGCAAAGTTTGCTTTCTTTCTCATTGCGGGTGAATATTTACCTTTAGGAGCATTTAGTATTTTACTAGCTGCTTGTTGTACACCCATTCCCATTTTCTTAGCTTGTGCTTTAAAAGTACCTCTTTTACTTTTCTTTATATGTATTCCACCTTTCTTATACTTAGGTATTGGATACATAGGATAAATACCATCTAATTCTTTCATGTTTATTAATTTTAATATTAATGTTTATCTGAAATTGATTCGGTATTGTCTCCTTTGTAAAATTCTTCCCCAAGTAAACCAGAAGCACCTAGTGGTATAAACCATTGCATAGGAGTAAGATTGTTCATTCTATTTACGAATCCTTGTTTATCTGCTCTTATATCATATAAAGTACGTAATACAGGGTTAACTCTATTAGCATACTTACTTCTATAAGATAGATATTCTTCAATCTTATCTTGTGTAACAGTATCTGACCATTTATCTATTAATCCTTCTTTTTGCATACCACGCTTCAGTTGAATCATATGTGCTTTGTTTTCAGAAGGAGTAGTAAGATAATTATATGTACTAGGATTAATATCCATTAGACCTTGCTTAAGTTCATTATAACTCATGATATTATCTGCATCTAACAAATAATTCATATAGTTATTAGCAGCATTTGCAGTATGTTCTTGGTTTACTAAAGCATCTGCTAAATGACTTATTTCATGATTTGCAGTTCCTTCTAGATAGTAATCTGGGTTTAAATATATTGTCATATCATCTATAGTCGGCTTTTCCTGTGGTCCATGAGTTTTACCATAAATAGGATTACCGTTTTTTTCCATTTGCTGAAACTTAACATATTTACCACGATTTGCCATATCTTGATAAGCAATCTTAGAAGCAGCTTTTCTGTAACTAGTACCGTAGGCTTTATCAATACGATCTAGTACTTCTAATCCATCGTCTAGTTGAAAAAGACTATTTGTTATCTTGCTTAGTTCTTTTTCATAACTTTGAATATTCTTATGTTTCCTTTGTACTTCAGCAAATTCAGCATCATAATCAGCCTCTGTTTTTGCTCTTTTCTTACTCTTTTTAGTAATTGTAGGAGTAAAAGGTTCAGCATACGATTGTGCAGTATAACCTTCCGTACCTTCTATTACTCTGCCTACTTTGGATTTAAGTTTCTTGACAGTCTTACCTACACCCCAAGGAATTAAGTTCATTACTGCATCTACAGCAGCACCTTTATAGTCTCCTTTACTTATGTCTTCAACAAAGTTAATAGCATCCTTAATATAACCGGCAGGAGAAAGATATGCTTCAGGCTGAATTACTTCTGCTCTACCTGATATTCTTCTTTGACGTTCTAAATACTCTGGAGTTCCAGGAGTATACTCAGGAGGTAGCTTGATATTATTTGGTAATTTCTTGCCACCGTCTTCATAATGAGGAATGGAATCGAATTGACTTTTAATATCAAAATATGTAGCACTAGGATTATCAGTCTTTATGCTATCATATATTTGTTTTCTTTCTTTGAAAGATAATTCTGACCATTTCATTTTTTAATCTTCATTAATTTGTTAGCCCATTTTTCCGTATAGAAATGATAATAATCTTTGCATTTATGAAAAGCACAATGTAATGCTGATGGTAAACCAATTACTAAAAGATATAACGGACCTAACATTTTTGACTGTTTAGTATGCCCTAATTCATGCTTTAGAGAACTCATGTGATTTATTACTATATAATTACCTAAAGTAATACCACCTTTCATTTTGGTACTTAATTTGCATTTAATACCTTCACCACAAGTTTCTTTAGTACATACTTCATAACCTTTATAATAATGGTATACGGCAAGCCCCAGTAAGTTCTGAGGTAATTGCCATATCCATAGTAATACATGTTTCATTACTTACCAGTTTTTCCAGGTTTCTTACCACCTTTTTTACTTCCACCTTTACATCCCATAATTAGTTCCTCCTATTTTTTAGTTTTAGTTTTACCTTCACCTGCTACTTTATTCTTTAAGGCTGTTCTAGCTTTCAGTTTTTCCCTATCCATTGCAGCCTTATCTTTTTGAGCTTGTAATTTCTTTGCTTCTTCAAGTTTTTTCTTTTCTAAAGCTAGTTTCTCTCTTTCAATAGTAGCTTTTAATTGTTCAGCTTGTTTAGCTTGTTCAATCTTACGATTTTCAATTCTAGCTTTATTTTCAGCTTCTCTAGCTTTATTATTTAACTCTAATTGCTTAGCCATAGAATCTGAATATAATCTTTGTTGTTCTATTGCTTGTTTACCAATTTCAATAGGATCAGGTATACCATTACCGTCTTGATCCATATTTTCAGATCCCCTATAAGCATTTAATTGAGCTACAGCTATCTTAGTAGAATTATCTTGATCAATCTTATACTTCTGTAAATCAAGTTCGGCTTCTTTAAGCATAAGTTCTTGCTGTTTAACTTCATTTTGCATTTGTATAAGTTGTTGCTGCTGTTGAGCTTCTTGTTCTTGCATAGCTTGCTGTTGAGAAATTCTTTCTTGTTCAAGTTCTTTAAGTCTATTCTTGATCATAGATAGATTCTCCATAGTATACATTTCTGCAGCATCTACAAGACTAGCACCATTCTGCATAGCTGGTTGAATTAATGCTCTTAACTGTTCAATAGCTTGGGTTTCCTTAGTAGAATCAGTAACAAAGATATCAAAATCTTCATTTGCAAAAGTATCTGCTATAGATACAAATGCCCTAGTAGTATCATCAAATATATAATTTAGATACTGTTTATCACTATCTTTCCAAGCTGCTTTTGCAGTATTAAGTAACATTAATAATGCTTGTTTCTTTACTTGGTTATGCATCCAAAATAAAGGTTCAGTAATATGAGCAGATTGAATTACAGATCTTTCTACATTACCAACTAATTCTGTACTTGAAATAGCACCTTGTCTTTGTGGAGTTACACCTGATAATTCAGATGCCATTGCTTCAATTTTATCAAGTAATTGAATATACTGAGCAATAACATTACCCATAGTAAGATCCCAAGTGGTAAATCCGTTGAATGATGCTGGTCTACCACCTTCTCTACCAGGTATATCCCAACCTTCATCATATGGGTTAATAAATGCTACACCTAGTGCACTTAAGTAATGCATCCATTTAGCAGTATCAATACCTAACCCTTTTGGTATCTGTGTAACATCTACTACAGGTACTTTACCTTTATCTCTAGCCATTGCTAATTCTAGTCTATAGAATGTAGTAATATAAAGATACTGTAAAGGTTTCATTATACTTACTAAAGATTTAGGAGAACTGTTAGTGTTACTATATACTACACCAGTATAAGGTAATCTTTGAGAATTTAGATTCTTACTTGTGATATATTGATATTCAATAGGTTGCATACCAAAATAGATTTCATCTGCTTTGTACCCTTCCCATACTTCAATAATCCAGTCCCATTCTACACTTACTTCATCACCAGTTTCTTTATAGTATTCATCTACTATAAATTCTTCTGTAGCACCAGTTTCAGGATTAATAACTGTAACAAATCCTATTTTCTTAAATGATTTCCAACATACATGATATACTACTACATCGTCACTATCACCATAAGGATTGTGATCAGGCATTTTACTATAGATTTTAGTATCAATATGATTCCAATCATCTACCATATTTTTATCACCTAACCAATTCTTACCTTCTCTACCGTATTGACCAAAGTATTCAAGTAGTTCATTTAATTGAGGTTCATCAAGTTTATCATAAAATTCATCATATACCTGAGTATAAGACATAAGCATTTTATGACAACACATTGGTGCTTCATGAATAAATTCTATTCCTTCACAATCGTCAAACCAAAACTCTTTTGGATTTACCCTATCTAAACAAGGTTCTCCATTTCTTATTCCTACATAGATAACCTCTTCACCTGCAATAAGTCCATCCTTCCAAGTCTTTACAAATTCATGATCAATGTTTAAAGATTGCTTTAAGTAATTTAAACTATGATATGCAGTAATTTCTGCTACATCTTTGTAATCCTTAGTAAGGTATTCCTGTATCTGTTCAGGAGTTTGTATTTCACCTGAAGCTAATGCCTGTTCATATCTTGCTTGTTCCTCCGGACCCATCTGAGCCATAATAGAAGCTTGAATATAATCTAAAAGCATTTGTTTTGCTTTCTCTTGCATTTCGCTTGCTGCAGCATCACTAGTACGACATACTCTAAAGTTAAATGGTCTTTTAGTTTCTTCACCGATAAGTAAGTCAATTTTAGGTCTGATAATATTATAATCCTGTGCCATTGCTGGGAAACCATCATCTTGGTTAAATGGATTAGTAACATATTTCAAATCCTTTTCACTATAGACACTGTTATATAGATCATAATAAGTTTGCATCTCTTCATCAGATGGTACAGAACCTGCATTGGTGATCTGAGATTGACCTATAATATAATCTACACAGCTTTTTCTCCATTCTTCAGTTTTCTTGCTAAAGGGTATTTTCTGTATAGGAAAGCTATTTACTACGCGTTCCATATTTTAAAATGAAAATGTTAATATAGTTGAATCGAATATTTTATTATTAGAAGGTTCTGTAGATTGTTCATACCATTGATCTGTAAATATAGGCAGATCAAATAATCTCTGTTTTTTCTCTATCTCCTCCTTTCTCTTTACTTGAGATGTATACAATTGTTCCCTATATATCATTACTTGCATTAAAGCCATTACACGGTCAAAGTTACCTTTATCATTGTATTGTATTAATTCCTCAAGTAATGGTTCTGATAATATAGTCTCAAGTCTCATATGACCAGGTTCTGTTTCTTCCTCTAGCCATTCTTTTATTTTACCTTCTCCCCAGAGTTTAATTTCTTTATTCATATGACAGCCTTTTCTTCTGTTTACTCTGGAATCTTTTACTATGTCTTTAATGATATCCGGTTGATCTGCTAACAAGTAATCACAATGCTTGTTGTTAAAATATGTGAATATACCTGTATTTTGATTTTCACACATGATTCTACCATTATAGTATACTGCTAGTTTCCTAACTGTATCATAGAATTGTTCAGCAGTCTTTGGTCTACCTGTATATTCAGCTACTATAATATCACTATAAGATTCAAAGTCTTGTATACGTTTATATACAAATACTGAACCTAATGAATTAGTACCAGATTGATTGTGATCATAAGGGTCAACACCAAGTATATATAATCCAAATGGAGCATCTGGTACAGGATGTTCCCATATAACCACTGATCCTGTAGGATCTGTTTCTTGTGGTAATGGGTATTGAGTAATGTCTCCGGCTTTTTTAATAGTCCATGTTACTTTACCATTATCCCAATTTAGATCACCTACTTGTTTATGATTCTGTAGCTTCTTATTAGTTCTAATTCTAGCTAATTGTCTTTGTAATGGTCTTTTAGGGAATATATTACCAGTTAATTCAGTAAAGGCTTCTGCTGGTGTTTCAGCATGTTCAGCTACATACCTATCTATAGCTTGCATAGTCTTTACATTCTTTAACTCCTGTTCGCGTAATGATAGTATGTACTTTCTAGATACGTCGTGTAATGTATTACCATCAATATCCATAAACATACGATTACCATATTCATCACGTGCATCTAGATTAGTATGCTGTGGTATAAAGAAACCACATTGCTTACCACCCATTGCAGCTTCATCCCATATATTATCAAAGCCTATACAGTTATATGAATCTGGATCATAAAAAGCTTCACGTAATGGAGCTACTGCATCACCTTGGTCACCACCAGTACCAAACATAATCATAAGACCGAATGCTATACCATCATGTTCTACAGACGGTCTTGCGATTTGCCATGCTGCTTTTAATTCAGCAAATGTACCTGCTTCTTCCCAGAGTATGAGTATACCGCGTTTACCACGTACTGCATCAGGATTGTCTTTAAGAGATAAACCAATGATCTCGGATTTAAAACCTGTTTCAATTTTATTACCAAATTCATCTGTAATAAGCATAGATGCTCTACGTCGCATATTAGTATTTGCTACTTGACGTTTCTTACCCCATGCTGTATACTCATCAATGAAGTCCATATAATCCCATGCCTTAGTAAGAATACCATCATCAGTAAGGTATTGCTTATTAGAAGCATATACATATGATTTAGATTCTGGAATAAGAAAGAAGTTCCTACACAACATAGAACCACCTTTATAAGAATAACCCTTACGTCTAGCTTTAGCTACACATAAGTGTTTACCTTTTTCTTGAGCTTCTTCTATTGCTTGAAAATAGTAATAATCATAGTCATAAAAATCTGGGAAAGTACGTTCACTAACAGATTTCCATTCTAGCAATTTAGTCTTTTTATTCATTACTTCTTTATAAACTTGCCTTACTATAGGGCAGTAGTTTAAATAGAAATAATGGTAACCTGTTATAAAGTCACCATCATCCGCAGTATACCCATTAATGCATCTATCTACTTCTTGATCCCAGAATCTATAGTATTCTGTAGTACCTTTTGGATAAGCACAATAAGAGCCCGTACTAATAAAATTTAATGCAGGCTTACGAAATTTATCAGAGTTTTTGATTTTCTTATTAAAGTCTATCATATTGGTCTCGTATATAATAAATTCTACTTACTGGTATATTATACTTATCCGCTATTTGTCTTCTATTTAATCCTTGATTATAATCACTGTATACATTAATAATTAATTCTTTACTGTATTTTACGAATTTATTATTATGCAATCTGTTAACTCTAATGTCTTTTTCACATTGTTCTAAGTCATTATAGTTATCTTTATATGTGCCAATAGCAATATTATTAATGCTATTGTTTAAAGGATTGTTATCTAGATGCCTGACAACAGTATGAGGTTCATATAATTTAATACCATATTTTTGGAAAGCTTGTAATCTGTGTATACAACAATTTTTCTTTTTCTCTCCAAATTTGATATTGAACGATAGTGTAGAGTATTTCCTATTCTTATGCCTAATACTACCGTTAATTACTTTTCCTTTTGGATTTATAAGTTTACCTTCATTTGTTACTCTGTAACCCAAATTGTATACAAATTCTTCTATATTCATATAACTTCCGGATTTTATATAATAATACCCCACACCTTTTGAGTATGGGGTAATTTTTAATTATTGCTATTTTTGATTTTCTTATGGAAATCAATCATAATTATTAACGGTTAAACCAATTTTTAATTGCTTTACCGAGTCGTTTATACCACGGGGTTTTTGTTTTCTCAGGTGCTTCTTCAACCAAAATTGCATTTTGTGATAAAACTTCTCGGAAAGCAATTTCTCTTTCAATTTCTTTTTCTCTATCTTCTTCTGCTTTGTGTGCAGGACCAAAATCTATAATCAGATCAAATTGCTCGTCATTAACTTTAACTGTTTTAGCCTTACCAGTCTTTTTGCTAGTAGCTTTCTTTTCCTTAGCCATAGTTATTATTTTTAATATGCGCTGTTAACGCTTGTTATTTTTATTTGTTTCAAAATGTATTATTTACCGTACATCTAATCTATTTGTTAACTCATATGGATTAACTTCTGCACCACCTCTAATTCTTGTACTAGCAGCTTCTTCTGATCTTACCGCAGCTTCTAATGCATCTAGAGATTTAATAGTTTCTCCTAGCTTTGCCATACCTGCAAAGATCAATTGAACTTTCTTTTCATCTAACTCATCTTGTAATGATTCTGCATAGTAATGTGATACACTATTGAGTTTAAGCTTAGCATTCTTAAGTAAACCAAGTATCAATGTTTCGCTAAAGTCTTTGTATGCTTGTTCAGCTTCTAACACTTCTACTGGTAATTGATAGTTACTATCCCCAAATAGTTCTTTCTTTAATCTAAACTCAATATCTTCTGGCTGCATACTCTGGACATACGGACTATCGTATTTATTCTTAAGTACGATATATGATATGTATTTAGTAGCCATTTCTTTATCTGCCTTATCAGCATCCCACACTTTCTTAAAGCATGGGATACCAAGGGCATCATTATGAATTACTACTTTACCACCTAAAATATCGAATAGTTTCACTTTATTAACCTTGTGTTACTTCTTTAGGTTCGGGACAACAATCACAGCATTCATTACAAGTTTTTTCAACTGTTTTAATTTCTTTTAGATACTCTATAAAAGCACCACTACATAACATAAATACTTTAGAAGGAATATTTCCTCTTTTATATGTCTTAACCAACAATCCTGGTTTTTCTACTGTAATTACTTCGTTACTATCTTTAATAGTAATCGTACCAGGTTCATCAATCAACCAAAGATAATCAATATTTCCCCAATCAGAATCAATCGCTTGAGCATTACTGAGTGTACCATCAACACTTTTCATCAGTGTTCTATTACTTAATCTATATTCCATACTAATCTATTCTATGTTTTATGTAACGTGATTTATAATGTTTCTCTAATTCTTCTTTAGCTTCTTCCAGTGATAGAAATCCTACAAATTCAGGATTACGCTTGTAATTGTTTATCATCTCCTTCAGTTGCTCTGCTTTCTCGTCCCTGTTCTGATTCCTCATTTTCTACTTTATTATCAGTTGAACCAAATCCATTTTCACCTCTTTCACCAGTAGCAATTTCTTCTACTAATACTGGTTCCATTTTAGGATAAGGCATTACTATAAGTTGAGCAATTTTTTCACCTTCCTTATATATTGTTGGTAATGCATCTGTAGTGATCTTGAATTTAATCATAATTTCACCAGAGTAACCACAATCAATAATACCTACACAGTTAGTCATACTCAAAGATCTTTCAGCAATAGACGATCTACAAAAGATCATACCTACATAACCCTCAGGTATTTCTACTGACAAACCTGTATGATACACTAACACCATTTTACCACTTTTATCAAATTCTTGAGTAAAACCAATATTTGATAAATCTAATCCTGCATCAGTAGGATGTGCATAACTAGGTAATACTGCGTCTTCTCTAAGTTTCTTAAATTTCAATTCCATACTTTATTTTCTTACTATATTATGTCCTAATATTATTTCTGTCATTTGTGCTGCTAAATTTGCAACGTAATCTTCAGCAAATTGGCTACGATTCGTGTCCTTCAGAATCTGATTTAGATACAGTAGTATCACTTGTTGATTCAGTAATATTTGATCCAATTTCTCCGAATCCGATTTTAGTGTACTCATCTTTTTTACTTACATTTTCTTTATACGTATCTAAAAAGTGTAGTAAATGTCTTTTAAGTAGATTGAATTCTAATACTGATTCAATAATTCCATTATCTTTATTTCGATACGCATACAAGTTATAAACATATCTGCCATCTCTTATTTTAGCATCCTGTGTCTTCTTATCCCAATTTAATATTGGACAATAAGAAATTCTAACATCAGAAAGACCACTCTTTTTTACAGCTTTGTTGATCTGTTTATCATCCCATTTATACTCATATACTTTACTTTGGACATTTGCTTCAGAATCTGCTTTTATAACTTCTTCGAAGTTATCTAGTACTTGCTTAAAGTCAGCTACTTTCTTTTCATGTTCTATTTGCTCAAGCGTTTTTAGTTTACCATTTACTACATGTTTACTTATCCAAAGTAAAGCAATGGCATTCCATGCTGCTTGTGCTAAATGTCTACATCCTGTTTCTTCATCAAAGGTTTCACTTTCAGCAGCATATAAATGTCTAAGCAATGCACCTTTGTATCTTTCATAACCATTTTCTAGATTCTGCCAATTATTATCACCATACTTCTTAGCACCTTCTGTATATACTCTTGCAATGTCCTCAAGACAGTCTAATGGCATCAATTCCCATCTAGTTTTATCATCTTTACGATCATTCTTCAATCCCATCTGGTCTTGGCATTTCTTCAATTCGTATTGCATCTATTTCTGTTTTATCATTAATTATTGCTTTACATACTCTATGAAACCCATCACATATCCTACCATAGTTATCAAGTATTACTGGGTAGTCACCAACATCATTTACCCTTTTACTATGCCATATAAACTCATCTATATTATTAATATCCCAAGGCATTTGAGAAAGATCTATAGCAGCTAATGGCAATTTAAATACAGGATAATTTTGTTCTTTACACCAATTTACTAATGTCGAAGCTGCCCATGATTTACTACCACATGTATATCTATTTTCTGCTAATCCTTGTTTCGGATACTTTATCTTTGGATTGCTCGGTTTTTCTTTTTTTAGAATCATATCTATTCTTAAGTTTAATTTTAAAAAGATAACTAAACATTATAGACTTAGTATCTTCAGAATCTGATATTATAGTTGATGCAAATTTAAATGGATGATTACATATTACTTCTACTACTTGATACGGTATGTTATATTTATTAGATAATTGAGTATATATGCTAGTTTTCTTTTGAGGAATCATATACTATTTTATAATACTTATTATTAAGTAATGATTCTAGAGTAAAGGTAGAAGGATCTACTGTATCTGGTCTAATAATGTTTATTCTAGTTGCTAATTCAGATTCAATACACTTATCGTTTACTACAACATAACTGGATATTAGTTGTTTTTCCGCTTTACTGTATTGTTTCTTTGGCTCTAGTATTACATATTCTATACCGTCATATTTAAAATTATTTAACGGACTTATTAGAGTAAATTGTTCTTTACATATTACAGCGGAATCATACTTATTAGATTTTCTCTTAAACCATTTGTATATCTTACTGTACCAATCAGTGTACTTCCAGATTATTATAGAACCAGGTTTAATTATTATTTCTTTCATTTATCCTAATTACTATTGTTATTTGAACTCTATCACCAATGATCTCTGGTATCAAAGCTTTGTTAACACTTAATTCATCTTCGGCTGGTCCAGAAACTAGAATTCCTTTTTGTTTAAAAGACTTTATATATCTGCTTAAATTATCCTTAGTAATACCTAAAGTTGAAATTATATGCTTTCTATTTAGTCTATTTGCAATGTTTTTATTCTCATTTGGTCCTTTTACATAGTTGATATCCAATCTTATGAATTCAGCCATCAATTCTAATTCTCTGTCCGTAAGCCGAAGAATACCATTAAGTGACATTAGAAACTCTGTGATGAGATCATCTCGATCAACAGACTTTACTAATTTATTCATTACTTTTATCTACATCTAAGATTTGTTTTACAGCTTTAATAAACTTCAACAGATTATAATTAACTGTTTCACATTCTACTTTTACACAAGGCTGTACTTTACCTTCTTCATAATCAGCTTTAACTTTAGCAAGATTGTCTTCATATTTCTTAGTACAATCATCCAAGAATGCTTCAAGTGCAATCAATTTTAATTCTGCTGTACAAGGAATATGTTCTTCATCTTCTGAATCGTCAACAAATACTTCTGTGCCCCAAGGTTGCAAATTACCACCTTTTACCAATGAATCAATATAATTCATATTGATAGACATATAACGTGAATTTGTACCTTTCTTTGTAGTCTTAGTATCTTCCATTTCGTATTCAGCACATTCTTCATTTCCATCGAATGAATCTACATCTAATTTGAAGATATCACCTACTTTAGCACAACCGAACGGTTTAATTACTTTATATTCTGTTCTCATCTTTTACTTGTTTATTTGTTTAACCATCAATTCTACCCACTTATTAATATCAAAATCAGCATCTCCTTCTTTAACTGTACTAGCGCCATTATTAACAGTATATTGTTTAACTTGGTTCATAATCGTATAAGCTTGCATTAACTGTAAAGAGGTTAAGTCTAATTGATATGCATTATCCTTACTTGGGTTATTCATATCTTTAGGAATGCTCATCCTATATTGACTATTAGGTAGTTTTTCTATCCATTCTGATAGACCTAGATTCTCAATCATAGTGTCTACCATATTACTATTTCCTAATACCATGACTATATAACGAACTTATTTCAATTTTGTTGTATATTTTATGCAATAAAAAAGCCTATACTTCTTTTTTGAGTATAGGCTTTAAATATACCCTCTGATTTGAGCATTATTAAGAGGCTTAGAAGGTTAGTATTAAAAATCCAACTAAATACTAGGCACCACGTTTGATAAAAGCTACTACATTATACGGGTTAACTAGTTGGCTATCCTTAAACAAGTCAAATGAAGTTGCTACTTTATTAGGGTAAGCTACTAAATCTCCTACTTCTGGATGATTATCTTTATCTTGCCATTCATACCCAGTAGGAATAGCTAGAACTACACCTTTCCTAAAATATGTAGGTACTTTCTTTATTTCACTTTTGGTTTCATATTGATCAATACCATCTTTATCTTTCTTACCAGTCGCAACTGGTTCTGTTATTTCTTTCTCTACAAATTCTTCAGGTAGTGGCTTTACTAAAATATCTCGAGTAAACGTATACTCGACTTTCTCTACTACTTGTTTTAACAAGATTTTATCTTTATCCTCTGCCATAATTACTTTTTATTTCTAGCTATAACGATTATTGTTCTTAAATGTTCTATTGTTTATGAAATATTACTCCACCTGTGCAACAGGTTTTTCTAGCTAAATCTGGGCAGTCCAGATTTTGATAGAAACAACATCCATCACACCAACCTTTAGGATGTTTCTCTATTGTATATACCTCATTGTTTACTATTATAAACCCTTCTTTTAGAGCTTTATATGCCTCTGGTTCTCCCATTGTTAATCTTCGTAATTAAATTCACCATCATCGTAATCTACTGGTAATTCAAAGTCATTATAAAAGTAAAAATCATCATCCATATATAATACTATTATAATATATAATATGCAGTTATCTAGAGTAAGGATAATTTATTAAGTTCTATCTGCATATTAACTGCATATACTACTATTACTCCTACTTTGGATAGTAATAACGTATATAGTTTGATATTTGTTCTATTCTTCTGATAATTCTTGTAGTGTTTTTCTCTCTAATTCTGTCCATATTTCATTACAAAAACGTGCTTGAACAGTGCTTAATAGTGGTTCTAAATCTTCTGGTAAGTACCCATTTTCTCTATAATACTCATAGGCTTTATCTTCAATAGTATCCATATTTTAACATTACTTAACATTATTTAATATTATTTTAAGATCTTTTAAGGTAAACTTGCTAGGAATAGTTATAATTTCATACAATTCTATTTGTTCAAGCAAGGATATTTTAGATGGTTTAATATCTATATTTAACATACTTTATATATTTTTAACAATTACTTCTATTCTAAATTCAGATAGTACACCATCGTTTAATAAGTAAGATTTCCATTCTTCAATATCTTCTTCTGTTTCTATTCTTACTTCTTTCCATTTATTATAGTCTGTACTATTTTCTTCAAAAACTGCTCCAATTTTTATATCTTCTAATTTTAATTCTCTATACATTATAAACGATTTTAAAATAAAAAGGGCACGAAGTGCCCCTTAATTATCGCCTGTATTCAGCTTCAATTTTCTGTTCTGTCGTACGTTTCATAATAATCTCTTCTATCCAGGCTAATGCTGCATCAAACCCAGCACAAAAAGCTGCTTTGGAGATGTGGTCTGATTCTTTCTTATAACATTCGTATTCACGATGCATTTCTGTCTCTTTGATTCGGTCATCTCCTATAACCTCATATAAGTATTTTCTAAACATATTGATTATTTTTATTATTGATTAACATTATTTAACTTTTTAAATCTTTACATTATGATATATCTAGTACTAACGTATGTAATACTGTAATGTTCTACAAAAATTTTTTATAAAATAAATTTTCATGGGGGAATTATTGAGAGGGAGAATATATACATAAACATCCCCCTCCCTATGCATCAAGAAGGAAATACCCCCGGTACTAATCATGCACCAAATCAATTTCCTTCATCAGTTATTGTGATTATTAACGTTAAAATTTAAAGATTATGTTGTGTAATGTAATTAGCCTGGAAGCTAAGCAAGCTTCCAATGAGAATTGGTATGTTAACATCGTAGCTCAACCTACTGATGACGCTTGGGCTGAAGAGCTTAAGTATCGTATGTGGTGCTCAAAAGAGTTAGCCGAGAGGTTAACAGCTAACAAGCCTGCTACTATAGAGCTACGTAAAGTTAGCGTTAAGGTATCGCCATTCCAACGTGTTGACGATGATGGCACTATCAATGACAAAGTCTTCGATTCACTTACTGTGGTTGTTAGGCAACACAAGGGTGAAGATGTAGATGATGCTGCTAAGATGGCTAACAAGCTGCGTCTTCAGTTGCTGAACGATGGTAAGATTGCTGACGTAGAGGTTGACTCGTTTGCTGGTGCTGTAGGTGATCTACCAGAGTAAGGATAAGGGCTTCGGCCCTTTCCTTTTTTACTACCATGCACCAAGTCAAATTACCCTTTTAGAATATTGTGATGAATATAGGATATGTTATAGTTATATTGAGCGTGTTTAAGAGGTAGAGAGGGAGATAACATCTCTTTCTCGCCTCTTATGCTGCATTTATATATTTCTGCATTTCCACTCATATATAATATATAGCATATTCTTCATCTTTAAATAATTAAACAATTAAACAACTAAATTATCAAAATTATGAAATGTCAAGTTATTGCACACGAATTCAACACTTCTGAAAACGGTAATATTTACTGTAAATTAGAAGTAAAGCCCGCAAATGATGAATGGGCTGCCTCATTTAATTATGTTATGTTTGTAACAGAAGCTATGCAAACAACATTAGAGGCAAACTTTCCTAAGTTTATATACTTAGAGGAAAAGCGTATGAAAACACCTGAACCATTCTATAGAGTATGGGCTACAGACGGACCAGGTTATTCACAAGGGGAATTTGTATCTCGTCCTAACAGAGAAGATCCAAATAATCCTACGCTTATCGTATTTAATGACATAAAAGTCGTTATACGAACTATGCATGATGGAACTCCAGCTAGAGGTGAGGATGCTGAGAAATTACTAGAATCTCAGTGGAATAGAGGTATTGCTAATGGTACAATTATACCTGTATCATATTACGGTGATAATCCAACTGAAGACAATGCAGTTAACACTGCAGATCCATTTGCAGGAGCATCCACTGCTGATCCAGCTATTGCTGAACAACAGTCTCAAGAATCTCAGCAACCCCAACAGCAGGGTAGACCAGGTATCACAGTACCAGGTCGTCGTTAATAATCACAGGGTAGGATAGTCGAAAGATTGTCCTATCCACTATTTAAGAAAAACTCCCTATAACCTGCATATTGTGAATGTAGGCCTAGGTTATTTATTAACTTTTAAACATTTTTTATATGGAGGAACAACCTAAAAAGCCTCGAGTAAGGCTTACAGGCAAAGTGTTCTATATAATCGCAGTGTTTATTTATATTTCATTATTCGCACATTTGTTGCCCACTGGTGCAGCAGGTTTGTTTGTAATATTGAATATAATAATTGCATGTGCATTATATGACGCTTACAAGTAAGGGAGGTCAGCTACGCATTGCGAGTATAGTGTGTAGTTCGCTGCCTATCATACCAAGGTGACAATAAGTATGTGATTCTCTATAGTTTAACGATTAAAATACTAATAATACTGCTTTATTAGAGATTGTTGGTTTGAGTCCAACATAGAGAACAAATTTATGTATTATGAATAAAGAAAAGATAAATAATTTAATATCAGAGTTAAAAGAAATATCTGATAATCATTTACGTCGGTGTAACATGGATGAAGAATGCGATCATAGTAGAGCAGATAATATCTTAGTTGAAATTATTAAAGAATTAGGATATCCTGAAGTAGAAGAATATTTTAATAGTATTGACAAATGGTACGCATAAAAATATTGGAGTTAACTGTAGGATAATTGAATCTATAGTAGTAAATACAGTTATCGTGGGTTCGAATCCCACTTTATTTGTAAACATTTAAAATTTAATAATATGATAAAAGTAGTAGAACAGCCTGCAGTAATATATGATAAAATATTACTAATCCGGGCTAACACAAGAGTAGAGGATATGCAGACTATTTTATTACAGATGCATATTACTATTTCATCCATAATGGATGTACAAACAACTTATTATGTTGTAGATCTTTTAAACGATAAACAATATCCGTTTAAATACATTGGAGATGCATTTACTAAGTATGATGAAATAAAAGCAAGCATATCGTGATAATCGCTGGAGTAGAAATTACAAAGAAACGTGTTGATAATATTATCAATAGAGCACGTAATGATATTCACTCTATAACAGAGTTAGAAATGCAGATAGCTTTATTTTGGATAGGACTTTTTGATAACAGTCCTAAAGAAATACATATAATTGTACCTAAAAGTGCAATAAAATGGCATAAGTTACAACAATTAAAGAAAAAATATAAAGGTATAAAGTTTTTATAATTGTGTAAATATCCAGAAGTAGTTAAGTTGATAAACATCTAGTGGTAGTATATGGTATGAGAATATAGTATACTACATTTCTCCAGAGTAAATAACAACCTCATCGTATATAAGTAAGACTATCGCGTATTTACCGCTTATAGCATTATCGGTTTTGGAGTCCAGTAGACTTAATATGTTAAGCTGAACGAATGCATTAACAGTCGAAGCAAATAGTTATTTAAGCAAGAACTCTTGTAAAAACTCATGATATAACAAGTATGTAAATCAAAGAACAAATTCTCAGATAACATGTGAATGAACTATGAGAAACTAATCTTGAGTAAGAACGGTAACTTGATTGTATATCCTAGTATTACTCAAGATTTTTTAATTTGAATCAATCAACTAAATTATAAATTTAAATCAAATCAAAATGAAAAAGGTAAAAATAGAAGTATCTAAAAATTTCAGTGCTAGACTCGAACTCATAAAAGAAGTTCATGCTATTACAGGGTTATCTCTTAGAGATAGTAAAATTCTTGTAGATACGCAGAGTTTCACATTAGATAATATACAAGACGAAGATTGTAAAAGATTAAAATACAATTTTCCACAAATCAAGATTACAGAAAGTTCTAGTAGTTTTGATAAAGCTAAACAGGCTGTATATTACAATTCTGATTGTGTTCTCCTAAGTAAAGGAGAATATCAAGAACTTTGTAAATATAAAGGATTATATCTTGATCTAAAATGTGAAATAACTAAAATAGCAGAGGCATGGAAATAACAGAAATGATAATTGTTGCAAGCGTTACTCTAGTAATATCTTTACTTGTACATAAATGTAAGGTAGAGAAAACTAGAGCAAGAAAACTGCAGACAGTAGATAATACTATAATATCTCTGTTTAGATTGAAATCAGAAGTCCTAAATATTAAAGATGCAGCACATTCTGCATTAATAATATCACGGATTAATTCTTTTATCGTCGATAAAGAAAATTCAGACTTATTTTGTGTTTGTATTAAATACGAATATGAAAAAGTAATTAGTTCTAGTAAAGTTAGCAAATACATGCATAATGATATAGAACTAGAAAATATTGCTGATAAAAGAGTAAACTCTTTAGAATATATAAATTATCTTATATATCAACTAGATAAGTTGAGAAAACAGATAATTTATTCATAACTACAACACCCGCGAATAGTGAAAGAATACATTTGGTACACACTATATAATGTTAATAGAAGTTTAATATTATATAAGATATGATGCATCTATCTTGTAGGTTCGAATCCTACTTCGCGGACTTTACTAACTGTAATAATATTATGGATAAGAATTTTGCGCATTTTCTTAAACACAAAGGTTATCATCCATATGAATTAAGTCCTAGAGATCGTAAATTCTTTTATTTGAAGGATCCAGAATTTATATCATCTTATGGACCAATATTTGTAGAATGGTTTCCTGAATTTAGGGGTACAGAAGTAAATGTACTCGAAGTGGATAGAAGGAGGAACTTTGTATGGGGTCTACATGAAAAAGGTCATCCACCGTGTTTAATTTATCCTAGACCTGCAGTATTAATAGAAGAGCAGGTTAGACATTATTATTCTGATTATATAATAGATAGAATATTTGAGAAATATACGTGCGAAGAAATTTATCGTGCTATAATAGGCAATTTCTTACTTATTCTATAATGAGATACATAGTTTAAGCAATAGCATAGGTAAAACTTTATACGCACTAATCACTCTTCATGAATATTCTCCAGAATGGATTTAATTAGTACTGAAAACTGCAGTGTGTGTATAAAATGTAAAGTTCGAATCTTTACTGTATCTTACTTTAGATATCTTAAATAAAATTATATGATAAGAGTAACAATTAAAAAAGGAACAACGTGGTTACAAGTATTTAGTTTAGCTAGAATATTTGAAAGATATCTTAAACTAACTAAATATGATGCTATGAGATTAGCATATACCACACAGAAACATGATGTACTGATCCAAGGATCTAATAAAGATCTCAATCTGTATGCTCTTCATGTTAAATTACATAGATTAAACATGCATGAGACATTAATCGAAGAATTAGAAGGTTTTAAAGTTCAAGTTAATATAACTGAATTTGAACCTCAAAGATTAGGCTATCCATATAGAAACAAGAAGCTATGGGAAAGTAAAACTAATCTACTAATCTTCCGAAGTATAGAATCCTAATTTTTTATTCACAATTAAACATTTATCAAAAATGGAAAATTCAAACAGCGTAGGTGCTTTGTTTAAAGCATCAGCAATCTTATTGCTTTTAGCAATAACAGGATTATTAAGCTATTTAGCTTATAATCAGTTTACCGAGAAGAAACTCTTGGATAACAGCTATGTGGAGTATGAAAAGACTCCAACAATCGAAGAAGCTATGTACGAATGGAACGAACAAAAAGAAAGTGCTCGTGAATATGCGGTGTATATTAATCTACCGGCTTCCATTGTACAAGCATTGTATGAAAAACTTGGTACACAATGTAATGTAAGTGATTATGTTAAGGAATATGAGCGTAATAGCGAGTATTATGTATCCTTACAAATTGCTAAGCAATTACAGGAAAGTGGATTAAAAGATCCAGGTATTGATGGTAAAAGACTTAAAAATGTCGAAATAAAGACGGAATTAGAGCCAGTGCCTGTTGAAAAACCTGCTCCTATTCCAGCTGTGCCGAAAGATACTACAAGGGTATCGCATACGAAACCAATGTCTCATTATTTCTATGACATAGAAGGCGGTTATTATTATACCGAGTCTAAACTGTCATAAAGTATTCTTTAAACATTTTTTTCATTTTGGTCATATCTGCATTTGTAGGTATGACCGTCCTCAGTAAATGACAAACCTGTGGGGCGTAAGTAACTAAGTAGTAATACTATAATGTCAGTATGTAGTATTACACTGAAACTGACTGTTATGATCGTGCGGACGTAAAAATCAGGTAGATGATAAGAATTGTACTGGCAATACAATTCTGCTGTATCTTTAAACATGTAGTTAACGCTATAATTACTCTTTTCATTAGATCTCCTCGCTCATTGAGAAAGAGTAATTGTTTTTCTCTCAAAGGGAGTTGCACTCATGCTACAACATGAGATAACGAAAGTCATAATGTAGATCAGGCGACCAAAGCCTTATCCAGAATAGTTGTAGATATTCTGGCGTCATCAAACTTTTAAACATTATCAAAATGAACGCAAAAGTAAATGGTTTAGCATTAATATTGCTACCAGCCAGTATTACAGTATCAGAAGTTAAACAAGTTTTTGACTCGGTATTGAAAAAATTGCAGGAAGAAACCAACATTCCGGATGATATTCGAAGTGGGTATGTAGCAATTCTCAATCAACGAGATTTGTTCAATATACCTATGGTAGAAATGCCGAATGAAAGGCTTGTTACTGTAGCTGAAAACCTATTAAGTATGTTTGGTAATGACCTATCAAACAGAGTAAAGGTTGCTACATCTTTCGTATGTGAATACTATGGACCACGTGATTTAGTTAATCACGAAGTCGTAACAATGTTTGCAAGCGTTAAAGAAAACAGTGCCGATTGGGACTATTTATCTCGCAAGGGATTAACATTCCTTGTACATCAGTGTAGAGACATTTTATCTAATAACAGATAATTATGAGTAAAACACGTAAAGATAGCAGAGAACTTAAGACTACACGCAGGGGAAACCCTGCGCGTAAGCCTAAGATGACTCCTTATAAAAGAGAGTCAAGAAGTGAACGAATGAAGGAATATTAGTCCGCCAGTCTAATATTCTTGTTTATAACTCTTAATAATTAAATTATGAGTAAAAGGTGGTCAACCCCAAGTATGTTAACAATACATCTAACGCCCTAACCTCAGTAAAAGGTATATGAAGTCATATACTACGAGTTGTGTGTACATTCTATGTACAAATGATATATTCACAGGAATGTATTAATTAAAAGAAGGGAAGGAGATGCTCTCGAATAAGAAATAGGAATAAGAGAGACATACTTTTATTAGCAAAACATTTCAAAATTTAATATTAATGATAGAAAAAAGTGAAATTAAACAACTAGTGAAAGAGTGCATCAATAAAGATCCTCCACTAAAAAATTATCTAGAAATAAATCATATATATGGTAAGTATGTATCCAAATTAACAAAATACGCAATGGCTTGTAGCTGTAATAATGAAAATATTGCTATAAACAGGATCAATAGCGTACTTTGTAACCCTTATCCATTATGGGGATTTGGTTTATCAAAATATTCTGTTTCTAGATCAATTATGACAGACATTTATTGTAACAGTATTAACACTATTAACATTTAAACATTATCAAAATGGAAACGAAAGACATCTTATCACAGATTGAAGAAGGTAGAACAGTGAGTAAGACAATTGTTGAAGCTGCAAATCAGGAAATTCTGAAAAACAAGGAAGAATCCCTGAAAAGAGAAGTAGTAACAGCACTTGTTGACTCTGAATATTCTATTTCTTACCGTAAACTGGCTCTCCGTCGTGCTCGTGCAATTGAAGAAGTTGAAAAGGAAACTATCGAAGCTACCGGTGAAAACCGCAAACGACTCGAAGAAGGAGGGATTACACCAGAACAGTGGCGTCAGAAAGAAAACGAAATCAATACTGAAAATGACAAAAAGCTGGCCGAAGTACGTAGTAAGTACAATGGATATCTTCAGCAATTGAACAAAATATCGCCGGATGTTTCCTGGGGAGTAGAAAAGAACAGTTTTAAATAACTATCTTTTACATTCCATCCTCAGTCTCTAGAAGCAAGAGGAATAAAAACGAAGTTTAGTAGTGAAAATGAGCATGAATTAACATGCTTACTCAAGACCTATAAGGCAGTAGTAGGAACTATTGTAGACATCACAGTCAAGGATATACAGACCATTAGAGGCAGGTTTAATTCCATATATCCAACTATCAAGGTCTAAGACGAAAGTAATAAGTGCTTTATGCCACCTATTGTTATAGTATCTTATATTTTAATGCGGGTTTATTGTTTAAGTACGAAGTGTATTACTAATAAATACTTTTAATAATAGATTATTATAAGTAATCAAAAGGGTGTAGGCTGAGAAATTAGCCTACACTTACTATCATTTTTTCATTTTTAAATGATTTTATTCACAATATAAGAACTGTATTGTGTCTTATTAGGCTTATTAATCATTGTTAGGACGAGGGTTCGACTCCCTCCAGCTCCACTAGAAGTATCTTACTATTATTATAACCCAATATAATATGAATACTCGTGTATAGCGTAGCTTTCCTTAATTAGGAGCAGTGATATTATATCATGTAGGCGCAGAGATGTAAGAACTTCTAAAAAGTGAATGGTACTTGCTCGTTGTGTAGTTGTACCCGGTTATGTAATATCGTAAGCATCGTTTCTCCATAGCGTATAATGGATACGGGGCTGGCTTGGTTTTGACTAGCAAAATTCATTAATAAGATAGGTTCATGTGTGTTTAAATGGCAATATTTTTGTCACTGACTATACTCAACTAGCAGTTGCGTAAAGTCACGTGCTAACTACGAAAGTGAGGACTATCTAGTAGAGTAATCGAGTGGAAAGGTGGGTTCGATTCCCACCTAGATAGCAATATCTTTAAAATTTATCAAAAATGAACAAGGATGGTTTAACACTGACAATTGATTTTTATCAATTGTATGTAATGGAGAACATGCCCGAATCTTGGAAACGAGCTGCACGGAATCACAATGTGCTAGAACAGCTTATTCAAGCTGTAGCTGGATATTGTTTGAAACACCACTTAAAAGGTACTGAATTGTACTATCATTTACATGAAAATGAATTGATATGTGCAGCAGACTTTGATAGTGAACCTCAAGGAATAGATTGGTGGATGGACCTTAGTTCTGAAGCTAGTATGTTAGAGAATCATGGTTGTATTAACACGTATGCAGATGAAAAAGACAGCAACACAAATTAAGTATGATTTGTTTAATTTATCACAATTTGAAACAGATTTTATCTGTGCTGGTGTACGTGAAAATGTAGTAGGAATGTACAGATTTCTCATTGAGAAAGGTGCACAAGCAGTAAATAGTAAGTTGGATTCGATTAGAATATCTAGTGGAAAGCCAATTGTATTATTATGCAAGAATGCTACAGTAGACCCATTAACAGGAAATCCATTTGGAAATGTCCAAATACTGGATAGAAGTTGGTGGGATTTTTATCACAACAAGCGTCGTGAAACGTGTAAATCAACTACTAAAACATACAATCTACCTTCACAATGGAATGTTGTACTTATGGTAGGCTGCGTGTGGAAGGAAGTGGAAGTATTAATACCTGAAGTTGTATGAAGATAGGAAAAAGAATCTATTTCGAAAGCCCTCAAGAGAGAAAGAAATTTACTGATCTCTTGAAAGACGCACAAGACGTTCTAGAAATGTCTCAAATAATATCTGAAGCGTTCAACCGAGATATCTCGGAATCTATGGAAATAGCAGGAGTGTATAACGAATTTATGCGGAAGGAAAAATGAATCAGTTAACAAACAGTGGTACTTACATAGTTACCGTAGAAGGACAGGAGTATATTGTAGTGATCATTGGAAGCGCACCAATGTTGCAAATCTCCAGAGTGTTTAATCTATCTGCATTCGTAGATGATGGCAGTGTAGAATGTAAAGATAGTGATGAAGTGATAAAGAAGATATCTGAGAATCCTTCAGACTTTCATTATCGTCCTATTGATTTAGTAACAGAGTTTCAAACATATGAGATAAAGAATAACAAGGAAATGATCAAATATTCGCAGAAGGAATACCGTAAATGGTTATCCTATGCAAATACACTTGAGAAGCCTGAACTTATCTCTAAACTTATGCTTGAAAGATCGGATTTAACTTATCCTCTTTGTGAAATATTAGTAGAACAATTATGGAACGACAAAAGGAATCTTCTAAGATAGATTTGAATTCTGAGGATCTGAATGATTATCTGAAAATGAGACTATGCCATCCATACCTACCAAAAGATTTGGTAGAGGATTGGAATATTTTTGGATCTATTGTATCTAGAGTATATGGACCTGATGGAGTATTTCTAAAGGAATACAAAGATGAAGACTTACTTTTATGGTTAAAAGACCGTCTAAAAGTAAGAGCTTTATTAAAGTATTGCCAATGGAAACTATTCAGTAATTATGCAATGCTTAAAAATAAGCGAGCTACAGATGATGTACTCATGAGAATAATAGTTTCAAAATTGAACAATTTGAACTTACCTAGGATATATGCAGATGAAATATTTGACAATATACATTTGCAATATGCTGTTCGCAAACCAGTATTTGAAGATTACTTTGTTATCAAAGTACTTGGATTACCATTTGAGTTAACAGCAACTAGAGTATGTCCATTCTAAGGATATGTGGGGTTCGACTCCCCACATATTCACTAACCAAATAGCAAGCTATGAAAAGAGAGGATGAAGATCTTCTTATTGAACATGCTAAGCTTGGTAAACAAGATGCTTTTACAAAGCTCTATGATCGGCATCATAAGCTTATTCGTTACATTATCTTTGATATTGTAAAGAATGGAGATGTAGCAGATGATTTATTATCTGTTACCTTCACGAAAGCATTTGCTCGTATTAATTCTTATGTTAACCCTATTTCATTTGAAATGTGGTTAAAAACAATAGCAGTAAATACTGCTATAGATTACATAAGAAGTACGAAAAACGAGAAGCAGAATCATTATATAGATTCTGAGGACAATTACATTCAATTAGACAGCAATGATCTATCTCCTGAAGAAGAGATTATAAAAAGAGAAAATGCTGAACAATTGAAAGTAGCTCTACGTAGGTTAAGATTTAAATATCGTAATATATTAGAATTACGATATTTTAAAGGTCTTTCCTACGAACAACTCGCAGAAGAGCTTAGCGTACCAATAGGAACAATAAAAAGTGACCTGAACAAAGCTAAGAAGAAATTGCGAGAATTCTACAATAATATCAATAACTAACAAATATTCACAAACTATGACAGAAATTGTAATTATTGCAATTGCAGTATTAGTAGCAGCTATTATTATTGGGAAGGCCAACCGTAGTAATGAGCTTATACTTAGACTGTTGTTCTGTTTCAGTGTTAGTGTATGTGTCTCTGTTGCGTTTTTGTATGTATTCAGTGCGAAACCTAAAGTTTCAGCACAGGCTACTACAACGCTCAGTAAGGCAATAGAATCTGATACAGCATCCCATGTAGTATTCTTTGACCAGATAGCAATGGACAAAGATTCCATATCAGGTGCTACAGGTCAGGATTCTGTAAAAGATGATTGCCTTACATGGACACAAGTACCTAATATGTTTGTCATTCCAACAATAGCTGGAATGATAGCTGAACATGCGATCTTTGATTCTTCATAGATAGCAAGGAACAAAAATTAGAGAGAGAAAAAGCTGAAAAGCAAGTAATTAACATTTAAACACATTAACAAACAAAAATTCATTATCAAAATGAGCAAGAACAAAGACAACAAAAAAGGAGCACAAGCCGCTGCTCAGTCTACAAAGAAAGATAATACTGTAAAAGGCAAAGCAGTAGAAAACAAAGTAAAAGAACAGGAAAAGAAAGCTGCCGCGCAGGAAGAAAAAATACCTGAAAAGCCGGTAGAAGATGCTACAGGTGAATCACCTGCAACTGTACAGGAAGAAACTTCTGCACCAGCTCCTACTGTTCATAACCCTGCCGAAGCATCAGCAGCAGTGTTTAAAAATGCTGAATTGCAAGAAACATTAACAGCTATGGCGCTTACTCCAGAAACCGTTCTGGATGCTAATCATACCGTAGAATTGTTAACAGTTGCAACAAAGCGTTTTGAAGCAAAAGATCCCCGCAATCCAACGGTTATTGCTGCAAATGAAATGCTGGACGAATTGACTTGTTATTGTATTGCACTTGCTGGCGTAAATATGTCAGTAAATGGCAAGAAAATCGGTCTTTCTATCCCTGTTGGTGCTCTTCCGTCTTATGTACGGGCTATGGGTTACTTTGGAATTGCACTTCCTGAAGCAAGTGCAGTACCCGATCCTAAGAATCCGGGACAAATGATCATTCCGTTTGAAGGAGTGTCACAAGAAACAGAAGAAACTATTAAAAAGGAAATCAAGTTACACAAAGATGCAAAACCAGCAATGGATGTATCGCTGTGGAAATCTGATGAAGATGTAAAGAAAGCAATTTCTTACATTCTCAGTGATACACTGAGTAAAGATAACCGGTTCCAGGTTTCTCTGTCAAAGATACGTATGTACAAAGTGCTGAATGCAGCCAACGATGATGAAAAGAAGATGTGGGAATCTGCGTCTCTTTCAGCAATCTTTGAAACAATGCTCACATTGTTAGGAGATAGCAAGTCTACATTACTAAACGCAGTAGGTGGACAGGTTTATTCTGCTGCAGCAACACGTAAAAATCCGATCCTTTCGCATCTGGCACTGAAACGGAATTTCCCGCAATGTACAGATAAAGACATTTCTGAAATTGTTCGGATTATTGTCAAGACGAAAGCAACCTCTATGAATCCAGATCAGCCTATTGAGCAGAATATTGCTTGGTTAGGTTTGAACAACGGAAAGCGAGAAGATTGTCTTCTTATTCCGACAAAATCTACCAATGAAGATAAAGAAATTATGGGTAGAATTCAGTCCGCATACAGTGACAAAGTAGGTGTTCCCTCAGAAGAAGGTTACAACCTGAAAGTTACTAATTTCTTAGCAACAATTGTAAATCTGTACAAAACAGATGATTTCATTACTCAGTACAGTGCAGCTGACTATACTGATTGTGTTAACAAAGCTTTAGAAGCAATTTCCGGAAAAACTGCTCCTAAAGACGATAAGACACTGGATCCGAAAGAAACTAAGAAAGAAGAAAAGCCGGCTGATAAAAAGGAAAAGAAGGACAACAAAAACAAGAAATAACTAATCATCATCAAGATGAGACGTATGTCTGATTTCCTTTGGTGTGTAGTGTTTGCATTTGTAGCTGTTATAACTACCATCAAATTGAGCGGTCCACAAACCGTTGAAGCTTCAGAGGTTCCGTTACCTCTTCCAGAGCTTACTATGCCCAAATTTGTTAATCCTGTAGGTCGTATTGACCTACAGATTGACTTAAATAAAGGCACTGCGAGAATAGAAAGTGATGCTGATATTGCTACAATTAATACTGTAGTTAATCATCCAGCTCCAAGTGTTAAACCTAAAATAAAAGTAGTTACAAAAAAAGATACAATAACAGAATATCTGGATAAAGTGGTCATGTTCTCTTTACCTAAAGGTCGTCTTCAGGTACCAGATGTTAAATTTCCTGATAGAGTAGTACGATAATGAGTGAAAATGATAAATTAGGATATCTTATATATCTTATGCTGTTAGTATTAGCAGCAGGTACTCTTTACTTACTCTGGTGTTAACAATACGCTCTAAAAGAATGGCGTCAGGTCAAACGAGTATATACCTGTAATAAGATGATATACCGTGGTATTGTAGCTGTACACGTTAAAAGCAATAAGACAGCGTATATTTTATTTCGATAAGTCTGATCAACTTATGGTATAATATAGACAAAAGATACAGGATAGGAGAATATGATAACAGCTACAACTGTGATTCAAAAGGTACTATGATAACTTATTATAGAGTTTTATCTTTTTACTCTAGAAAAAATAATAAGATAGTGGGGAAGCGTGCAATCCCACCTGTAATATATTGAGAACCGATTGGTGAGTATATTAGTAACAGAAAAGACGCGATCTAGCTCAAGAAGAGACGAAGACAAACAATGCATGGAGTAAACCTAAGTAGGAAGATATTAGCAACATCAACTGAAACCTCCATAAGAATCCGTAGGTACAATCATGTACGGCATCAAATAAGGACGAAAAAGGTTTAACTTATATTATATCCAAAGTAATATAAGGCTAATAAAAAAGAACTGACTAACGTTCTCGATGGGTCCAAACCATCGTTAAAAATAGCTACTCTAGTGTTCTATACTATAGTTATTACTGCTTTGCATCACAGTAATAAGGATCTAGACAACATGACATTTGGCTTAGTCGTGGAAGTATGTTTGAAAAGAGTGTTTAACTACCAAGAAATTAATAGACGATAACTGAAAGCTGAGTGGCTATGTCCCATTAATTAATTAAAAGAGGTAACGGACTTTTATAAATTAATGACAGGTTATCCGGAGCAGGAGCCAATCCTGTGCTTGAGAGAGCTTATTAAAATGTTCATCTAGCCTTGCAACCTAGATTAAATAGTTTTAGTAAGGGGGTACTCCAGGTGCTGGGTTAAAGTCTATATAGGAGTGATTACTATGTCTTCTAAGATTCGTTCCAGAGGATTAAGAAAAGTACGGTATTAAACAAAAGTGACCGAGTTTTGTGTTTACAATACAATTGTATTGGAGAGTTATGTCACTATAAGTCATGGAAACAAACACACGGAAGTAAAAGCGCCGAAAAGACTACTACAAGCTCTTGAGATATTGTAGCGAAATATAAGAGTGCGAATAAATGGAGTTCTACCGCCAAAATGACAAAGGTGTAGTAAATTTAGTTTAAGCTTTCTTTGATAGATATAACGAAAGTAGGGCTAGGAAATAGTCAATGGGTTAAATTCAAGGCTTACCAACAATAAGTGCTACTGAACTTACCATAGTTTATCACTGACCCGAGAGTTAACGAGACTCTTAAACAAAAGCGTAAATTAACATGTCTAACTTACGTAGGCCCAAAAGCCGAATAATCATAATCTGTGGAAGTCCTCGCTAGGGAAACTGACTGCGACCACAGCTTGGCGAATGCGATTGCTTAGTAGTATCAGAGTATAATGCGCAACATTATATGTTCGAGAGAAAGCGTCTCATTGAAGCTTATAGACCTTTAAGGGTGAACTGAATAAGGGAACTATTACTTATAGACCTGTCATAAGCAAGAGTAAGTGAGAAAAGGTGAAAGTCCTTGATCTTCAACCAAGTAAAATAAACAAAATCCTAGTCATGGTTACGTTGGCATCCCTGTACTTAGTAATAAGTATTATATGGCGTAAGAGGTAGGTATTAGTGAATAACTATGTGAAACCTATAAGTTGTTAAAAGCAACAAATACAACGATGGAAATTCCGTTTGTAACCTTGCAGTTGGTAACGTTTCTGTATAAAACGACCGGACATAACTACTTGCCCGATAGACAGTATAAAATCATTAGTAAAGATCTAACGTGATTTAAGTAGGTCAATCTGCTTAATATCTACTATATTAGTAAGAGTTGCAAACTACGTTCTCTTTATTAGTTGTCCTGAGAAACCAGGAAACCTAGGTGATTTATACGGACCTTCTATAATAGAGATTATAGAATATGAAATACAACATTAAACCAGTACTATGCCCATCAACGGGTCTCATTAGCCCTGGTCACAATGCGGTAGATAGTTCCAAAATGAAGAGGAAGTTAATAATAGTTATCTAGTAAACTTAAGATCCGGTCTCGATCAAAAAGGAGTCTATATAGTCAGTAGACATAATAGCAAGAACAATAGGTATTATTAAAACAATCTTAATATAGCAAGTTTAACGCTTACTTCTGAGCTTTGCATTGAATTGCATACGACCGTGGTTTTAACCTACCTGATATAAGATGATGGTAAATCGTACAGAATAAGTATAGAAGGAGCATTATTTTTATTTTATTAATTTTATTAACAATTAAAAACTTATCAAAAGAAATGGCAACAATTAAATATGACAGAAAGGTAGCATCTCAGCTTGGTGCATTGTTAGGTATGAATCTTATCATGGTAGAACGGAAAAATGTTGATCCGGACTACTCTAACAAAGAAAGAGACGGTAAACAGCGGTTAGCTAACGAAATCTATATGTACGGTATCCGGCGTATTCGGATTAAACAGGCAGAGTTAGTAGACCTCGAAGGAGGTAAACAAATCGTACAGTTTAACCAGGATCCAAAGTTGCAGTTGGAGTTAGCTGAGGCTAAAGATATCAGTGATATCATTAAGAAACCGACTGTACAGGAGATCGTAGAAGCTATCTCAAGCAACACTGTAGGTATACCGAAATATTTTGTTGATGACGTGACATGTACTGAACTGGTTTGTTCGTTCAACCAGCGCTCTCGGAAAGAGATCAGTAGCATGATGGAATACCTGTCTAAGCAGGCTTCTTGTCTGGATGATGCAAATCGTATCATGCAGGATGCATGTAGAGCAGAAATGGCCACATTAGGTCAGTCTGTAGATTTTAAACCCGTTAATGTAGGAGACTAAAAATGGCCGAACTCAACAAGTCTTCGAAGCTAAATTTAGAACGAATACTTGCAGATGAGGATATACGCAATTCATTACTTTATAATGGTAAAAAACCTAAGACCTGTGTATTAGGTGATGACGGCTCTCTTACTTTAGGAGAAACTGGTATGGGATGGTGGAACCGGTTTATAGGCTGTCAAAGAGTACTAAGTTTTATTGAACTTGTTACTCATCTTATCAATTTTATGGCAGGAGGAAAAAATCGTAATGATGTTGCTTTAGATGGCATGTATCAAGATTTCGTTAACTTTACATTAAAGTTAGAAGATAAGAACAGGATGGTAGATATCTTATTGACTTCTTATTTGTATGGTTATAAAGAAATACAGAAGGCGGGTGGTACACCTTCTCCAAAAACATTGGTACAAGCTATTCAAACTGACAATATTCGCGAACTTGATGGCGTCGCGCTTTTAACAGCCGATGGTCCTGTGATCTTAAGAAAAGATATTACTTTTCAACGCATTCGTTAAATAGGTTATTTCAAGTTGTTTTGAACTAGGAAGGTATAATAACAATAATAAATAAGTTATTTAATTACAAAAAATATAATATAAAGACTTAGGAAGGTTAGTCTTTATAATGGCTGTGATACGGTATCTGTAGTGGATACTAAGTGACGGAAAGCTCCGAGAATAAGAAGGAGATGTCATATCGAGATGAACACAGCCTCTCGTTTCTATATATATTGGACGCATTATCAAAATGTTTCTCCGTATAAATTATTAACTAAAAAATTAAATTTATATGGTAAAAACTTTCGAAAACTTAGCAGAATATGCCAAAAAATTGCTTATCGAAAATAATGAAGGTATAAAACAAGAAGATATCATTGTTACTATGCATAGTGATATTGATGATATCTTTAAAGCTATTAAACAAACAGGTTTAGGTTATATTGATACATATGGTGATAAAGAAATACCATTAGTACGGTATAACATTACTAAAGATTATGATGCTATACGAGAAGATAAAAAAGTTCAGATGGACAAAAAAGACTTATCTTCATGTTATCAGGGCATTAAAGCTTTTCACTGTGATGGTAAAACTTTCTTTCAATTAAAACTCATTAATGAAAGTGAAATAGAAGAAAATTGCTTTTCAGTATACGTCTTTACTGAAGACATATATAATACTATAGCCAAATATGCAGCAGAAGTAGATGTTGTAAAAGAAACAAATGTACCAAAGAATGGTGTGTATAAGGCTCAGTTAAAGAAGACAATGTTCGGTTCTTTTATGGAATATGAAGAAGTAAAAGATATTCAGAGTAATCCGGCTATACATCAGTGTAAAGAAGAATTGATGAAGAATACTGAATTCTTCTTTGATAATATTTCTTTGTTCTCTAAATTCAATCAGAAACCGTTACGTAAATTCTTGTTGTGTGGAGAACCTGGTACAGGAAAGACTTCTATTTGTTATGATGTAGCTAAGAAATACTCTCATGAAATTCCGGTTGTATTTGTAACCGAATTTGAAGATATGGCAGCGCATATTGCCGCTTGTGGTGAAATAAACCGCCGAACTATCGTAATCTTTGAAGATTGTGAAGCTAGTTTACGTTTCTCTGGAGGAAACTCTAAGATTCTAAACTTTTTGGATGGTATTGATCGACCGAATATTGAAGATGGTGCAATCGTTATGATGACCACAAATCATCCAGAACGAATTGAAGCACGTATTACAAAGCGTCCGGGTCGAATTGATAAAATATTCTACGTAGATGCATTACAAGGAAAGTATGCATATGACGTATTCAACTTGTATTTTGGAGAATTTATGAAAGAAAATAACTTTGATGCAACAACAGATACTGCTAAAGAAGCTATTGAAATTATTGCATCCGGAATGACTGGAGCTCAGGTTAAAGAGCTATTTAACAGTTATGTATGTTATATGGTATCTGAAAATAAGAAGTTTAGTCTTACTGATGTACATGAAGTAAAAGTAGAACTATTCAAAGCATTTAAGGATATTGATAGTACTTATTCTTCATTAGATAATAATTCTTTTGATGAATTAAGTGTTAAACTTTCTAAAGTACTGAGTCAAAATTAAGGTTATGGGGCATTGAATTGCCCCATAGTCACACTGGGAGTTGATGCGAAATCGTAGTATTAATCATAAAAAATCAAATTAATATGACAACAGCATCAGCAAATAATATCATTGATAAACGTGACAATCTTTCTACAGAAATAACTCGTGGTTGGGACATCATAAAGTCAGAAAATGTAGTATTTCGTGGTTATAAGCGAAATTATGACATGAAAAAGCAGCTTGAAAACATTATAGATATGTGTAAAGAGCGTATTGAAGTAAAGTTGCAGATTATGGCTATTAACTTAGGTTTAGATGATATAAATGATCTACCTAAAGATAATATCTATCCTTCAATTCTTGAATTAAGTGAATTGAAAGAAATAGATCGCCATTTAGGCTATGTTCCTACTCTAGATCCTGCTATAGTTAAAAAGTATGGCAAGAAAAAGATGAAGAAAACAGAAGTGTTAACACGAGGTTTCATTTCAAACCTGCGCGGTAATTTGAATATTCGTATTAATGCTCTTAATAAAGAGCTTAAGGATTATAATGACAATCATTCGCTGAAGAATACTCAGCGTAAGAATGCTAAAGTAATCGATATGAGTTTTAAAGATAAGGCTGCAGCATAAAAAATAGGTAGTGTGTATAATTCAACTGGAAGAAATGATTCTTACGAGACTCTATATACAGGTTCGAATCCTGTTACACACACAAATCCGTTACATAAACATTTTACAAAATTATCAAAATTAAAAGTAAAGTCATGAAAACTATATTCAACCAAGAAAAAAGAGAAGAACTAGCTAAAAAAGCTAAAGAAGAAGGCGTTACATTGAAAGAAATGATACGTCGTACTCGAGACGAAGAAAGAAGTGTTAAAAAGGCTTCTAAGTTATCTAATCAGAAAAGATTAGCAGTGTTCAAAAAGCACCACTTAGATGCTAAACGAGAGCTTGTAAAGAAACACGAAAGTGCAGAAGTTCGTTTTGAGAAGATTATCAACGATAAAATCTTAGCACTTAATCAGTTTGTTAAGCAAAAAGGCTTAAGTAAAGAAGATTCTCAATATCAGGAAGCTAAGAAATTGATTGAAAATCACGATAAGCGAGAGAAAATGCTCGCAGAACGCAGAGCAAATCGTAAAGCAAAGATAGAGAACAATGCGGCTAAAGTAAGTAAAGAAGCTAAGGCTGCATTGAAACATTTTCTTGAATCTGAAGCTAAGCGAAAAGCAAAGCAGGAGGAGAAACGTTCAAAGTATGCCGGCAAAAAAGTGAAGGTCGCTCCTCGTCCTATAGAAGGACAAAAAACTCGAACTACCGATTTGAAAAAGTACTATATAGTGTATGAAAGATTCAGTGATGATCGCTCTCAGCAATTTGACTCAGAGCCAATAGTTATTAACTGTTCTTCTACTAAATTGCATAAAAGATTAGCCGAGTTTCATAAGAAACACGCTGAGCAATTTGGAGATAATTATATAGGAACTTATGTATACAATGAAGAAACTTGCAATCATTGTATACTTGAGTCTATTAACTCGAAATACTACAATATTGACGGTTATTTGACAAGTCGCATAGCTGCTCAAAGGGCAGCTGCAGCTGCATAAGCAAGTACAGGGGTGCGTCTGTAACGCACAATACAGCGGGATGGCGCAATGGCAGCGCGTCGGTTTCACGAGCCGGAGGTTGATAGTTCGAATCTGTCTCCCGCAACGGTCAGAAGCATAGAGGTTCGACTCCTCTTGGCAAGGGTATAAACCATTCCCAGGTTAGGCCGCAAAGCTTCCAAACAGGTGCGAGGCCTGTCAAGGATAACTAATAAGCCTGATAAACTTATACATGGAACTATATGACTGAATTTGTACAGTAGATGCACATATAGGGTTGTTCGATTCAACAGTTATCCACTATAATAACCACAACTATGAAAATTAGAAACAAACCAGTATTAGTATACGATATTGAAGTATTTCAGAACATATTTCATTGTGCAGTGAAAAACACTGAGACAAATGAAATACACAAATTTGAAATTTCTAAACGTAAAAATCAACTATCTGAATTAGTTTCTTTCTTTCAACAATTTGATAACAGGGAAGGCTCATGGAATGAGTCCTATACCACAGATTATCAATTTGATACAAAAGTAATATTTGCAGGATATAATAATATTCATTTTGATAATCCTATAGTAAACTATATGATAGATTACTATTACAGGTTATCTAAATTATCTTACGATAAAGTTTGTGAAAGCTTATATAACATGAGTAAGATAATAATAACCAGTAAGGATGGTCAAGAAGATCAATGGAAGAAGTGGAAATATCAACAATGGTTTGAATCATTTGATATTCTTACTATGCTTTATTCTACTCAACTTAGAGTAGGATTAAAAGAAATGCAAGTAACTATGCAATACCCAAATGTACAAGAATTTGTATACGATTGGAGTAAACCTTTACCAGAAGATCTATTTGAAGAAATGATTCAGTATAATATAAATGATATTGAATCTACTGCAGAATTATTAGAAAGATGCAAAAAAGAAGTTGATTTACGAATAGCAATTGAAGATGAATATGGTGTAAGAGTCCTAAGTAAAGATGGCGTTAATATTGGTATGAAAATTATTACCCAGAAATATCTTGAAAAGACTCATCAAACATGGTGGCAAATACGTGATTTACGTTCTCCAATGAATATGATTCCATTGAAGGATGTAATATTACCGTTTATTAAGTATAAATCTCCTATCTTAAATAAAATGCTTGAAGAAATGAAACAACAAATAGTTTCTCCAGGTAGAAAAGGATATGAGTATAAATTTATATTTAATAATTTACGCTACTCTGTAGGAGTTGGTGGAATACATTCTGTTAATGATCCTGAAATAATTGTACCAAAAGAAGATGAAATGCTTATAGATATAGACGTTGCTTCTCTATATCCAAGTATGCTAATACAATACAAGTTTTATCCTAAACATTTAGGACCAGAGTTTCTCGAAGTCTATTCTCAAATTAGAGAAGAACGTTTAGAAGCAAAGAGAAACGGGAACAAAGTAAAAAATGAAACTTTGAAACTTGCGTTAAATGGTTTAAGTGGTAATTTACAAAATGAACATAATTTTTGTTACAGTCCGTTTGCAGTAATGCAAATTAGAATTAATGGACAACTATTGTTACTTATGTTAGCTGAATCTCTATCAGAATTAGGATGTAGAATAGTACAGGCTAATACTGATGGTTTATTTGTCTTACTTAAGAAAGATAAGTATGAACAAGTAAAAGAAGCTTGTACTTCTTGGGAACAACTAACAAAACTTGAGCTTGAGGAAGAACGTTTTGAAGCTATGTATCAGTTTGCAATTAATGATTATATTGCAATTAAAGAAGGATACAAAGACAGCAAAGACGAAGACCTTATTAAGAAAAAGGGTATGTTTATTACTAAAGTGCTGTTAGGAAAAGGTCTTAATCCGAAGATTATACCTGAAGCAGTAATAAGGTATTTTGCAGATGGTATTCCAGTAGGGGATACTATAAGAAACTGTAAAGACATACGTAAGTTTTTACAAGCTGAGAAAACAGGTAAACAATGGACTGTAGAATATAATAATCAAGTACAACAGAGAATTAATAGATTTTATGTTAGTACAGATGGTTTATATTTATGGAAGTATAAAGTAGAAAATGGTATAAAAGAATACCAAAACATGCTTAAAGGTTATGGAGTAACGATCCTTAACAAATTAACTCCAGATAAACCAATTGAAGAGTATAATATTAATTATGCTTACTATATAGTACAGGCAACAAAGATTATTAATCAATTGAAACCACAACAGTTAAGTCTATGGGACTTCTCATAAATTAACAAAGACTTTCATAATCTAAAATCATAGACTTCCTTTAACGAAAGAGAAGACATGATATTAGAATTAAATACAGAATTGCTTAATAAGATTAAGCCGTTAACTATTAATCAGTTAGTATTTTTAAATCTTGTATTAGACGGAAATCAAAAGAATATCAATGACGTCTTGCTACTCATCAGTCTGGTAAGCGAGGCAGAAATACAAGATTTAATCGATCGAGGTTTCATAACAAAAGAAACCGAGCTAGGCTCAGTAACTTATAGCCCTAGTGACGGACTTTTAGAACTTGTCAAAAGAAAGGTTACCATGTTTGACGAGTTTTATGAAGCATATCCACAAGTTGTCATTCGACCAGATGGTACTAAAAGCTTTTTAAGAGCTAATAAGAACAATTGTCGTAGAAGATATAATTCAATAGTAGGAAAGAGTACAGCAGCACACCAGCATCTCATGGAATGCTTGAAATTTCAATTGGATGATTATACTATGACTGGTCGTATGGGTTATATGAAAACGATGTGGAAATGGCTAACCCAATGTGAATGGGAAGCACTTGACGAGCAAATGAAAGAAAGTGTTGAATCTGAAAAAGTAAATGCTTATGGAACAACACTTATGTAAGCCATTGCCTTTCAGGCATATTTCAGAGGTTACAGTAGAAACTCTGGAATATATAGACATGCGTAGAAAACATGAGATTGAACCTCTTAAAACGAGATGGAAGAAGTTTAATCGAGTCTGTAATGGAGGAATAGAGCAGGGTTGCGTATATACTATAGTAGGTGCGTCAGGATCCGGCAAATCTTCATTTGCAAATATGTTAGAAACTGATTTAATTAGTTTAAACTCTAATAAAGACATTATAGTATTGTCTTTTTCATTTGAAATGATATCTAGTAGACAAGTAGGTCGAAAGATAAGCAATGCTACAGGTAGAACAACTAGTGAGTTATATAGTGCAGAAACAGATATAAAAGATGATGAATTTGTACGTATAGCACAAGAAGCAGAGGAACTTTCGAAGTATCCTATCTATTACGTAGATACTGCGGCTACTGTAGAGCAAATAGAAAGTACAATAGAGTATTTTCAACAGAATCTTGCTAAAGATAAATGGCTAATAGTAATATTAGATCATACTCTATTAGTAAGAGGAAAAAGTGATGAAAGTGCTTTAATCATTATTAGAGATTTGCAGAACTGTTTTATAAATGCAAAAAAAGTAGGTTGCACAAGTATAATACAGCTCTCACAGATGAACAGGAACATTGAATCTCCTGATCGTATAAATAACCCAGCATGTCACTATCCTATGAGAAGTGACATTTCTTCCGCAGATTCTATCTTTCAAGGAAGTGATGTTGTAATAGTAATAGCCCGTCCAGAAATTTTAGGCTTTACAATATATGGTCCTCATCGACTCCCAGTACAAAACAAGATATATCTTCACATTCTAAAGAATCGTGAAGGTCAGTTAGCAATTCTTGATTTCGAAAATGACCTAGCACATAACAATATCATTGAGATAGAAAGAGAATCAGAATCTAATCCTACTGATTAGTTCAACAAAAAATTAAGACTGACATGAAAAGTTATATATTCAACTTAGGTAATTCTAATAATACGACAAGTTATTCATCTAATAGCGGTGTAAGTTCTTATACACAGAGTTTGTTTGATAAAGCATTGGATTTTACTCCGTATTGGAGTAAAACAAGTAATGGGTATACTCCCTTTCGGTCTACATACGAAAGTAAAGCTCCTATTTTTACTCTTCCTTTTACTCTAGAAAAGAAGAGTCCGTTGTTTGATCCGAACTTTAAGTATAAAAAGATTCAGAAAGATCTTGATGCTTATGAAGCATGGACAGCAGCAATGAACAAGATGAAAGCTTATCGTAATTATTACGGAGACCGTAGTTATGATGCATTAGTAGGTGGCATTCCGGCAAATTTCTTCGGAGATTTTGTACAGATTGGTGATGTAGTCATTCCTACATATGCAAACCGCGATTATTTTAATCGTCTTCCGCGTGAAAACAAGTTGACGATTGTGAGTGTATCTATTACTATTTTGAATATTTTTGTGATCGAATAAAATTTAAAATAACATATACTTACTATTTCATATTTTTTCAATCTTATCATATCGTATCAAACCAGTAAGTTAATAACTTCATTATTATGATAGTATTACCTACTGAAAAAGTTAAAGCCAAAGTAAAGAATCCAAGATTTCTTATACTGTTTGGTAAACCAAAGTCGGGCAAAACTACTATAGTGAGTGAACTACACGATAATTTAATTATCGATCTTGAGGGTGGATCAGAATTTCTGGAAGCCCTGAGTGTTCAAGCTCGCAATATAAACGATTTAGGCGAAATTGCATCTGCAATTCGTCAGAAAAATAAGGAATGTGGTGGATATTTCTATAAACATATAACAATCGATAATGCAACAAGGCTCGAAGAGCTTACGTTATCTTATGCTCTTACTCTTTATAACCAGACTCCAATGGGTAAAGGTTTTAAAGGTGATATAAGAACACTTCCTCAAGGAGGTGGTTGGTTCTATATTAGACAGGCAGTAAGAAAAGTTATTGATATGTTTAGAGACTTATGCGAAGAATTTATTCTAGTAGGTCATACTAAGGATAAACTAGTTAATAAGGATGGTGAAGAACTGTCTGAAATGCAGCTAGATTTAGCAGGTAAGCTTAGCGATATCATTTGTGGAGAAGCAGATGCTATTGGATATGTTTATAGAAAGAAGAACCAAACCTTAATTTCGTTTCAAGGCGGAGAAAACAATATAGTAGAAGCGAGAGCTCCTCATCTTAGAGGAAAGAAAATTGTTATTGCAGAAAGCAATGACGAAGGTAGGATAACAACCTATTGGGATAGAATATATTTGCCTAACAATGATTAATAAAATATACGTATATGTACAGTTCTAGCAGAGCAAAACAGATTGTAAAAAAGGATGTAGCATTTTTAACTGCAGGTATTCATGATGATGTTTATTTGGTAGGAGTTAGATGTGAAACTTCTATTCAAGGAAATAATTTCATTGAATTTAAGTTTGAAAAAGAAGGTAGAACAATGACCCATACTGAATGGGAACCTTCAAAATCTACTCCTCAGAAGGAACTAAGTAAAGAAGAATTTGAAGACAAACTGGATAGACAGTATAAAAGAATTGAACAAATACTTTTATGTTTCTATTCTTCTGAAGAATTGCAGTTTGAAGATGGAGATTTCAAAGAATTTGCAAAATGGGTAGAAGGTTTACTCACTGCAGATAAAGTAAAACAGACTCCGTTGAGAGTAAAAATAGTATATAACAAGAAAGGTTATACTACATTGCCTCAATATGCTCGTTATACATTTATTGAACCGATGAGTATTGTAAAAGAAGATAAATCTGTTATTACTCCATTAAACATTGATAATTTCGAAAAGCCTATTGTAGCAGATAATGAAGTATCTAATGCTAATCCGTTTCAAATGGTAAATAGTACCTTAAATACTGTAGCAGATAATGAAGTATCTACTACAAATAACGTTGATGATTTGCCTTTCTAAAAGGTAACCAATAGCAATTGGGGGGGGGGGTAACGAAAGTTACTCCCCTTTTTTATTAACCTCTAAAAATAAATCAATATGTTAGACATTCAAGAATTAGAATCAAAGTTAAAAGAATCAAAATATAGTTTTAAGAATGGTAAGTTTTTCCCTGGTGCAGAACATGCAGATGAATCATCTGGAGGAAATACAGGGACTTTCTCTACAAAACAGGAATACTTGGAAGAGTATTTGAAATCTAAACAGACAAGTAAAGATTTCCAGGATCTTGTTGCAAAGACTATGGCATACATGCAAGCACAGAAGAATAGAGAAAGTAAAGAAGGTCAATCTGACTTTACACAGAATCTTACCGATAAAACTAAGGTTAAAGACTTAGAAGTAGGTGATAAATTCTTTGGTAGCATTGTTACTACTATTAAGAAAGATGGAAAGAAAGTACGTTCTAAGCCTATAGACTACTGGAAAGTAGTTGAAAAAGATACACGTTTCGGTACTACTTTTACTCTGGAAAACAGTAAAGGTGAAAAGTTCAAAACTTCTGCCGGAGGTATTTGTATTAAGAAAGCCGGAGAATTTGAAAAACAATTGTTGAAGGCACGTGAAAAATTGCAGAAAGAACTTGAAGAACAGAAACGTAAGGCTGAGGAAGAAGCTAAGATGATAGATATGTCTAAGCTTGAACCTGAAGCTCAGCTTAAGAAAATAATTGAAGCTGGCATACGCAATGTTTGGATGGTAGGTCCAGCGGGTTGTGGTAAATCTACTATGGCTCGTAATGTTGCAAAGGAATTAGATGTTCCTTATTTGTGTATATCCTGTGGTATTGGTACTTCTGCCACAGAGTTTATAGGATATAAATATCCTAATCGTGAAAGTACTAAATTTGCTGAATATTATGCTAAGCCGTCTATCATCTTGATTGATGAGATGACAGCTTTAGACCCCGCAGTAGGTCAGGTATTAAATGCTGCTCTTGCCAACGGTGAGATTGAGACTACTACTGGTTTAGTATGTCGTCACCCCGAGTGTATCATCATTGCTACTTCTAATACGTTTGGTAATGGTGCGAGTCGACAGTATGTGGCTAATAATCAGTTAGACGCATCTACTATTGACCGATTCATCGGTGGCATTATAGAAGTTAACTATTCTGTAGCTTATGAAAGTCAGTATGATACTGATGTAGTAAACTATGTATGGAAACTTCGTGAGATCATTAAAGAGTGCAACTTACGTCGTATTGCATCTACGCGTATGATACAATCTGGCCACATAATGAAGAAGGCTTATTTTAAGAACTGGAGAGATATGCTAATTACTAACTGGACTGATTCTGAAAAAGAAATGGTTCATACAAAGTTAAAATTAGACATTTCTAAAAGTTTTAAACTCATAGATGATGGTGAAGATCTTCATGATGTATTCTTAAAAGCAGCAGCGTAAAGTTATGGGAAGATTAAAGGTAGAGTTTGATGATCTCGAAAAATTTTACACGGAGTGTGATATTCGAGAAGATACTGGAGACAAAAGTCGTTGGAAAGAAATTAACGATAAAGATGATCCAAGGTGGATAGGTCTATCGTTAGAAGAAATTAAAAAGTCTAAATACTTTTATAATAAAGGTTTAGATAAACTTGAATCTTTGACAGAAGAATTATTAGGAGGTTGTTCGAAGACAGAATTTAAATATGATGAACAAGATGGTGATGATATGAACTACGATAGATTTATCGAAGGATTACCATCTTTAAAGAAACGAATAAGAAGAGGTGGAAACAAGAACGGAAGATTTATTAACCTTCATGTAGGTATATGTGAATGTTGTGCTGTATCTCATAAAGATATGTTATATAAAGCATATACTGCAGTAAAACTAGCAGATTATCTTGAATCTCAAGGTTATCGAGTACAGATCACAACATTTGCAGAAGTAGCTGATTTAGGTTTTTATAAAGACCAAAAGTTAGATTATTTATTAGTAGAGGTTACTATTAAGAAATTTGAAGATCCTTTATTATTACCTACTATTCTTACTTGTGTATCACCTTGGATGTTTAGATATCATATATTTAAGTTCTGGACAGCAAAGTTCAGGTGTGGTTGGGGATTAGGCCATGTACCACCTATAACTCGAAAGAGTAATAAAGAACATATCTATATATCTTCTGGTGAGTGCCTTGATGAAAAAAGTGCTAATCAAAAGATCAAAGAAATCCAAAAAATCTTTGAGAATGAACATGGGGACGAAGAATAAGTATTGCGAGAGAGTAATCCGGCGAACTACTGGTCTTGGAGAAGACAAACTTGAAAAGAGTGTAGGATACTTAGGTGTGGCGCTAATATAATATTAGCACGGGGGTTCGAATCCCCCCTAGTTACAACAGGTTTTTAATTTAACAACGATTATATGCTAATAGCTGGAAGAAAGTAAGCACATAACCATTACTAATCAGGCTAATACGGTTCATGAAAATGAGTCGTCGGCGGTTGAGTGGAGGTAGATGGTAAGTAGATGTGTGAATGGGCCAGATACGATTTGCTAACTAGCATGTATCTAAATGGGGTGGTTCGAGTCCACCACTTTCTACAATTAAATTTATATCATATGTATGATTCTAAAAGAGCACATAAAACAAAAGAAATAACACTTGATTATATATTATCAAGAGTATCAGAATATGATATATATGCTCGTTATTTAGGACAATTTAAAATAGGTTATATTTACAATAGTCCATTTAGACAGGATAAAAATCCTTCCTTTGGTATTTTCCGAAGTAAGAAGACTGGTAAATTATTATTTAAAGATCATGGTAATGGTCTATGCGGAGATGTTATTAAGTTTGTACAGGAATTTACAGGCATTACTAACTATAATGATTTATTAAATCAAATAGTTAAAGATCTCAACATAAAAAATAATACTGTTTTAAAAAGTACTAAGGAACAAGAAAAGTCTGAAGAAACTGTAATAGGAGTAGTTAGACAAGACTTTACAGAAGCAGATATAAAATACTGGGAACAATTTAATATAAAAGCAGATACTTTAAAAAAGTATAATGTCAGTAGTATTAAATATTATCTCTGCAATGGTATAGTAAAAGGTATATATAAAGAAGACAATCCGATGTTTGCATATAAAGTATATGATAGATTTAAGATTTATAGACCATATGGTGACAAATACACTAAATGGCGTAATAATCTTACTGAATATGATATACAAGGTTATGAACAATTAGCTGAGTCTGGAGACTTACTAATAATAACTAAGTCTATGAAAGATGTTATGTGCTTAAGAGAAATGGGTTATAATGCTATTTCTCCTTCATCAGAATCTACATTTATACCTGATAGAGTATTAGAAGTACTTAAATGTAGATTTAAAAATATAATTGTTATCTACGATCGAGATAAAGCAGGATGCAAAAATTTACGTAAAATTACAACAACTTATAGACTAAAACCGTTGTTAATCCATAAAAGTTTTAAAGCGAAAGATATTTCTGATGCTATTAAACTTAATAATTTTGAAACTATAAAAAATTGGATTGATAATGAGTTCAGAAAACAAAGAAATTTGGAAAAAGATAGAAAATTATGACTATATAGTTAGTAATTTTGGAAGAATTAAAAACTTAAAAAATAACAATCTTTTAAAACCACAAGATAATCGAAATGGTTATTTAAAAGTATGTTTATCTAAACATGGAAAAGTTAAGCAATTTTTGATACATAGATTAGTAGCAGAATTGTTTGTAGATAATCTAAATAATTTACCACAAGTTAATCATATAGATGAAAATAAGAAAAATAATAATTTTTCTAATCTAGAATGGTGCACTAAAAAGTATAACATGAATTATGGTAAATTAAAAAACTTTCATAAAAAAGAAATTGCAAAATATGAAAATGGATATTTTAAGTGTAAATATAATTCTTTGAAAGAAGCTGCAGAAATAAACAATTTATCTAAAAGTTCTATTAGTCGTTGTTGTAAAGGGTTACAAAAAACATATGCTGGGTTTACGTGGAAATACATTTAAGAAATTCAAAAGCAAAGATATATCTGATGCTGTAAAAAATAACGGGTTTGATAAAGTAAAAAATTGGTTAAAAGAAACATTATGAAAAAGTTTTTTTCAAAAGTAGTTGATATCGTTCGTCAGGGTATAGCATGGTTGTTAGCTATACCGTTTATACTTTCTGTATTTCTTCTAGTATTATTTGGTTTTCTAATAGGCATTACTAGTCTTAAAGTATTTGAAAAGATTGGTTGTAAAATCAATAGTTTCTCTGATTCTTCTGAAAACAATCTTGATAATAAGATCAAAGATTATGAAGAACTTAAAAAGAATCTAGAAGAACTACTTGAAAAAGTAGAAAATGGTAATGCAACTGTAAAAAGTTATAGAATAGAATGATAGATTTTTACTCTACTGAAATAACAGTTAATCTTGTTCAATTCTTATGTTTTTGCTTTTTATGTTGTACTGTAAGCAACATAATTAATTTTGCATCGTTCCATTTGATATTTAAAGAATATACAAATGTTATCAAAGAAGCGAAAAAGCAAAAAGAAAGAGAACAAGAAAGTAAAGAATGCAACTCCGATAGTGATTGATGGAATACAATTCCGAAGTAAACTAGAAGGATATATATATACTGAGTTGAAGAAGAATAAATTGAAGGCTGATTATGAACCCATAGCATTTGAACTCATGCCAGCCTTTCAATTTAAGGATAAGAAACTAAGACGTATGACATATACTCCTGATTTTGTAGGAGATAATTTCATTATTGAAGCTAAAGGAAGACCTAATGACGTATTTCCATATAAATGGAAATGGTTCATGTACTATCTGAAAAGTAATGGACTAGAAAATAAATTTGATTTATATATAGTTCATAATCACAAAGAAACTGATGAATGTATAAAAAAAATTAAGACTATGGAAAGTAAAAATATTTTAGAAGAATATGATGTAATTATCGATCTTGGACCTGCTTATAAAAAAGAAGAAAAAGACGATAATGATACAGAAGGATAATTATGGATTTAAGTATACCTTATTATGAAGATATGTCTAGAATATCTAATAGTAATATCGGATGGTTTATTAAAAAAGGACCTCGATACCTTAAAGATATGCTAGATGGAAACGCTGAAGGTCTTAAAGCAAGTTATCTCGATAAGGGAACTATGATACATATGTATATACTTCAACCAGATGAGTTCTGGTCACATTATCGAATACTAGACTTTGAAACTCCTAGTAGTAAACAACAGCAAGCATTTGCTGATAAACTAGTTAATACTGTCGAAATAGATACTGATTTAGCCCTTATAAAGGCATATTCAGAGACTTACAGTACAAAGAGTAAGAGTGAAGATAAAGTACTCTTAGAAGCTAAAGAATTAGCTAAAAAGCTAGAAAACTACATAGAGTATCTTAAGACTGAAAGACAAACAGAGATGAAAGTTATATCATTTGCAGACTTAGCTATGTTAAAGACTATAAAACAGAATTTACAGAGTCATAAGAAAGCAAATGAACTATTATATAACCTAAAAGAAACTTGTGAACAGTATAATGAGTTTCACATAAATTGGGAATTCCCAAAACTTTTCGAAAACTATCAATTACCTTGTAAGTCTTTATTAGATAGATTATGCATAGATCATACTGAAAAGAAGATCATACTAATAGATTTAAAAACTACAGCAGATGTTAATAATTTTGAACACTCAATTGAAGAATATGATTATAGAAGACAATTAGCATTTTATTGGCTTGCTATACATTGGTATTTTAAATATGAGTTAAATATTGACATTGAAGATTACACTTATGAAACTTACATTATTGCAATACAAAGTAATAATGGATATGGAATAAGAGTAATAAAGTTTAATCCTGAATCTATCGAAGAAAGACTTTCATTAATATCAGAAACTATCAGTGCTATTTGCTGGCATAAGCAAAACAATTTATGGGATTACTCTCGTTCATATTATGAAGGAGATGGATCAGAAATGTATAACAGCATCGATAGTAGCCTTATTCTTTAATGCTAGTTATGTTAGTATTATACTGCACAAACTAAATAAGTATTGGATAAAAAAAGACCTGTATATAGATTATACAGGTCTATCATACTTAGAATATAGAAATTTATGTAACTATTTTAAAGTACATAAACTATATTTAGGTCATTATAGATATAAAGGTGATTTAGACTATCATACTGTTTTTATATTTAGAATTGAAAAAAAGCAACAACGTTTAATATATATTGTTGAGAATAAGTATTTTCATTTGCTTTCAGCTGAGGTTAAAAAGCAAATAAATGCATTTTCTAACTATAACTTTATATGTTAATAAATTAAAAGAATAGTTATGATGTTAGATGAAATTACATTACAGGTAAAAGAAGAGATTTTTATAGCAAGTATAGCAGAACATGATGATTCATATGCACTTACTTTACTACAAGATATTAACTGTTTCGCATGGGAATAGTTAAGCTATAATTTAGTTGTTTAAAAAAAGAAAGGGGTCGTTGTGAAACGATCCCTTTTTTATTTTAGTTAAGAGTATTAGAAAGATTTCGAAGTTTTTCAGCAGGATTCTTCATATTGTAATATGCATTAGTGTATTTATTTACTTTAAGTAAATCTCTTTGCCATCCATACAAACCTTTATAAGATCCTTTTTCGATTTTCTTCCACTTTCTTTCTTGTGTATATGCAATAGGATTAAATACTCTAGTAAGATCTTCTGCTGTATTAATCAACGGAGTTAAGGAGTTAAGTATATTTAATACGTCCATAGGATTATATCTAGAACCAGATTCCAAAGATATTTTCTTTAATTCTAATCGTAAATAACTGCTCCAATAGTAGTCATCTCTATCATCTCCACCTAAACTAAATATGTTAAATAAAGTAAGCCAGAATATATATGTTAATATTTGAGCATTTGCTCTTTTCATATAAGACTTTACTTGATTTTTTACAGTATTTTCTCCATATAGTTTAACAGCTTTTTCGTAATTATTTTTATTAAATCCTATTAGATTTTGTAAATTAAATGCATACCAATATGCAGTTAAGGTACCCATTGCTAACTCCTTGGTTTGGTAATTCCAATACATAGGAGCTAATGTATTTTCAATATTTTTCGGTAGAAAAGCACGGAACATCAGTATACTACTAAGAGCAGTGCTTAAATAAACTCCACTTTTATCTGCTTCTTCGACCATACCTTCTGCATGACTAGCTATAGCCCCTAATCTACTTGATACTTCGTTTTCAAGATCCTGATTAACATACTTGGCATACTTTGGTTTAACCTTTAAACCATTCTTTGTCATTTCGTATGCACCCCATAGATTTTCTTTAGTATTATTGTATAGAGCTTTTTTTTCTTTTAACGATTTGTCAGGAAAATGGTGGTTAAGAAAATCGTTCTCAGAAATAAAATGTAATTTGCCATCCTCTAGTTCGAGTAATCTATAGTTTAAATACGTACCTATCGCAAAAACACTATTAGGCAAAATAGAAGCCATTTTAAATACAGCATATGGTTCTGTTAATCTCTTAGCCATTCTACCTAATCTCCATCTATTTGTATTAGAAAACTCTTCTTCTTGATTAAAAGATAAGCCATTTAACTCTAATACTCCCATTAGCTTACTATTAGAAATGTTCTTACCAAACTGACCTAAGAACTTTAAAGTAACAAGTTCTTTAGCCAATTCTCTATTTGCTATTAAGAAATCTCTTGTATTGATGAACTTACTAATAAAAGAATCAGCAGCATAAAAACTCCATGCAGATACACCACCAGATATAGCAGATCTAGGATTCCAAGCAAGACCTAAATCTCTACCCCAATCAGCAAAGTATCTGTATATCTTTTCTAAAGATATTTTTCTACCATTTACGCTAACATCTTTAAAATTAGCAGTTCTACCATATAGATGAAAACCTAAGTATTTATGAACTTCTTGAGATAAAGCACTATTTTCTGCTTGTACAGTAGTTTTGCCATTGTTTATATATCCTTCCTTACTTATGATACTATCTAATAGATTGAGTTGTGGAGCTACTTCTTTCTTATTTTGATAGTTACAAGCCATTCTATAGTATTTAATAACAGCACCAATTAAATCATTTGTACCAACAGATGGATCAGTTAACATTGAAGTATACATAGTAGGCATAATGTTTATTTCAGTACCATTAGGTCTAGTTTCTACTCTTACTCCATGTAATTCATCATCAGGATTTATAGCAAATGCATCACTCATAAAGTCTCTTGTTCCTGTTATTAAGCCTTTACTAGCTGCATAATTAAATATGCTACCAGTTACTTGAGGTAATTTATAGTTATTTTTATACTTAGCATGAGAAATCTTATCATTACTTTCATCCATAGTATTAATAAGCACATCATATAAGTGTTTAAGAGCAGGATCACGCATTACTGCATCAAACTCCCTTCTATTATCATATTCTTTTTTAGATAATTTTGGTTGTTCTGCTTCTGGTATATTCCTATCGTAATTATGATTGTAATAAGCAGCTTCTTCAGATGTTTCAGCCCAGTTACTATTAGGAACTCTATGCATATACTTATCTAATACAGGCTTAACAGTAGTCATATAAGAATGATAGTGTTTAACTCCATTATCATCTACCCATATATCTTCTGGTAATACAGCATTCTTTCCACCATTGTCTTTTGCTATTTGACTTAGTTCAGATTTAAATAATCTTTGATTACCTCCTTTCTTATGAGCTTTACTACGGACTTTATACATAGCAATATCTAATTCTTTAATCTTATCTTTAACGAGCTGAGGCATACGAGTATAATCTGGCTCATATCTATCAGTTCTATAAAGTTTTAATAGATTAGCTCTTGCTTGATATAATTTATCATACACTTCTCCATAATCAGCTTTATTCTGTTTTGAAATTAGATTTTGAAATTCTTCTGTAAATTCCCATCTTGTATTTCTTTCTAACCAAGCTTCATATAAAGTATATTTACCATCAGGAGTATAACCTTGTAGCTTTTTCATTTTTTCCATTTCATCGAGGAAAGCCTCCATATTGACTTTAGACTTTAAACCCTTAGACAATTGTTCATAAGCTTCAGTCAATTCCATAGCAATATTGTATTCACTGCTACCCTCTGGTTTAATTTCCCCAGTAATAGGATCATATGGATTAGCAAGATTTCTTTTTTTCTCAAGTAAAGACAGGTATTGTTCATACTCATCTAATGCCATTTTCTCAAATCTAGGCTTCTTAGTAGTTTCATCTATAAAAGGCTTAAGTAAGTTCTCAATATCTAAGTTTACTTCAGATAAAGCCATATTTGCCTCCATACTTAAATTAGCAAATATTCTATAAAATTCTGGAGTATATCTTCTTTCTGCATTTTCAGATTTCCATTCATTATAGTCTATTTGATACTGTACCCATAAGTCTGGATTAAGTTTTAATTCGTCTACACTAGCTAATTTATGATCTTTTAACCATTTCTTTCTCCATTCATACTTATTATTCTGATAAACTCCATATCTTCTATCACGAATAAAGTATCCTGTTTTTTTGCCGTTTATATCCTTTTCAAATAACTTTGAATGGTCACTAGTAGCACTTGCAGCTATTTTAAGTTCTGCATATTTGTTATATACTTGCTTATGAGTTTTATTATTTACATCACCAATAGTCTTTCTTATTAGTCTATAAACAAATTGTGGAGAACTAACTGGAGTTGCTAACCAACGATTATACCATTTTAAGTCACCATCAAAAGTTAACCAGTTCATTAAAGAATTATCCACAGAAGGATCGTGAGCACTTTCCATTTCATCTCTAAGGAACTTTTCAACGGTTCTAATCACAGCATTTTTAAACTTATAACCTATATTTTTTCTATTAGGCATCTTAGATGATGAGAGTTCAGCTATAAGTCCATTTATAGTAGTAACTATATTGTTAAACTCATTTTCTCCTAAAATAGATGAAAAGACATTATTATTAAATTCAATATTTAATTCATCATGTACCCTACGTAAGTTACTTTCATGAGGATAGATATATTCTGCTCCAAAGTTATCTAATGCAGTACGAAGTTTATTCATTTGATCTACATTATTACTTTGTTGTGCTAGCATTAATTGCTCATCAATCTTATCTATTACACTTTCTGCTTCATTTAAACTGTATATAACATTATCTACATAGTCTAATATACCATTAAGATAATTAGTTATATTTTCTATATCTTCAGCATCTTTAAGTGAGTTCTTTAATGTGTTTAAAGAAGATAAAAGTTTATCATTACGAATTGCCTCATTTCTATCAAACTTATCTTCTATAACATTATATTTTAATGATGCTACTCTATTCTCTGCTGTCTTTACTAAGTCATTAAATACAGCTCTTAATCTCATAGCAGAAATCTCTTCACGTTTACTTGCTGCTGGTAAGACATCTGGTATATAATCGTGAGTATCTTCTCTTTTTTCTAAAGTCTTATAAGCATTAAACTCTATAACATTATTTACAATTTTATTAACTAAGTCTTGATGAGTAGTATTCTTATTAAATAGTCTTTTAAACCAATCAATAAGCTTTTGTAGTAATGTTTTTTCTCCAGTAGAAGCATTGAAATCCTGCATATTGAAAATTACATCAGGATTAGAAAACAGCTCTGCTGCAAATTCATATACATTCTTACTTGCGTGATCATCATATTTAGATGCATATTCTTTTTGTATAGCTCTAAGTTCGTTTACTGCCTCTGTATCTGCTGCTAAAGAATCTAGAGTAATAGCATGAGCTATTTCATGTAGTAATACATTTTCTAATGAACCATATCTACTGAAATCACCATTTCTATTTACTACAATCTTATCTGCATTCCTATCGTATATAGCAGGTGTCCAATAAGTAGCTTCAGGATACATTTCATTTAATGGTCTATCTGTATATTCAATAGATACAGGCTGCATATTTATTTTACTAGCAACATCATTGAGTACAATAGCCATTTCAGAATCCATATTATCTAATAGTTCTTTACTATTACTATAAGATTGCATAGATTCTAATTGACTTATATTTTCTGAGTTACTATCTGCTAGATATATATTATTATCCTGAGTAGAGAATGTACCTTGATTATCTATTGATTTAATTTGATTGGGATTAAATGCTACATAAGTAGTAGTAATACCACTTGTTAAAGCAATTCCAGAAGCGTTTTCATCTACGTTTTCAATTATTGCACCTTCTGAATTATTTATTGATTCTTTTTGTTCTTTAGATAAATGAGCAATAGTTGATCCTTGCATATCTACTGTAGTAGTATTACGTAAGTTTAAAAAAGCAGGTATTACTTCACCTTCTATATCAATTTTTGATGCAAAGAATTCACCTGTAAAATTATCTGGATCGTTTACTACACGATTATATTTTTCCATCATTTCATCATAATATTGTGAAGTAACGTCAGGAAAAATTTCTAAAAATTCTTCTTTGGTCATAGATAATGCACCGCCATCTTCTCCGAACCTATATTTTGCCATATCTCTATCTAATTGCGACGCATAATCTCTACTGCCAGAATACATTTCTGCAATTTGTTTATCTTTTGTAAAATATACTCCTTTTTTAATTAGTCCGGTCAAGTGAGTCCGAGATCTTTTAGATTCCAGATTAAAAGTTGTAGCTCCCTTTGTTGGTCTGCCAGAGTATACTATTAAGGGCTCTCCATTTTTATCTACTACTTTGGATTCACCAAACCAATTTTTAAAGCTCTTAGAATAAGTTCTAGCCTTAGCTTGAATAGCAGCTACTCTATCACCTTTATAATGCTCTAAAAGGTCTGAAAAGAGCTTAGATGGCTCCCCATTGGGAGCCTTATCTATGCCGTTACCATTGTTTTGCGACCATATATGATAAGCCGCTGCTTCACTTGTTGCATTTTTTAATTCTTCAAATTCTTTTGCAACTTCTTCATTTTTTAAATTAGGACAAATTATTTTCATATATGATTACTTTATGCAATGATTCATTTCATTAGTTGGGAATTCATTTTCGTTATTAAACTCATTGAATGAAACTCTTAGTTCAAACGAGTATACTAATTCACCTTGTGTGTTATAATAAGCAGGACTATATAAATACACATTGTAATTATCTCTAAACCATTCTGCAGAATTTGTAGAATTGTCGATATTTCTTACATACTCTACAAATAATTTTGGTAAAAATTTATCAATAGCTCTCTTAACTGCTCTCTTAGCATCTTCCTCACCTTTAGATTCGCTAGCTACGTGGTAATATGTGTTATTTTCCTCGTTAAAAGATGCCAAAGTAAATTCCTTCCCATCATACTGTAATAAGTACTTATTACCATTGTTCGCAGTAAATAGTACTCTAGGTGCTATATCATCAATTGAGTATATTACATTAGTAACTCCTTCTGGAAATCCAGAAAACGTAGTACCTTGCTCTATTCTTTCTTGAGTTGTAGTAGAGATTACACCTGTAGATTTGTCTAAAGTTTGCTCTAAAGGCTTTGTAGGAACTGATTCTATTACTTCACCATCTTCATCTACCTCTGAATTAATTTCTTCTATATTAGATCTATTCTCACTCATATCAAATCCAAACATATAATTTATAGTACTAGAAGGATTGAATATACCACTAATACCAGGAAGTTTAGGATTATTTGATTGAGAATTAACTTTCTTAATAAGATCGTTTATTACCTCTGGTATATCTTCTAAGAAGTTATTATCATATTCAGAGTAAGTAGGTGCTACATTATTACCAGTTATAATAGAGTATCTTGAGAATTTGGTACTACCCATAACATATTGACTCATATATTCTGTAACCATACCTTTACCACCTTCTCTAAATCCTTTTTTATTAACTAAGATATATAATGGTTTATCTACTGTACGTTTACCTTCTTGTTTAACATATGTACCAATAAACTTATAAAGATCAAAACCACCAGTTGAATTATTGCTTCGTACTTTAACGTAAGGATGATATAAAGGAGTACCGTCTAAGTTTCTACATATCATCTGTCTATTACTACCTTTAATAGCAACTGGTATCATTTTATTACCTTTTCTCTCTCTATGAACATATACTCCTTTCTTAGTAGTATCTAAAACAGGTACTAACGTATTATCTTGCCAGTTATTACGATAAATTTCGTGTACATCTTCTTCTGTATAGATTCTACTGAAATCATCAGTTTCTTCCAATGTACGTACTTTTTCATAATAACCTAATTCTTCTAATTGTCTCATAGGAATAAAGTCAAATAGAGAATTAAGATGTTTGGTACCATGTCCACTAAATACTGCATATCTAATAAGATCGTATGCCAAATCATGTAATTCTTTATTATCACTATCCAATAATTCTTGCCAGTATTCTCTAATCTGTCTGCTAGCATTAGAACTAATATCATCAGAATAATCAAGACGAATATAATCTATAGCTTTGCCACTGCTATCTGTAACACCTGTTAGACTATTCAAGAATAAATTACTTATTCTACCATTAGTTACAGATATAACAGGGTATTTATTACCCTTATTAGCAGCATCATCAATTATATCCTTTTTAATCTTATTAAGTCTTTTAGCAATACTATTATTACCTACAAACAAATCTCTTAAACTTCTAAGGCTTCCTATAAGAGGACTATCTACATTGTCATATAAAGAATAAGACCTCCAATAAGAATCCATAGCATTAGTAATTGCAGTAATTGTTTGCTTATTACTTACTGATTTTAAACCACTAGCATTTACAAATGACTTAAACAAATTATAATACTGAGTCTTTGATTGTATATTTACTTTACCTAATAAATCCAAAGCAAATAATATACTATTGTCTATCTTTCTTTGTAAGAAAGTATCTTTATAGAATTTGTTAATCATTTCTGGAGTAAAGTAAGGAGAATTATACATATCTGCTACTTTATCCATAAACTGACGCATTTCAATAGCATTCTTACCAAATTTCTTAGTATCTACTTGAGATGCTTTTACAAGATCTGATAATGCTTTTGCCATAGGATCTAATTGCTTATATAGTTTATATACTAACAATTGTCCATAGTAATAATCAAAATCTTTATCTTTCTTATTAGCTTTATCAAGTAAGTTTTCTAAGTAACCTAATTTGCCTGATTCTGGTATTTCAAATAATACTTCATCAGTGATTCTATCATTAGCTAACAAATCTTTAAGCTGTTCTTTTTGATCGTTACTCTTTGCTAAAGATTGTGCTTTCTTAGTAAATTCTTCTATAATAGATTTTTCTTTCTCATCATAACGTCTTTGGAATGTTTTACTAGTATCAATTCCATATACTCCTTTACTCTGGATATAATCTTGAGCCATACGCTTCATTATTTCCTGAGATACAAAGTACATAGTGTTTTTACCAGCACCATTTCTAAGCAATAAGTTAGTTATATTATAAGTAAATGTGTTTACATTTAACTTAATAATATAATTATCCTTAGCAACGTCTACGTGAGCACTAATCAAAGCTGATAACCAGTCAAGAATATGAATATCGTCTACACCAGTTACTTTGTGTAAATTACCCATATGAGGCATATATTCTGGTGCTTGCATTACCAGTTCTACTAACTGACCTAATACATGATGAGGGTTATTAAGAGCAAACGGACCAATACCACTTTTACTATCTGCAAAATCTTGCTTTAGATTATCTTGATATTCTTCTGTATATTCATATAAAGCGGTATTATTAGTAACATCTGGGAAGTACTTTTTAACAATACCGTTTTTCATAATATTTACAGGAACATCCAACGGTCTAGTGGTATCATGTACATTCTTAGGATCAAGCATTGAAGCCATAAAAGTATCTATAAGAAGATTTTCAACAGCACCTTGACTATTTTCTTCTACAGACTTATTAAAGTCATATTGAGTTTTAGTAGCTGTATATGCATATTCTCTATAAGTACCAGTATTAACATCATAAGCAATATTAGAGTTAGTTTCAGATAAATACTGATTAATAGATTCTGATGCCTTCATAGAATTTCTTCTAGTAATAGGTTCACCATCTTTAATACCAAGTACTTCATCTGCCCATTCATTATAACCTTTAAGAGCTATTTCTATTTTCTCCTTACTTACTTCTTTACCTAATTGATTGCTACGTTTAACTGTGTAATTGTACCTAGTTAAGAACAATTTATCAATATCAAAGTCAGAACCAGTTCTAGCAGTAAATTCATCAGGCATAATAATTATATCACCAGCTTGAGACATTACTACATCTCTAATAGTCAAAGCAGCAATAGAAGACATACCTTGTGTAGGTACACGATAAGCCATACTAGATGGAGAAGCATTATTACCTATAATATGGTTATCTATTAACCATTGTCTAGCTTCTAAGAATGACATATTACTATAACCTGGTATAATATGTTTTAATAGGTTAATAGAGATTACACAGTCCATAGAGTTATCTGTGTTTTTCAATTTTAATCTATTTCCACCATTAACCATATATTTAGCATATTGACCAGCTTCACTAGCTTTTACTTTTTCAATAGATTTTAAGCCAAATGAAGACATCTGTACAAATGTACCACCAGGTAAGTTTATATCTACAGTTTCTTTGTTTACTCCAGATATAATCTTAGTAACTAATTGCTTAGCTACAGGAGAAGCAGATAAAGGAACATTAAATTGACCTTTTTCATTAAGACCAACTTGTTCTATCATATCTGTATCCATATTAGATGCTATCATATCTCTTATAAGCTTATCTGATAATCCAGCTAAGTCATTAAAAGAGTATGTACCATCTTCATTCTTAACAGCATGTAAGCTCTTTAAAATACGTTTTAAACCTCTATCAGATAAGTTATCAATAGCTTTCATAGCTAAATCCCTCATTTCTCTACCTTTGACTACTTTACCACCAGGTAACGTATAGTCTCCATCTAATCTAATATTAGAGTATACTGTTTTCATAGCCTGAGTAACCAACATACGCTTTTCAGCATCATGTGCTTCAATAGGCATCTGATTAAGTAAGTTAGAGAAACTTTGTTGTCTAAATGTAATAGGTTGCTTGTAATAACCTTTATCGTCTTTAGTAAAGAAATCTGTTACTTGTGATTGTGTAGCATCTGTATAGAAATCATATTCTACTATATTACCTACCTTAACAGCAGAATCTGTAGTAAACATATCTATAGGATTTTTAGAATCTGTCATTCTATCATATAATACTCTTAAATCACCAGTAGCTAATACTTTAAATAAAGGGAAAATAGCCATCTTATTAAAGATAGGCATATTGATAAATTCACCTGGTAGTGGTTGCAATACCTCATTACCGAAATATACCATTTTCTTAGGAGATAATATTGCAGCTAATGTATTAGTATACTTACGTATATCACCTAAATCATCTGCATGCTCTTCTACATAATCAATGGCTGCTTCTACTTCTGGAGTAAGCTGACCATGTGAAGATAAGATAGCTTTATACATAGTAGGAGATGCATATACAGAAGCATCTGCTTGGTTAATAGGTGTTTTTTCTTCATTAACTTCTACTGTACCATCTTCCTTTCTCTTTATATCCCCATACAAAGATAGGTCACGTTCAGTATTCTGTTTAGCTAGTGTTTTTATATCTTCTGGTACGCCTTCACTTAAAAATACATCATCAGAAGTAAATACGTCATTAATGTATTCATCTGTAAATTTACCAGATGCTTCCATGTATTCCCTTACATATGCATTATAAATAGCTTTATATAATTCAGCAGGTTGATTAGTACGTAACTCTATATCTTTCAATCCAGCTACATTATATCTACCTTGTTTAAATCTTTCATTGCTATTCATTATATGATTAGGGTTAGAGAAGTCTGTTCTAGGTCTATCTCCAGTAGATAAAGTACCGGCAAGACGCTTAGATACGTCAGGATAACTTTTGTAAAAAGCTTCATCTTTATAAAAGACTTTTTCAGTCTCAAACATTGATACAAAGTTATTAACCGTAAAAGTTGCAATTGCATCATATACTGCTAAATTTTCTCTAAAGTCTTTATTTTGATCTCCAGATAATGTATTGATAGAGTTTGCTAAGCCATTACTTCTTTCATTTATACTACTTATTGGAAGATATACATTTTTATATAAATCATTATTAGTCTTAGTAATAAGACCTAATTTCTTTATATAATCTAACTGTTTATCAACCATCACCTGTAGAGTAGTATTAAGATCTTCTTTCAGCTGTGCTTTATTGTTAAAGTAATCCATTAGTTCTTGGTCACTCAAACTATCAAATGACATATAGTTTAGATTACCATCAGCATCATATCTATATACACCTCTAGTTATTCTAAATTTACCTCCTCTACCGTTATCTTGTCCTCTTTTACCAAAATACTTAGTAGGTCTATTAGCATCATCTATTTTATCTTCTGCTAATTTCATTCTACGATATTGTAAAATAGCATCATATTCGCTTCTATAATACTTATAGAATTGTTCTATTACGTCATTAGAGAATCTTACATCTATACTATTTTCAATAGGAGTAAATTGAAGCGTTCTATTTTTAAACAACTTAATACCTTGGATAGGCATATATGTCTTTTTATCAGACATAGTTGGTAATAATAGAATATCATTTTCAGAGCATACAAATTTAGATATAAATGTTTCTATTTTAGGAGCAGATTGATAATCTGTACCAGTATTACCAGAATTGTATTCAGTAATATTTAATAATGTACCTACAGTAAGTCTAGTATTTGGATTACTCTTTAAAGAATTGTATACTAAAGAAGAAGAGTTGATAGGGCATTTCAATAATCTAGATACATAGTTTCTATCATTATTTAATTTCTTTACTTCCAAAGTAAGATAATTATACTTAGATAATGGGTATACTGTGGTATTCTTCGGACCTAATACTTTTTCTTCAAGATTGTTAGTATTCTTCTGATAATGAACTATTGCAAGATTAAGTATACTACTTTCACCTGTAAATACACCATCTAAAGAACGTTTAATTCTATCTGAATTTTTATCTTTTACTGGCCTACGTAATATTTCAGGCAATGCTTTTGCAAGACTACCATCTCTATTACTTGTTAATAGATCTTTAGCAGCTTGTAGTAATGTAGGTTTATTAACTGAATTAACAGCTGATACTTTGTCCACAACAGCTTGAAATAAAGTATCATAATTTACACCAATACCGATACTATTATAGAAGTCTACAAACTTATAAAGTACTTCATTAAATTGTTCATTAGACGTAGAATCTGTCATTCTAGCTAATTCACTTGTAATACTAGTAAGTTTATCTCTTGCTTCTTTTAACTTATCCATATCTGGTTTTCTATTACCAGATTCGTCTGTATATACAAATGCACTATTAAAGAAATTTCTATTCCAATCGTTTACAATCTTTTTACCATTACGTAAGTTGACACTACCACCTAAGTTAGCCATATATTGAATACTATTTTCACCAATATTTTGGAAACCTACAGTAAGGAAATTATGTCTATAACCTGTAATAGTTTGAAATATCTGTGTTTGTAAATTTTCATTTTCTACAGAAGATAATTTATCATATACAGATGCAAAGAATGGATCGGTTTTAGCTAATTGAGCAGCACGTCTGATAAGACCACTATAAGTGTCTTCATCAAACATTTTATCAACAATTCTACGCCAAGCAGTTAAGAATGGAGTTACTTTAGGTATACCTGTTTCAGGGTTAATATCCCTAACATAAGAACCATTTTTATATAAACGATCTTCTATTGAAGACAAGAACAGTTTAACAGCAGGTCTGATATTATGCAGTATAGAAACTTCATACGAAGCTTTATCATACTTATCAAAGTTTTCTTTCTCTATATCCCCACCATCTCTTTCTTCATCTTCTTCATACATTTCTTCTTCTTTTACTTGTTTTAAATTCAAAGAAGATAGATATGATTGTAAGTCCTGTTTAAATATATCAAAATGATCATATAGCTCACCAGCAACAGCTCTTTGTTCTGGTGTAGCATTTTCATCTTCTGATAAATCTAAGAGTAATTCTTTCATATCTGCGTAGTCAATAGTAATGTTAGAAAGATCATTAACAACATCTTGACTATTAAGAGATTGATTAATGTAGGATATAGCAAAAAATTCTACAGCTTGATTATAATTATCAAGAGCCTTTATATTCTTAAATTCGTAACCATGCTGTGTAAAATTAACCCTGTTACCATAAGCTTGTTCAAATCTAGCTTTAGCTTCTGCATTTACAGGTATATTGGCATATTTACCTTCATATATACCTCTAAATATGCTTGTAGGAGTTACTCTACCAAATAAAGATAATACAAAGTCTCTAAGTTTATCAAACCATTTAGTTATTCTATAAGCTTTTTTAGTAGCCCTATTTAACATAAATGCCCTGAAATCTTCTGCCAAGTATTCTTCTATTACTTTATCAGTTGCATTCTTAAGATTTCTATGGGTTCTACGATACTCATCGTATATCTTGTTTCTCTGTTCATTAGACATCAATAACAAAGATACTCTATGATATCCTTCATGATATTCAACACCAGCTGGATCACTAGTAGCTAATATAACAGCATCATTCGTCATATGAGACAATGCGGTAGAAGGTACACCAGATGAAATAGCAGTGTCAATTATACTAATTTCAGAATCATTCATACCAAGTTTCTCTTTCAAGAATCTTTTAGCCTGAATAGGATTCATTTTTTCTTTAGTAGTATACTTTTTATTTGGTGTAAAGTTTACTTTTACTTCTGCTTTACTACTACCCATTGTAGTAAGATCAGAAAAACTTCTACGTTTCTTAGCTTTTGGTCTTTCTGCTACAGGTTGTTCTTGAACAGGTTGTGCAACTGTAGGTATAGCTGTAGATTGAGGTATAGTAGTAGGCATATCTTGAGTAATACCATCTGCTATAACATAAGGTCTATTATATCTTTCAGCATTTAGATTTGTTTGGATTAAACCATTCTTAACCAACCAGGCTAAAAGTGATTTATCCATATCATCCTTAGTAAAGGATATACCATCGAATAACTGTAATTTACCACCTGCTTTTTCTACACTACTGTTTAATCTACCCTGAAATGCTTGACTAAGCTTAGTAGTTACACTTAATTCCTGATTATTCTTACTAGGTACTTTAAATGGTATAGATCCTGTAGTCATTAACCAGTCAATAAAATGCTGTTTCTCCTGTTCTTTTTGAGCAGCTGATAAACCTGCTAATTGTACTTGATTTGTACCATAATGTAATACACCAAATTGACCTTTATTGTCGATATATAATTGTTTATTTCTAAGATTATTCTTAGCAGCATCATTAATATCACTTTCAACATTTACTGTTGTAGGATCACCATAATTTAAAAATAAATCAATTATATCACTACCAATCAGGTTAGTATCATTTACTTGATCTCCACTCTTAAATCCATACTTAAATACTATATCTGCAATAGTTTTTACTAATTGTGGATGTTTATTAAGTCTGGACATATTTAACTTAAGTGGTAATGGTCTACCAGATAGTCTTTTTTTACCATCAATTATATAGTATACACCACCAGAAGTAGTACCAATAAAACCAGTATTATCCCCTTCAAGGTTAAATATAGTTTCTGTAGATCTTACACCTGTACTATATGCAAAATTTTTAAGTTCTTCATCAAGATTAGAACTTAATTGGAAAATTGTATTATACTGTTTATCAGATATAGGTCTTTCACTTGCTAGAGTACCCTCAATAGCATTATGAAGTAATAATCTCGTAGGAGTTACTTTAATATTAGGATCTATTGCATTGAGTAATTTACCATTTTCATCAGTCTTTACAAACCTAGATATAATATCAACTCTTCTTTCTCTAAGCTTATTTATCATATCTTGATACTCTTCTGCAGATAAACCTCTGATATTATTAGGACTACGCATAGCAATCCAATATCTCTTACCCGATTTACTGTCAGTAACGATCATTCCTACTCTAGCATAATCATAAGTATTTGGATTACTCCAATTTACTGTTTTACCAGTTGCTCTTTCATAGTAAGGAGCTACTGCATATTCATAAGATAAATTACTAGAATTATTCTTGAATAACCCTGGTAGTTCAGAATTAGGGGAGAACTGTATGTATTGACCATTAAGTTCTATTTTCTCTCCTACTGTAGCAGTTGGTAAATAATGGAAAGTATTTAATATACCTAATTCACTATTTTCAGAAAAATCTGCTAATTGAGAATCAGTGATAGCATCTTGTGGTATAGCATCTGGTGCTTGTGGAGAAGGTATCACACCATCATTCACTGCATCCTTTATTTGATCCTGAGTAAGATCAGTAACAGGGGTTTCAAATAGATCATCTACAATAATTTCAGCAACTTCTGCTGGTGCAGTCATTTGATTTCTAACATCCTCTGGCATATTATAATATGCAGTAGAATAAGCTCCTTTAATAGCATCAAAATGTTTACTTAATCTTTCTCTATCATTATCAATAGCATCATATATACTTAAAGATACTTCTTTAAATTTATATGCACCGACATTAAATGCATCACCAAGTAATTCTAAGAAAGCTTTAAAGATTTTAGCTTGTTTTTCAGCTTGTGCAGCTGGGTCAAATGCAAAACCAACACTATCATCCTCAAGTAAGTCCATGAATTTTCTAGCAGATTCTCTTAACTTAGCTTTAGCATCTTGAGTTTTAGCTTTTGCTTCTTGTTTCTTAGATTTAGCTGGTTTTTCTTCAATTACTGCTCCACCAGTTTCAGTAAAGATATCATCTGTAGTAGGTTCACCTGTACCACCTGCAAATGGATCTTCATCTGCTCCTAATGGTTCACTTGTAGGTTGAGGAGTAGGTGTTTCTTTTTCACCTACTTGAGTTTCTACATTTACTGGTGCTTTAGCTTCTGTAGCAGGTTTATTAGGATTTGGTTTTAAACCAATATCTTGTCCTTCTGCTGCTGCAATAAGAGCTGCATCTGCATCCTCTAATTCAGTAGATGCTATAGTACTTTTAACATTAGGTCTTTTTTGTGGTTTTACAGGCTTTACTGGTTCAGTTATAATAGGATCTGGAGTTTCTTGAGCAGTAATATCACCAGCAGGTACAGAAACAGGTTTTGAAGGAATAACAGGAGTAGCAGCTGCTTGTGCTTCTTTTACTCCAGACATACCTTCCATTTGTTCTTTACTTTCAGCTTTTTTCTGTTGATATAAATCAAACATTTCAGCAATAAGATTATCACCTTGATGTTCGTGTATATTTCTTAATGCTTGAAGTTTAAGTTTACCAAGTTTCTTTCTACGTTTTCTATCCTTTTTTGTGCCTACTTTACTAGTAGCAGTTTCAATTATATCATCTCTTTCTAGTTGTTCTGTACCAGTTATTCCACTAGTTAAACCAGCAAATGAATTGAATATTTCTTGATTTCTTTCTGAAGTAAGACTAGATAATATAAGATCTTCTGTTGCATCATTTAAGTCTTTTAATTCACTAACAGATGAAATAGCATTTAATGAATTAGAAAGATTATCAAATCTTTGTTTATTGTCTTTATACCATTTAGGCATAGACTTTTGTAAAGACTTTTCTCTTGCTTTAAGTCTATATTTAGCATCTTCTAACTTAGCAAGCGTATATTGATTACCTCTAAATTCTGCTTCATTAACTTCTCCTTTCAAAGTACTAATTGTTTGATCTATTTCACCAAGCATATTAGTTATTAGATTAGTTTGTCTTGCAGATTCAAATATACTTCTAATTTCATCTTTAGATATTACTTGATCGCTAGATTCAGCAGAATCATTTATTTCATTATAAATATTATCTATATTCTTTTCAAGTACAGTATTAAGTACATTGTTATTAGAAGCTAATTGATACGCATTTCTATAAGCAATTTCTTTATCATTAGCGTCTTGTAAAGAACTTATAAATTCTTTTTCAGATTGCATATACAATCCTACAAGTTCACCAAATTCTTCTGTATCTGGTTCAATATCAAGAGTTTTAGCAAGATCTTTTATTCTATTGTTGTTTGCTAAATCAAATGCTCTAGCTGCATATTTAGCTTCTTCAACAGCATCTTCTCTATTAAATCCTTCTGGTAGATTTTCAGCTTTACCGTCTGCTAACGTTTGCCAAGCATTTACTACTTCAGCTTCATGACCTTTAAACTTACCACTAGCATAAGCGACAGCTTTAGCCATTTCTTCCTTGGTGTTAATTTCATTAGCAGCAAGTTCATTTACTCTGTCCATTCCTTGAGTTTCTTTTGCTAATGCATATGCACCACGAACATTTGTAGCACCACTAATAGGAGAAAGCAAACTAGCAGCTGCTCCTAACTTAACATTTTGCCAATATTCTGTATCATTTTCATATAAAGAGTCTTGATAACCAAATGGACTACCAAGAATGTTAGCAGCAGTTCTAGCTTTCTCTTTATAAGCACCTAATACAGAGGATGCAATACCTTTTAAATCTAAAGTACTATCATCAAAATCGCCTCTCTTGTATGCTTGACCAGTAGTGTATTGAGAACCTTCTTCTACTCCTTCAATAAATGCATCTGCAATATTACGAGCAGCAAGATCTGTACCAATATAAGCAGCTTTTGCTGCTCTATTAGCCCACTTTCTAGTAGCAACATCTATTGCATTTCTACCAAGTATATACTTAGATAAGCGTTTCTTAGCTTCATCAGCAGCATATTCACCAACAGCTTCAGCAGGATTCATTACTTTGGTTGTTTTACCTAATGCTTTACCAACCCAGCCATTAGCTACTTTACCAAAGTATGGTAACATGAGAGCATCGCCTGCTATGTTAGAAGCCCAAGTAATAGACATGTTTTGAGCAAAATCTCTATCCATACCTAATCTTGCTGATGAAACTATATCAGATAGATTCTCATCATTTGTCTGTATTTGACCATCTAATATCTTTTCAAATATTTTGTCATCAGAAAGATTATTATATTTTTCTGGTATGTTACCTTGTGCTCTAACTCTATCTACTACATTAAAGATTGAATCACCACTATCAGTTAACATAGTAGCTACTCTATCTCTAAAATCATCTGCAACATTTGCATTTGCTTCGTTTTCAGCTTGCTTATAGTTAGAGTAAATCATTAACCCAGCATTAGCAACATCTAAAGCAGTAGATATACCACCAACAATTGCACCTGTTGCACCACCTGCTAGAGTACCAAGACCCGGTACAACACTACCAGCAGCAGCACCAGCAGCAGTAGTAGCAGCTGCTTTAACTAAAGCTTTTGTAGCAACACTTTTAAGAGCAGTAGTAGCATATGGAGCTACTTGCCACCACCAAGCAGAAGAAGAACTACCTACAGCAGATGGTACTTTATATATCCATTTACTTGGTTGGGTCCATTTAAAATCATTATTTTCGGCAATGTATTTATATCTTTCATCAACATTATATCTAGATATATCATTTTCATCAGTTTCTATATCATCGTATAATTCTTGAGCTTGTTTTTTATAATTATCTAATTCTACTTCTTGCTGAGTACGTATATCAGCAGCATTGCTCATATCAGGGTTAACTCCAATACTACTTAAATATTGTCGAGTTAATTCTAACTTATTATTGATTTCATTTAACCCTTGTTGGATAGCATTAACCTCATCTACACTTTCTGCTACAGCACCACGATTTAATAATTCATCTTTTTGTTTCATTAAATCGTCATATGCAGAGAACATACTAATATTGTAATTAGCTTTGTCAATATTTGGTAATATTTTCCTTCTAAGAATCCCTTGTGTATTAGCAATCTGAGCTTCATTCATACTAACTAAAGACTGCTTTACAGAGTTAGTTATAAGATCAAACGTATTTAAATCTTTATAACTTTCCTCCAATGTAGAGTCTGTGTCAAGATTTTCATTATAAGTATCTTTCTTATAATTAGCCAAGTCCTTAAGCACCAAAGTAGGGTCAACGGCTGACCCTACTTCAGGATTATTAGTACCATTTGAAGCGTTCAAATAATCTTCGTAATTTTTCTTGCGAAGTTTAACTGCCAATGGAACATCTTGTATTTTTGTTTTATTCTCCATAGATTAAATTCTCATTATCTGCTCTGTATAAAGCATTATTTTTGGATCCCATTTTAGTATATTGGAATTCTTCCTGATTAGCTCTTTCTCTAGTTTGCTGATTAGTAAGTACTCCTTTCATTACAGGTATTTCTACATATACTCCATTATACTGTACTTCTGCACCAGGAGAGAATTTACCATCTTTTTCTGTTCTAACACTGCTAATATTAACAATTTTACCATCTGGTCCAGGTATTCTACCATTTACAGACTTTAAGAAGTTATTAAAACCATCACTTTTTAATACATCATCTGGATCACCTACACTATCAAACCATCCTGTTTTAGTAAATCCATATCTATCAGCATTATCAATAAAGTATTGTACAGGTATATATGCCTTATATTCTTGTGTATAAGATTCATCTCCAGGTAACCCATTTTCAATTAATACTTTACTTGTAGGAGTAATACCAGTATTAGGTATAGCACCTGAAATAAGATCTTGTTCAAATGCTACTCTAGCTGGATTCCAATTAGCATCATTAACGCTAATACCCATTTTAGAGTTGACATACTGTTCTTGTGTCATCATCCCAGTAAGATTAGTACCTGAATAAATAGGAGCTCCAGTAATACCTTTTATAATTGTACTCTTATCCAACTCTGCATCATTAATGAATTGAGCATTACTACCTATATCTGTTGCTAATTGAGATATAATATTAGAAGCACTCTTATTGCGATTTAATGGTAATTGAGTACCATTAGGATCTTGTCTATTAACATAGGTTTCATACCATTTGCTACCAGGAGAGAATGTTTGTTGCATCCTTTCAAGTTGAGAATTATATTTTAACTTCTTACCATCTGGAGTAGTATATGAGCTTGGTTTATCCATTAAAGAAGCTGCAAGTTTAGTAGTAAACTGTACTGGCATTGCTCCTTCTTCACCTTTCTTTTGAGCAGCTGCTTTTAGACTAGCAGCATAATTAAGTTTAGCAAAATCATTAACCTCTCTAGTAGGTCTAATAGTTCTATCTATATTGGATTCAATTATAGAGTCTCTAAACCATTCAATTGCTTGAGCATCATTAGCACCAGTTCTCTGCTTATATATTTGCATATGCTTTTGAGCTTCAGGTGTACTTACTATGTCATTTAAATGAGCATCTGCAACATCTTCAAGGTCTTTTAAAGTATTACCAAAGTAATCGTAACCACCTTTTGTATAAAGATATCCTTTCTGTAATTTAGCATAGTAAGGATCTGATAACTCTCTAATGTCTTTATAAGCTAAAGGAGAAACATCATTATATACACCAGAAGTTAAAGTATCATAATTAGTAAAATCAACACCATGCCACATTTCATTGAATTTACCAGCAGCAGCAAGTTTCTGATTCATTTGCATTCTTTGTTCCAATCCTTCTTTACTTTGCTTTAACAAAGATAGTTTATATCTGTCTACATTGTTAATTAAAGAATTGATTTGAGCTCTACCTTCTGGAGTTTTAATAGCATCAATATTCTTGGATAATTGATCTATTATAGGTTTTGCTTTTCCTATAGTTTCATCATACCAAGCTTTAGTATCTTTAGCAGATGGTGATCTAAAATCAGACCATTTGTCTAATGTACCATAAAGATCTTGAATAGCTTTATCTACTCTAGCATTCGCATCCTTACCAAGCATATATAACTGCTGAAATGGTATAGGAGCATAAGTATTTATAAATTGTGCCTGAGCAGGCTGATCATATCTATTTACCATATTTATCTTCTCCTATAGTATATTCTATCCATATCTGCTATCAACTCTTTAGCATTACCATATTCTAAAAAGTTCTTTAAGTATGGGTAAATCATTTCATCTCTATTAGCCTGATTTCTCTCTTGTCTACGAACCTGATTCCATTGGCTAAGTTGACTAAGACCTGTACCAGTAAATGTCCTACTCATTGCTCTATTTCTAGCATTAGCATCATCAGTAAGTCGTTGACCTTGTACAAACTGCTGACCAAGATTATTCATCATATTTGCGTATTCCCCTAAGTAAGCATTGTCAGCATTTTGTTTAGTAGCATACATGTCTGCATTGTTGGCATATTCAGATACAGCTGCTTGAGTCCTAAATGCTAAGTTAGCACCAGTATTTGCATTCATATTAGCTGCATTATAATTAGCAATTGCTCTAGAACGTCTATTAGCTTCTCTTGCAGGATTAATGTTCATTCTACGTCTAGCCATAGTTCTAGCAGTAGCACCTGCATATGGATTAAGAACATTATCTTCTATTTCTGGTCCTCTAATACCTTGAATTAAGTTATATGCAGTAGGTGCTAAATCTAACCAATCACCTAAATTACCTAAGTTTCCTAGTTTTCTATTACCTTTACTATTATTATTGCTGCCTAATTCTAATGGACTTAATGTTGGATCTGTATCATCAATATTAAGCATTGGAGCTTCTTCTAAGTCCCATACCTTAATCTCAGGAGTATCTACTTTATTAAAAGTAGGAATAGTTGACTTTTTGCTACTTGTACCACGTTTTTTATTAGTACCAACACCTATAGTAGGTTTAATGGTAGATTTAATAGTAGATTCTGAATTACCATAAGGTAACCAAGGTAATCTACCAGCAGGAGTCATATTGTTAATATAGTCATATTGAGGAGTAGTAGACGTTCTACCAAACGGTACATCATATGGAGTATTCCAAATAGTAGGCCACTTATCAGTACCATCTAAACCATTTTGATAAGCAGGTATACCTTTACTTTTGGGTTTAATTCCTTTTTTAGCTTTCACTTGTTCTTGTTCAGCTAACAATTCATTATACTTTTTATTTGCATTACGCCTATTCAATTCATTAGTATTATCTGCAAATATATCTTTACCTTTACTTGTTTTTGTCATTCTAGCAAGTTTTTTTCCTTCCTCTGCAAACGTTTTATTTGTTCCAGGTCTTTTTATCTTATCTGATAATACAGATTCTAAATCGCTAGCATCTACTAGGTGATTATCTGTACCAGGTTTGTTATCAGGTACTTGTTCTATATTACCGTATATATCTCTAATTACTTCGTCATTATCCAAGTAAGCCAAATCATTAGGTATAATACCACCATTAGCATAAGAGTATGCTAAAGTATTATCATCCCAGTATTCTGATTCATTAAGAGCTGCATTGTTCAATCCTAATTGCGCTTCTTTTGCAGTTTGTTTTCTACGTTTCATTTCACGTATTTTTTTACGCTTGTTAAATCCACTAAACAAACCACCTATTAAACCTAGACCACCACCAACAGCAGCACCAATGGGTCCAGCAGCCATACCTATAGAAGCACCAGAGGCAGCGCCACTGATAGCGCCACCTGCTATATCTGCACCAGAACCTTCTTCTCCAAAAGAAGATATTATAGACCCGATACCACCACCAGCACTGGTACCAATATTCATTGCTTGATCTATTCCAAATGCGTATGCTGGAGCTTTTACTCTCTTTTTATTAATTCTTTTTTTCATATTAAATCATTGAATATCTATAAGCTGTGCTAATATATGGTACTTTAAATGTGTTTCCACCATTACAATCGTATTTATAATGACATATCAAGTATTTACCTTTCATTCTATCTTTATACGATTTATTAACAAGCTGTTCTGCTTCACTTAATTCTATACTATTTCTAGGAATAGCAAATTTATAAGTATCTTCTCTATAATCTATACCAGTTTTAGTTGTTGTGTAACTAATTTGACGCTTTGTTTCAAAGTATATATTATCAAAATTAGTATCGTATGTAAAATCTCCACCATATTCCACATTATCAAATGTCTTAGTTTGTGGATAAGCATCATTTACTATAAAACGTATGTATGATATTTTATCTCTATCTTCATACAAATCCAATTCATCTCCAGAATTATACTTAAACAATCCTAAAGATTTAAATGTATAGATCTTATCTGAAAATTCTATGTACCAATCTGGAGCAAACGTATAGAATGATGTCATTACTCCAAGCTGTTCATTAAAAGCTAATGTTTTATTTTCCAGAGTAAAGAGAGCCTCATTGTATTTCTTATCATAACATAATTGAGGATCAATACTAAATGATACTTCTTTATCAGATAAATATGACTGTACACCTTTAATCTTTGATAAGGTTTGTAATGAACCATTAAATGCACACAATTCCTTTCTATCTTCATCGTACCAATATACTGTAGAATCTGATTGAGTAGTAGCTCTTAATTGATTTCTTTTTAAACCATTTTTAGTAGTTACATAATCAAATCTAGTAAGTATACCACCAGTACCTAGAGTAAGAGAACCTAGATTGTTATCACTTATCAGTGAACGTTCATTAACTGCTAATGTGCCAAATGCGTCATCTTGCCAATATACTAAATTATTTTTAAACAACTTCATATTGTTAATAGAACCAAATCTATTATCTACATCTATATAATTAGCAACTTTAAACTTAGTCCAAGAATCTGTTACTTCATTATTAGTTTTAGGTTGAGAACTTAATACTCTAGAGTCTGTAGTTAAATTATCAATACTATATATTGATTTACTTACAAATACTTTAGATCTTGGTTGAGCTGAAAATGCGTCATTATAAGCATATAATGGTACTGTTTGTGAATATAAGTCACCTATTTGAGTTATATCATTTTCTACAAAGTGATTAGCATAACCAGTAGCAGGATCATATGTTTTGCTTACTTGGATATTATCAGATCTTAAAGATAAGTTAATAGATGATTCAAATGGTATATATGCACCATTGTATGTACGATTCAATCTACCACTTTTTTCATCATTTGAATCATATTGATCTGCTTTATAAGCAAACATTGCATTAGCATAATCTAATACGCCAATATATGTATCACCACCAAATACTCTAGAATAACTAGTGTCAACTTTATTGTAAGAACCTGTTGAGATGTATACTGAATTCTGTCTAGATGCATATGAACTACCACCATATTGATTTACATTCTGTTTAATATTACAAAGTATTACCGCATTTGTTTTATTAATATCAGAATTAGAATTTGCTAATGGTATATTAGTATGTAAATTATCACTTCTAAATACTGCACAGATACCATGAGGTCCTATTTTCTGTACATTATTCCAATCTTCAGAAGTTCCATGAGCATACCACATCCAGTTATAGTACACAGAGTCCCCTATTGATGTAGGTTTAGTTTTCCACGCGTCATCTGTTTGATCAAAAGGATCTGTATTTATTGCCATTTTAATAGCATTTATAGATGCTTCTGGATATGATACAGATGCTCTTTTATAGTATTTTGCTAAAGTTGCAGTATAAAAGTTACCAGCATCTATACGTATTGCTCTATCAGTACCTACATAACCATTATTCTTATTATAATCTAATGAAGCTACAGAAGATATAATTCTACCATCAGCTTTAATAGATTTAGCATTTGCTAATACTTTTGGATTACTTTCTGTACCAATAGTTGAGTTAATAGGTGAAGACAGTTCGTATACTGCTTGAATGGAATCAAATCTATCAATTAATTCTTCAGAGTTTTCTCTATTAACACATAATTCTGGTGATACAAATATAAAGTAATTAGGCGAAGTATACTCAGACATTGCAAATACTGCATGATACTTACTAGAAGCACTTACATATTTGTGATTATTAGAATATGCCAAGTAAGGATAAGGATATATTTCATTACTTGATGATCCATCTCCTGTAGTTACACCACTAATAATACCTTGTGCTATAATACTTCTATCAGAAACAGTACGTTCACATCTAACAATTTCATATCCTGTAACACCTAATTCTTTAAGTTTATCTATATTAACATGAAATTCTATGCCTAATGGATGAGTTACTACAGATAACTTAGCAGTTTCTGAATTATCACCTAATTCTACTTTACCAGATGAAAAGAACTCATATCCTGGTGTATTAGCTTTTGGCATCCTGATATCTGCAATCCAATGTGCAGATGATGCTACACTACTTTCATTATAAAGTATTATAGCAAATCTATATATTTCATCACGTTGATAACTACGTACATAAGCATCTACATATGGATTAGAGTAATTAAGAATATTACTTGAAGTAGGCAATATAAATCCACCTACTCTTTCCTGAAACCCAGTATGATCAATTACAGTATATAAGTTTATTTTATTTGTATCATACTTCTTAGATATTAAAGAAAAATCTTCATTGAAGTATCCTTCCCTAGTAACAGTAGAGCTATCTTCAATAAGATCAGCAGTTATAAATCTATACCATATATTCTTACCGGCTCCACCATATAAATAATTACCTGTGCTAGTTCTAAAGTATCTGTATTCAGATGTTTCATCATAATTATACGGACATATACAGTCATGATCAATTGGAACATTTGGTATATTATCAATATCAAACGATATAGATTGCTGACCTGAATTAGATATTAAAGCTACATTACCAGTTTTATCACATCTGTATGCTCTTGCATCAAATTCATCATCGCTAATATCCCAAGTTTCCTCAGTAATGTTAGCAGCAAATAACATGTTATCCTTTGCTTCTAATATTTTAGGTATGAATTGATAACTAATAAGACTATTAAATTCATCTACTGTTATTTCACTTATCATACCTCCTTTATCTTCATACAATAGCGTAGAACCAGTTATAGATATTTCGTCTACTATAGTTATTTCAGGTATATCAGTATTATTCTTATAATATAGTCTAATAATTCTAGCTCTAGAGAATGAACTATCTGGTAAATCTGCTTTTAATATAATAGACTTATTAGAATTAGATTCTGAAGTACTACCAATTATACTTTGAGTATCAGATGCATCTGTATTCTTTGAAGCAGTAATCATCTTACTTAAGGAACTTACAGAAGTTTCTAAGCTACGAGGATTAAATAACTGATATGCATATTGATATTTACCAGTTTTAAGTGATCCAGAACCTATACCTGTTATATATAAACTAGGTAAAGTGCTTTTAGGAATTATATTAATAGAATCAGCAGTAACATTAGCATTAGAGGCATCGTGTGCAGGATCTACATTGAGCAATCTAATTTGATTAGAACCATCACACCAATATATCTTTACATTATCGTCGCTTTCCCATCTACATACACTACTAATAGCATATATATCATTATCTGCTTTTCTTATATCTAATTGCTTCTCACTTACTATTTTAGTTACAGAAGGTTCTGTTTCAGATTTAGAAAAGTCGTATCTATAGATATTAAAGTTATCAGTATCATTGACATTAGTAAACACTATTGCCCAATCTCTAATAGTATTAACGTGTATAATAGTTTCTTTTTGTAATGTAATAGAAGGTGTTGTTTTTAAAAATCCCTCAATGTTCTGCATAACGCCAGTAGTACCATTGTCATGAGTAAGAATACGGATATTATCAGCATACTGATATTGATTACTCTTTATTACAGAATAATCAAGATCCATATTTAGTCCTCCAACAAATGTATTTGTTTGTCTCTGTGCATTCATACTCTATTAGCATTATATATATGTTGTCTAGAACCAGCATGACTATAAAAAGAACTATGTTCATGATACTCTGGATATAAAGTATTCCAAGTATGTTTTATAGATTCTATTTCATCTTCATTTGGTAACATAGCTTCAGCATAAGCTTGTTTACAATAATAATTCCAAGAGTTACGGAATGTTACATACATTTTTTCATTCCATTCTCCTCTAGTCCATTTCTGTAATGCTATTTTCTGTGCAATATACCAATATATTGCTTCCATATAAGATACGTGATCAGGAATTAATGGATAGCCGTCTTCATCAGTAAGTATAGCACTATAGGATAGTTTTAGAAAACCACAAGGAGCATTTGTCATAATATACCCTGGTTTAATACTGTATTGCAAATCCCAATTAGGATTAACACTAGTACTACCTCTTAAATAATCTATATTTACAGTATGTGAGTTGATAAGATTTCTAAGTATAGTTTTCATATTAGGATTAGTATTAAGCATTTCTAATGCTTCTGTTTTATCTATATTTCCATATAGATCTACTACTAAATTAACTAATACTTCATCTTTAACCCACATTTCTGGTTTGTCACATGGACAATTACATCCTTTCTTACAAGGGTCTTTACAACAATCTTCACATCCCCAAACAGCAAATGAACCTGTAGCTTTCCTCATAGGAAACCAAGGTCCATCACAATTAAAAGAGTATGCTACTTGATGTAACTTATGCAGATTACATGGAAGAGGAGCTTGATGGCATTCAATCTTTACTATTGGTGCACCATTCACGCCAGACACAACTCGCTCAAATTGCTGTACTGCACCAATCTTTTCCATAGCTTCTCCAGCCCATTCTCTAAAATCAGATATAAGAATATCGTCTTCTTCTAGTCCAAGGTCTGCTATTACTTTAGCTATTGCAGTTTTAACTGATGTTAATTTTGTTATCATAATTATATTTTTTAAAGCTCAATATAATCTCTTTCTTTATTTTTAATAATTTGAGCTAGTCTTCTTTTGTTTGCTCTAGTCATTACTAACTGATACATTATTTTATTTTTATTAAGCATATTGTGCTTATTCCAATAGTATCTGTACTTATAGAAGTTTGAATGTTCATTTAAATGATAAACTATTTTGCCAAGTTTCTTACTTTCAGCATAATCTATACGGAGACTTTTACCAGAATATTCTTTAGGTTTATGTTTTACTATACTTAATGTACCTAATCTGCATGGTAATTTAACTTCTTTACCATTTTCGATAACTTCATCTCTTAGATATTTAAAGTAATCATTTATTATATCTCTAAAAGTTCTATAATCCACTTGATATAATGGATTATCTGTAACATAATTACAATAAGATTGGTAAAAATCTTTCCCAGTATAAGATTTAGTTTCTTGCATTTAAATCATTATTAACGTCATTAGTACTATTATTCGTGGTATCAGTTGGTACATTAAGCATAATATTTAGTTCTTTACTAAATATTAAATTCTTTAATGTTGGTATAAGGTTAGCAGGTATAGGATATGGAGTATCGTCATAATCAAAGCAATCTTCTGCTTTAGTTGGATCTTCTAATATACCACCAATTTGAACCCATTCTAAGAACCCAGGTCCACCTAAATATAAATGATTTCCCTTTTGATAAGCAATGTAATCATTGCAAGTATATTTCCTTGCTAATTGATATTTAGCTTTAGTTTCTGATCCTACTTGGATAAGATTACCTTCCATATCTTTAACCCATACTAGACCAGTACCAAAATGTAAATCTATAAACTTAGGTAATTCTTTATCAGATTTATATAAGAATCCTCCAGAACAATTTGATATCTTAGATATGTGCAAAGGACCAAGTATTTGTACATACTGTGGATTAACATCTCTGCCTTTATCTAAGTCTTGCTTTAAAAGTAAGGCTCTGTATTGATGAATCCATTGCTCTACCTGTATACGTGACAAATTCTCAGACTCAGAAATGTTATTATCTCGTAAGATTAAAAATATATCGTCCACTATAGAATTTAGTGAATTAAATGTTATTCCCATAATGTATCAATTTACAAAGATGAATAAATTCTTCCATTGGAAGATTAGTTTTCATTGTATTTACTATATTACAAACTAATTGAATGTTGTTTTTAACATATCCTTTAGAAGAATCTATTCTATCCACACTCATATTATAATTAGATCCGTTATTTCCTATAGAGCATGTCATGGATAATCCAGTTAAAGCACATTTACCATTTTGTAATTTCCATAATTCTTTTAAATATTCTTTAGTAATGTTAAATGACAAGTGTTTTTTCAAAGCTCTTTTTCTAGCGGCATTCCACCTAATCCCTATTATGTAGTCTAATGCTTTGTCTTTGTCAGCGTTGAGTCTTTTCCTATATGCTTCTACATATTTTTTTTGATCTTCTTTTATATTTCTATTTCCTTGTTCGTTACGAAATTTTTTGTATCCCTTATCATAATGATTAATTACATGCAAA